ATTTAGTCAATGCCACATAACGCCTCTATATCCGCAGATTGAGGCGAATAACTTAAATGAAATATATTATGGAACACGAAATTTTAGACCTGATTGACAGATATTGGATGTTTGATAAGGCCCAAACTCCTGTAAGTAACTGGTATGACAAAAAAGATTTGATGGAAGCAGTACGCAAAGCCTTAGAAGAACCTCTAAATGTTTTAAGTGAATCAATAAGTGATGTTGAAGACGTTTCTGGTGTAATGCCTAGTGTTATCTACTTAGTGACAAACGAGGATAAGAGGACTGTTGAGTCTAGCCATTGGAAATTAGAAGATGCAAAGAAAGAAGTTGATGTATGGTCTATGAATGACCCACAATTTCAATTCATGGTAGTTGAACTGGAAATACATTAGTCACAATGGTTTGTACTTGCGGATACAAAATTCAATGAGGAACAATTTAAAAAAGCATAAAAAATGAGATCACAAAAGAAGAGAAGTGTAATAGGAAAAAAACTATACGATATATTATATGATATATGGTATCCCATTAGAGAATTCTTTAAAAGTATATGGAGGATAATGACATGGATCCCCTTGTTGTGGAAGTTACGACCTTGGGATAATAATGGGATTTATAAAATTCTCATAAAAAATATTACTGACATGGAAGTATATATGTCAGAAAAAGGAAGTAAGATAATCGAATATTGGGAAGAAGAAAGCAAAAGTATGAAAGTTGTCATCGAACTCTTAAAAAAGGTTGATGATGAATTCTATAATCTGGAGTATCTTGATTACCATGAATCTGCATTTTTATGGACCGAGTTTGAGGAAAAGAGGGGAGATAGAATGGAGAAATTTTATAGATGTGAATCTGAGATAACAGGACATAAATTCCCAGAGTACTTTAAATTGTACCCTAATGAATATAGAAAGGCTAAATTAAAGACCAACAGGGTTGGAGAGGAATTCACTCCGGAGGAATGTGAAAATATTGCATTTCATATGAGTATGAGTTTACATGAAAAGGCAAAACGTGTTTTATTCAATTACATGGCATATAAAATTCCTGGATGGTGGGTATGAAAGAACCCCTGTTTGGCTCCCCAAGATAGAGATGTTATATTTAGATATAAATGAAAAACATGAACAGAGTATTAGACATCCTAAAAGAAAGATGGAGGGGAAAAGATATGGAAACGTATTTCCAAATTAAATCAAAGGAGTTCTATGTTAAATTAAAAGAAGAAACTAAGAACCTTAAAAAATAATTAAAGAACATGAATACAATAAAATTCCCAAAGGTTGAACAGTTTAGAAACATAGTTTTTAATGTCAATAAACATGCATCTTACGAAGGTAAGGATGAACATGGAGAAATTATTTACAATCCCAATCCTGTCCTTCCAAAAATATTATTTGAAGGTACAGTTAAGTTACATGGGACAAATGCTTCCGTGAGATATTCTCCTAAAGATGGTATTGCAATTCAAACTAGAAATCGTGTTATAAAGAAAGGGGATGGTGGATCTCATTTTGGTTTTACATCTTTTATATTGTTAGGGGAGACCAAGGAATTCTTTAAGGATCTTATGATTGAAATTCATGATAAATTATCACTTCAAGAGGATGATACTTTAATAGTTTATGGTGAGTGGGCAGGTGAAGGTATTCAAAAAGGAGTAGGAATTTCCAGTATTTCAAAATCCTTCTTTATCTTTGGAATTAAAATTGCACATAATTCAGAGAAAGAGGATAATGAGTGGGTAGATGTAAGAGAAATTTTAAACTCTACAATAACATGGTCCTATAGACATCAAAATGTCTTTTCAATTTATGACTTTCCTGTCTATAGTATGGAGATTGATTTTGTTAATCCTAAGTTAGCAACAAATGAACTTGTTGAGTTAATCAATAAGGTTGAAGAACAATGTCCTGTAGCCTTAAAATTAGGAGTAAAAGGAATAGGGGAAGGGATTGTTTGGACGGGTAAATGGAACGGTAGGGTTTACAAATTCAAGGTAAAAGGTGAAAAACATTCTGTTTCCAAAGTTAAAACCTTAGCTGAGGTTGATCCGGAAGTTATGGGGGCTGTTGCTGATTTCGTTAATTACTCTGTTACCATTAATAGGGTAAATCAAGCCATTCAGGAATCAAATCCTGAATTAGATATAAAGAAAACTGGTGAGTTTTTGAAATGGATAAAAGATGATATATTCACAGAAGAAATTGATGTTTTGGGGGCCTCTAATTTGACACCATCTGAAGTTCAGAAGGAAGTCTCAACTCGAGCAAGACAAATGTTGATGGAGAAAATTGTATTATACTGAAAACAAAAAATCATACAAATACAACTTTTGTTTTAAATACTATACAGGGAGGAACGGTAAATTTTTAGAAAAATGAATTGTATCAAAGAACTCAATGAATTACTAGACCAAGGAAAGGTTAGATGTCAAACACATCCAACTTTAGATTTGGTTATATGGAATTATACTGAACAGGTACAGTTTTCAAGAGAATGGACACCCCTTCTATTAAAATGTAGGGGATTAGTGACCAATACTAAGGGAGATTTTATTGCTAAATCCTTTGATAAATTTTTCAACTATGAAGAAATAGCAAATTCACCAGAAGTTATGAATATGATTTGTAATCAACCTTATATCATTCAAGAGAAACTTGATGGTAGTATGGGTATGATGTTTTGGTATCAAGGACAATGGATATTTGCAACAAGAGGATCATTTGAATCTGATCAGGCCAAATGGGCTGAAAAATGGATGTGGGAAAACTTTAAAGAATCAGATTTTGATACTACATTTACTTATATATTTGAAATAATATATAAAGACAATAGAATAGTTGTCTTATATGAGGAAGAAATGTGTAAGTTTATAACTGCCTTTTTAGGTTATGATGAGATGAATGGACCGTTATTCAGAAATACACTTATGGAGAATGTTCCTTTAAAATATTATTTGGATACTAGAAAGGGAAAGGCCAATTTCATAGAAAGTGAATATATGAATTTGAAATCCCATAATTTTAAAAACAAGGAAGGATATGTTTTAAGGTTTAAAGACGATTATAGAGTCAAGATTAAGTTTGAAGACTACATAAGACTACATAAAGTGATGACAAATCTATCTACACTTTCAATATGGGAAATACTGAAAGATGGAGGTAAAGTAGAGGATATATTGAAAGATGTTCCTGATGAGATTTATGATAAGATAAAGGATTTTGAAAGGGGCTTGGAGAATAAAACTAAGATGATAAACATGACGTCTTGGTTGGATTATATGGAGGTGATACTTAAAACTGGAGAGGATGATAGGAAAGAATTTGCATTCCAAGCCAGTAAGAAGAAATATCCTGTAATATTATTCAGGATGTTAGATAAAAAAGATTATAAAGATATAATCTGGAAAACAATAAAACCTAAACACCGAATATTATGAAAAAAGTTATATTAACTATTGGAATACCAGGATCCGGTAAAACTACTTGGTCAAAAAAGTTTGTACAAGAAAATGAAAGTTATGTTAGGATCTCTAGAGATGGATTTCGTTTGATGTTAAAAGCAATACCCATGGGGGATTCTATATTAGAAAAACTAGTTACAGACCTAGTAAATTCTAGCATTATTACTGCTATAGCCTATGGTTACGATGTTATAGTAGATCAAACAAACTGTAATAAGAAATACTTAAATCAATTAGTTGAGTTTTGTAGTATATTAGGAGATGTTGAATACAAAATATTTGATATAGAAGTGGAGGAAGCTATCAAAAGAGATTTAGGTAGAGAAAATCCTGTAGGAGAAAAAGTAATCAGAAGAATGTATGACAATTTTACTAGAATATTATGAAGGAATTAAAAACGTCAAGAGATAATTATATACAAATGAGATTTTGTTTAGATTTTAATAATTTGGTTTGGAATCTTTTTATAAGTGAAGGTGGGGAGTTGGAAGGGGATAAGTTTTCATTTATAATAGAGTTTTTGAATCAGAGGGGCCATATGGTTAATTTTATACAATCCTTGGATAATTACTTTAAAATTAACATCCTTACTAAGGAAAACCAAATAATTAAAATATTTTAAATGATCAATTATTTGGAGAAGATAGATCTTATACTGATAAATTATATAGTGAAGATCTATACTAAAACTAGCAATCCTATTATTTATAATAAAATATGATTGTGAATTCCCTCGGTATCTATAAGAGAAAATAGATTATAAATTTCTCAATCTTCCCTTCTAATTTTCATATTTATAATAAATAAAAAAAAAAATAATATGATTGTTAATGCCCCTTTAAGAGGAAATATAAATATAACTACTTGGTATTTATCCCTAATCAAATATCTATGTAATGGTGGGACTTGGACTAGAGATCCTAAAAACTTCGCCACTGATAAACAATTACAAGAACTAGCGGTTTTAGGAAAACCTATAATCTATTCTGTATGTTTAGCTAGAACCCCAAAAGATGAATTGGCTGAGATTAAGAGATATGAAGGGTTTGGGATTGAGATACTAGGGGTAAGGTATGGGAATGAGGAAGGGTTTCATGCCTTTAAAAAAAGTAAAGACCCTAACACGTCAGAAAAAGATTGCTTAGTTTATATAAAAAGAAGTAAGGAATTCCAATTTGGTTATAATGAAATATATTGTGGTGAGTTTGTAAGGAATACCCAAGCATCCGGTAAGTATAGATCTAGATGGAATGATTATTTAAGGGCCAACATAAGCCAGGAGGCTAGAATTGACCTCCATGTATACCAAGATTGGTCTAAACCTGACATTTCATTAGATTATTTTGATGAAACTTCTAAATGGGAACAATCTTTAGTTATAATTGAAAGTGGAATTAATACATCAACGGTTGGAGATAAAACTGACTTTTATCCTAGAACTATTGCTTTATGGGATAGGATAATCGAAAAATTAAGGAATAAAGACATTATGGGGGTTCAATTAATGGAATCAATATCTCCCGTTGGTCTTATACATGAAGGTAAATTGACACCTCTAGGAGAATGGGTAAATAAAAATGAGGAAGTTAATACTGTCACTATTATTAAAATTGTTGATAATACCCCTTGGTGGTCATTCAAAAAATTGAGAAATGTTACTATTTATCTTGATACTTTCCCATATGAAATTAACAGGAAAATCCTCAGAACCGAGTTCCCTAAAGTTGGTGATGTTTGGTTAGGATAAAAACCCTGTTTGGTTTCCCCAAAAATTGATGTTATATTTACGTATTAAATAAAAAATATGGTAAATAGGATTGAAGATATAGGAGCTGGATATAGTCTAAAATACATAAATTATGATTCTATTAAAGAAGAACTCATAATAGTTTTAAGACAGAAGAGCTATGGAAGGTTGAGGGAATGTGCCTTCTTTTATCAAGAATCAAATTCCTTTCATATACATCATCTTCAACATAATATGTTGATGGATTTCATTCAGAGAGTAAAACCATTTCAACCCGTAGGTTATGGAAGATAAAACTTTAAAAATTAGAGAATTGACACTTGAGGAGTGGAGGAATGCTTTAAGGACTCCCCCACCTTATAAGAATAAAAAGAAATATTCTAGAAAGGACAAACATAAACCTAAATGAAGGAAGAAATAGGATATATAATTAAGGGGTGCATTTTATGGTTAATAGCCATTTCCTTATTCTTATATTATTTTTCTACCTTACAAGAGGATGATTCTATTGAAGGGTATGAATATGAAATTGAAGAATTGTGTAATAAAACTTCAATATTGCATACTAACAAGAAAAACAATAAAGTAATATATTTCTATGATTGTGATACTTATCTAGAAATATACGGTGGGTTTGTGGGATATGATTCAATTCAAATTGATGATAAATACAAACTCCAAATTAAGATACAAACTGAAAATCTAGGGGAGGTTATCTTACCCTGTTACAATTAATAAATAAATAAAACAAATGAACATTTTTGAAAATAAAGATGGGGTTTTTAAACCTCAAAGAACAACCATAATAACTGGAATATTTATATTCATGGTTATGGTCATGACCGGAACTTTTGGATGTGAAAAATCATCCAACATTCCAAATCAAGACCAAACATTCATTGAGACATCAGAAAGGAACAGACCCATAGATCTATATGATTGGGATTGGAATGAAGGGGAAAAAGCCCTAACGCTTCTAGACACAAATATAGCAGATTATTATGATGGGTTTGGACAATATTATCCTTATATAATATATTCATCCCCACAAGACCCACTCACTCTCTCAAATATGATTTTTGGAGGGAAACCTAATGGACAGTTGAGGGGTGCTATGGATACTATATCAGGACAGAAATACTATGCTTACTGGTATGATACACCTTATCAAGATCGTAATTATTCCGTAATAATATTTACTAAAATAGGTAACGAAAACTTGAATTGGATCTATGTTATAGATAATGGTCTAATAGGACAATCGGTTACAATAACTGGTGAAACTTTAATTCAAACATTAACAACTAATAACATCCAGGGGTATGGAAATTTCAAAGTGTTTGGGAATCCTAATATAGGAAATATAGGAACGTGGGATATTAACCCTTTCAAAGACACCCAAAATAGGCTTTATTCTGGAGCTTTATGGACTCTAGAATGTGAGGCAATCCATAATTTAGGGGATACTTTAAGATTCAAAAGGTATTGCTTTATAAGGATAGGAGAAGGATCATCACAATCAGTATTTACTGGTACAGGTTATCTACAATCATATCCTCCAGATGTAACTCAAATATTCCAAGAATCTGTTCTTGAAGCAGAACCCGTTACAATAAACTATCAGGGAGTTAACACATCTTTTACTTTACTAAATTCTGATATGCAAGGGTATGAAATAGGTAACACAACAAATATCTCATCATTATTTTGTCAAGGAATAAATAATGGACAGCTTGTGAACTTACCGATATCTCAATTTACCAAAATTACATTTAAGTCAAATGGTGGGGCTGGTGTAATAAGTAACCCTTATTAACATAAGGGAACCAAAACAAAAAACATCATTTATTGAAGAGATAAAAAAGGACCCCAAAAAATGGGGTCCTTTACCATTTATAACGTAAACCTCAATTTGGCCATCACGGATAAGGATGTTATATTTAGGTATATATAAAATCTTAAACTTATGAAAACTCAAAAATTTCTTACTCCAACCCAAATGTTAATTATGGCTCCTTCAATCTTTACAAAGGAACCATCTGAAGGTGTGTCTAAACATTATACTCATATCCCCACCATAAAAGTTATAGATGATATGAAAACCCTTGGATGGGGGGTGAATGAAGTTAAACAAGTTAAATCTAGGGTAGGGATTGGGTTTCAAAAACATTTAGTTATTTTTAGGAATGAGGATATAGTAATAACAGGGGAAGATGGGGATGATGTTTTCCCTCAAATTCTCCTTACTAATTCTCATGATGGTAAAAATGCTTTCACTTTCACCCCCGGGCTTTTTAGGTTAATTTGTTCCAATGGTTTAGTTATAGCTACTGAAAAGTTTGGGGATGTAAAAATAAGACATATGGGATATTCTTTTGAGGAATTACAAAAAGAGATTCATGAGATGGTAGAAAATCTTCCCTTAACTGTAGAATCAATGAATAGGATGAAACAGGCAGAATTGAACCAAGACCAAATTGTAAAGTTTGCTAAAGAAGCTCTTGAAATAAGATTCAAAAAAGATGATCTTAAGAGAATATCTATTAACTATATGGATTTAGTTGACCCCGTCAGAAAAGAAGATAAGGGAAATGATTTATGGAGGGTATTTAATATAGTTCAAGAAAAATTAATTGAAGGAGATTTCCAATACATTGCAGGGACTAAAGTCAGGAAAGCAAGAAAAATCAAGAACTTCAACCAGGACATCAAAGTAAATACTGATTTGTTTGCTTTAGCTATGTCTTATGTTAAAAATTAAATTAGTAATAAAACCCTAATATGTATAATAAAAAATTTAAAGGAAAAAATCCCTAATATTGAAACTAGTGAAAAGCAAATACCAAAGCTAAAAAGATTAAAAAATCATGAAATATTTTTTCTTATATATACTGTTAATAATTAATACAGGATTGTTCTCCCAGATCAATCCTTTTAATGAGGAGAATACATTTAACCCTGAAATAGGAAAATGTTACCCCAAATGTTATATCCCCAGCCAATATGAAACGGTTATAGATAGTGTTATGGTTAAAGAGGGATCATATACGGAATGGAGAGAAGTCCTTTGTGAAGATAAATTAACAATAGGAACAATTGGGAACATTCAAAGGGCCTTAATTTCTAATGGGTTTGATTTAGGTTCAGGAGGGGCAGACAGAATGTTAGGGCCTTCAACAAGAGCCGCTCTCCTAAAATATCAGAAGGATCAAGGCCTTCCTGTGGGGGGTTTAAACATTGAGACATTGAATTCCTTGGGGGTTATATATTAAAAATCCTCGATTTAAACCACTACCTCTACTTCCTCGCATATATTATCGAACCTATATAGGTAGCCGCTATAACGGCCTAATTCACCGTTAAAGGGCGGGATTTTATGTTGATATTTAACATTATGTTTATGTTATAACATATCCACCAAAAACAGGTTTGGCCTCTCAAATTTTTTTACTTATATTTATAGTAATAATTAAATTTTTTATATGGGAAAATCCTCGTTAGGAAGAAAAGATATAACCTTAATGGTTAAGTGGTGTAAGATTAAATTTGGGGAGTCTGAATTTATTGATGAGGAGTTGAAGATTAGGATAAGGAAAGGGAAGGATAAGTATGGTGTTTATCAAGGAATATATGATGGACCTATAAATACTATGATAATAAATCCTAGAGGGTCTTTAATAAATATATGTGATACTGTTATTCATGAATATATTCATTACCTTCAAGATATGTGGGTCTATAATGAACTTTTAGAAGAATATGGTTACGAAGACCACCCCCAAGAAATAGAAGCTGAAACAATAGCTGAAAAATATAAATGGGATCTGAGGAGATATTTTAAGGAAAACAGAAAAATTTAAATCCATATTTATAATAAATGGATAAAGAAAAACTAAATATGGATTATGTAGAGGATCCTCTAAAAAATTTCCCTTCTGGGGATATAGAGGATAATCCTATATATTGGATGAATTTAGTCATTAAACTATTAAAAAACTATCCCACCATCCTTAAAGTTAAAATTAAAGGTGGGGGGTTTGATAGTGAACAGAAAGAAATATTAGTATATAACCTATGTCTGAAATATATTGAGAGGTTTGAAGTTGTTAATCCATATCATATTTTAGCTCTAAAAAAATTCGGAAAACCTTCTTTCAAAAGGTCCCTAGAACAAATCCTTTCTTATTTTGAAAAGCGGGAGGAATATGAGAAATGTGGGAGTATTTATAAAATTATAAAAATTCTTCGCTGAATTTAAATTATAGTTTGGCTTCCAAAGATATCCTTGATAACTTCTCAAAATAAGGAAATAAAAATAATATGAAGAATAAGGAATTAATAGAAAAAAGATTTGATCAGATAGAATATAAGATGAAATATCTAAAATATGCTCTATCAAATCATAGTGAACAGGATAAGAAAGAATATGAAACTCTTTATTCTACTATAAATGATTTAAAAATTCTAATCTATAGAGATTTACCCCCATCATTCTGAAAATAATTATATAAAAATAAAAAATAATGAAATTAACTCCAGAACAAATTCTACATAATTGGAACGAATTCTTAGAATATATAGAAACATATATCTCAGAACCTAGAAAGGAAAAATTATTACTTTTCTATAAATCTTATGAAGATAGAATAATATTATATCCAGCGGCTAATAAGAAAGAATATCATTCAGCTTTCCCGGGAGGTTATATCTATCATGTAAATAATGTTATTAAAGGATCTATGGCCTTGTATAAGGTGTGGGAATCTTTTGGTTGTGATATGACTACATTCACTTATGAAGAACTAATATTCTCTGCAATCAATCATGATTTAGGAAAAATAGGAGATGAATCAAACGCTTCATACATCCCTCAAACTGATCAATGGAGGAAAGATAAGTTAGGAGAAGACTATATGTTTAATAATAAAGTATCTTTCGCTTCAGTACCCGATAGATCTCTATTCCTCCTTCAATCCAATAATATCCCTTATACTTTTAATGAAATGTTAGCTATACAGACTCATGATGGGTTATATGATGAAGCTAATAAAAAATATCTGATGGGTTGGAATGCAGAAACTAAACCTAGAACTTCTATTCCCTTCATCCTCCATCAAGCTGATTTAATGGCCGCGAGAATAGAATTTGAAATGGAATGGCTTCCTAAATTAAATAAGGATTCCTCTAATTCGAATTTGGAGCCCTCATCTATCTCCCCTACCTTAGACAAAAAGAAAACCCCTATGAAGTCTAAAGCTCTAGGGTCTATAAAAAGTCAAGGTTTAAAAGATATATTTGATAGTATATGAGTACAGAAATAATTGTAACTATAGTAATTTTAAGTGTTATCTCGTTAATTTCTATTTTTGTTAATATAAATTCATTAAGAAAAATAGAATCTCAGGAGAGAGTATTAAGGGGATATTTAATATACCTCTCAGAGATATCTAAAATAATAGAAATTTCTAACCAGGAATTAAACAAGGTGGGTGCTAAAGGTGCTTTCGAATCTGATGATGAAGTAGGTTTTTTCTTTAAACAACTTAAAGATATACAATCTTTACTCAACAATTTCACCCTTAAGTAAAAAAACATTCATGGATTATATAATAAGACAAGAAAAAAGTAAGAAACAAAAAAGAAGATATTTTACAGAAGCTACAGAAAGGGCTATTATAGATTATAATAACACCAAGAGTAAAGCTAAGAAAAGTAAAATATATCAGGAAAGCATACACTATCCTTTTTTCAAGCTTACAGAAAATATAATCCATACCTTTAAATTCTATAACACTAAAGTAAGTAATTTAGAAGACCTGCAACATGAGATAATAACAGTTCTTCTTACTAAGATTCACTTATATAGTCATAAACAGAATATCCAAGATCGTATCCTAAAAACCATCACCAAAAAATTTAATGAATCCTATTCTGGGGATTTTTGTTCTTTTATAGGGGATAGAGATATAATTTCCCAAGAGGATATTGATGTTTTTATTATTGATCTCACAGTATCCCCTGAATGTTTCATAGAATTACAGAAACTAACACCCCCCAAAGCTTATTCTTATTTTGGGACTATAATAAAAAGATGGTTGATAGCATATAATAAACAAAATTATGCTTCAAAAATAAAAAACATATCTTTTAACACAATCAATAATTCCTCGGATGATGATTCCTTAGTTACTGAAGATTTAGTTAAAGAAATAGAAGAAAAAACAATGAATTTTAATGAAAATCATTACCTTTCTCCTACCCTCACTTCAGAATATGTAGAAAATGATCTCCTATCAGTTTTTATAGATGAATATATTTTATATTGTACTAAAAAAATATATACCATATTTCCTAAATTAGAAGAAGCTATTATAGCAGACGCAATTTTAGATCTGTTTAGGTTTAGACATAACATAGATATTTTTAATAAAAAAGCATTATATATTAATATTAGGGAAAAAATAGATGTTCCCGCCCCTAAAATTACTAAAATAGCTAAAAAACTCCATACCCTATTTAAAGAAAAATATGAGTTCTATAGGGAGAATGATTATTTCCTTTAATAAAGTTATATATTTATAAACAAAATATAGAATGTTATGGATATATTAGGAAAAAAATTATTTAAAAATAAAACCTTTGGGGGTTTATTAGAGGAAATCTACAATAACCAAAAAGCTAGACAATCCCAAGTTACTACCTTAATCAACCAACTAAAACCCCTTATGCAAGACATAGGAGATGCTACCCTCCTAGTCCCCTTAATAAAAGATTATATGGATATAGGGGTAAAAAATGATGATGCCCTCCTTAAAATGGCAGGGATAATACAAAAAGCATTCCAAAATGCATCTTCAGAATCTGATTTCTCATTATCTGAAGAAGAAAAAGAACAGTTAATGGAGGAATTAGAGAAACTTTCCCCCCCATCCAAGTAAAATGAAAAAGTCTATTTATGGTTTAGGGAGTTTACTACATGAGAAGGGAATAAAAACCCCACCATTAGGAATTTTCTCTGCTAGGGTTAGATATGTTTTTTTAAATGATAAGACCCATCCAGAAATTTTTAACGATTATGGTGGATGGGATTCTTTAGGGGCTATATTTTTTTCTAGTTTAAACTCCCCAAACCCATCTAAAGATCTTACTTCTAATTCTTTCGCCAAACCTTTATTTCCTAATATAAAAAATTATCCATTAATAAATGAAACAGTTTATGTAATATCTTTACCTAACAATAATATTCAAAGGGATGTTAATGATGGTTCTTACTACTATTTTCATCCTATAAACATATGGAACAGCTCCCATCATAACGCAATACCAGACCCCATCCATGGGGTTTATAATTCCCCTTCTTCTGATTATGAACAAACGGCATTAGGGTCTTTTAATAAAATTGTAGGGAATAGTAGTAACATATTTCTTGGTGAAAGCTTTAAAGAAAAGGATGATATAAGAAATTCCTACCCTTACGAAGGAGATATAATATATGAAGGGAGATGGGGTCAAAGTATAAGATTTGGGTCTACTGTAAAAGGAAAAAACATAATAAACTATTGGTCTTCAGAAGGGGAAAATGGAGATCCTATAACTATTATAAAAAATAAACAATATAAAGAATCATCCTCCCCATGGGTACCTCAAATTGAGGATATAAATAAAAATGGATCTAGTATTTGGTTTACTTCAACCCAAAAAATCCCAATAGAAGTAGTTAGCAATGACTATTCTTCATATAAAAACCCTCCTATTAAACCATCAGAATTTAATAAAGAACAGGTAATAATAAATAGTGATAGAATCTTAATAAATGCTAAAAAAGATTCAATATTATTTTCTTCATATGAGTCTATAAATTTAAACTCAATAAAGAGTGTAAATATAGATTCCCCATTACATATAGTCAATTCTAAAAAGGTATTATTAGGGTCTAAGGACGCTACTGAATCTATGATATTGGGGGATAAGTTTTTTAAGGACTTAAAAGAAGTTCTTAAAGGGATAGTATCTATAAGTAATGCTTTATCTACCCCTATAGGTGCAGGTCCTCCTAATGTTGTTAACGCTTCAATACCCGCCCCTGCTATTAAATTAGGGGTAAAAGCTCAAAATATGATTAATAAATTAGAAACTTATAAATCAAAAGTAAGTAAATCTAAATAATGTCTATACTCTTATCCAAAATAGTAATTAATAGTATATCTAAAGTAATAAAAAGTACTGAAAGATTTGATATAGCTATAGATGATATTTTAAACAAGTTTCAAGATAGTTGCCCAATCAAAGATGTATTATTAAGGATAGTAAAACAAAAAAACCAAATACAATCATCCCTATCTAATATTACTTCTATAACATCAAACTTAAATAAAACATCTACTACAGCGAAGACCTTAATAACTTCAGTAGATATAGCTATAAAAGTAATAAAATCAATCCCCGTTCCTGTGGCGGTTGCTGGTGTGGGTATTCCTATTAACGTAATAACAATATTGGCGGACGCTTTAGATAAACTAGGAGACTTAATAAAAAGCGGAAAAGGAACTATAAATATCATCCCAACGGTTTTAAAAGAAATATCTCAATCAGTAAATAATATAACCTCTAAACTGCAACAATTAGACATACTATTAGATAAATGTATTTCTGAATTAGCTATTTCCCTATCAGAAGATGAAAAATTAGAACTAATAGAAGAGATAGGAAATATAACAGCCCAAAGTAACCTATTTCCTTCAGAAGATTTAAATATAATTCATAGTAACATACTTGAAGAAAAACTCCAACCTAATACTTATGATCCCCTAATTTATAAAGGATATAAAATTACATTACAAACCAATGATAATAATCCTTTAAATTTATTATCCAGAAGAGTCGAAGGAAAGAAAGACCCCAATGAAATAGTATATAATACTTTAGAAGGAACCTATTCATATTCTACAACATTAGAAGTTCTAGTTAACGAGATCAAATTTATGATAGATTCTATAACCGATTATGAGTTAGTTGATCAAAGTTTCGAGGGTGATTTAAATTTTTATTTTCCCTTTACTACCCCTGGAACTTCAGCTTTAGAAATAAGACAACTATATCAAATAATAAATACCATCAGTAACTATAACGTTTCTAATACTAACATAACTACAGAAAACCCCCAATCTTATACAGTTACTTTAAGAAAATATAAATTTGATATTTTTACTAAGAAGTGGGATCTTATAGACAAATCTTTAGCATACCCTCAAACTCCATTTGAATTAGAAGATATAATAAATGAATCCCACAACAGTTGGGAAGAATCTGTAATACTTTCCGGGGGTAATTATACAATACCTCCTTCAAACTATCCATTCAGTTTTCCAGGTGAATATGAAGGGGAAATTAAAGAGACATATGAGGTTTTAGAATCTTCTATAAATGTAAATAATAATATAAATCTAGAAATAAGAAGATATCTTTGGAATTCAACTTTAAGTAGATGGATGTTATCCTTTAAAAAAATATATAATAGTATTGGGATTTCTGGATATAATGCTTTACTAGTAAATAATATTTTTATAGTAGGTGAATTTCGTATTTTATCTGATGGGAGGGTATTGGCTGAAACTGGAGTTATTCCTTTAAATGCTTATGTTCCTTTTGGTGTTCCTGGATTTGTAGATGAAATAAGACCTATTCCTAATACTACATATTTATATCAATTCCAAAATAATGAATGGGTTACATATACTCCTAATTTATATCCTTTTAATGATTTTGGGGAAAACAACCAAACAGTAATAACTTATGAAGAATTAGGCGGTGTTTTATTCTATGAAATAAGAAAGAGAGTTTTCACTTGGGATGATTCTTTATATAAATGGGATAAGGTAGAGGATTTAAATTTAAATATTTCATCCCAATCCTTCCAGTTTTATTTAAATAATTATATTAATTGGCTATCTCTTCCTATTTAAAAATTTAATTACTTAATATTTATAACAAATGAAAACAAAAACTTTTAAAAAAATAATTAAAGAAGCGGTTAAAGAAGCTTTTCAAGAGGAAATTAAAACTTTCCTTATTGAGGCCTTATCCCAAGGAAAGGCCCCTATTAATGAAAAAAAAGAAATCAGCAAATCAACCTTAACTGAATCTGAAAAGAGAAAATTATATCTAGATATGATAGATCAAACAGAAATATCTTTAACTACTAAGGATCTTCCACAATTCTCTCCCTTAGGAGGGATGGATATAATAAATGGGACTTTACCTTCAGGCGAGGTAAGTATGGATGTAATTAAACAACTTATTGGGAAATAATGGCTCAGCTTTTACCTAATAAATATCCAATAGATACTTTTCTACATAAAGGGATAGGTTTTGGCTTCCCTTTAAACGGGAATGCCGTTTTTAATACTACTTACCAAACCAAGGACCAAACCAAAGCTAATTTGATTAATTACTTATTAACTAATAAAAGAGAAAGAGTATTTAACCCTAATTTTGGTTCTGATTTAAAAACTTTACTGTTTGAAAACATAACAGATTATACTACAGACGAATTAAAGGAAAGAATTCAAGAAGATATAAGGAGATATTTCCCCGACGTTATAATAGAAAAAATAGCATTTAATAATTCCCCAAATTTTAATACAATTGAATTTAGATTAGATTACCAAATCTCTAGGTTGGATGTAAAAGATTCATTTAATATCGTTTTAAAATAAAATGGCAAATTCTACTAAAGACATAAAATATATAAATAAAGACTTTAACAGTTTTAAGAATTCCTTAATAGAGTATTCAAAAACATATTTTTCTGATACTTATAATGATTTTTCCCCCTCATCAACGGGGATGTTATTTATAGAGATGGCTTCTTATGTAGGGGATGTTTTATCTTTTTACCTAGATAACCAAATTCAAGAAACATTTATACAACATTCTAGACAAATAGAAAATGTATATCAAATGTCTCAATTTTTAGGATATAAACCGAAAACTACTACAGCCTCTTCTGTAGATGTAGACTTTTACCAAACATTACCTTCTATATTAAGTGCTTCTTCTTACGTACCAGACTTTTCATATTGTCTTACTATCCCTCAAAACACTCAAATATCTTCAAATTCAAACTCTAACATTAAATTTATAATTGAGGATCCTTTAGATTTTTCCTCATCTTCTTCTTTCGACCCTACGGAAACTACTATATATGAAATATCAGGAGATGATCCTACATCTTTCTTATTAAAGAAAACAAGGAAATCTATTTCTTCTACTATTAATACAACTACATTTTCCTTTAACTCTCCAGTTAAATTTGATAGTAGGACCCTAAATGCTTCCAACATAATAGGAATATTAGATGCTGTGGATAGTGAAGGAAATACTTGGTATGAAGTACCAAACTTGGCCCAAGAAAGTGTATTTGATTATATAAGAAATACAAACGTAAATGATCCTCTATATACTTCCGATCCATCATCCCCTTATATATTACAGCTAAAACAAACCCAAAGGAGATTTGCCTCTAGATTTATAAATCCAACTACTTTAGAAATCCAATTTGGAGCAGGATCCTTTATGGATAGTGATGAGGAAATCACCCCAAACCCTGATAATGTAGGTTTAGGACTTCCTTTTGAGAAAGACAAATTAACCACAGCATTCTCTCCATTGAATTTCATGTATACTAAAACTTATGGAATATCACCTTCTAACATAACATTAACTGTTAGATATCTTACAGGGGGAGGAATCACCTCCAACGTTGAGGCTGGTTCTCTATCAGTGTTGGATACTAGCAATATTACCTTTAATAATCCTAATTTATCTAACTCTTCATTAGCTGACATAACATTCAATTCTTTAGCATCTAATAATGCCCTAGCAGCAGATGGGGGGTCTGATGGAGATACCATTGAGGATTTAAAAGTTAAGGCTTTAGGAAATTTCCAAAATCAATTAAGAAGTGTAACTACTTCAGATTATTTAATTAGGGCTTTATCTATGCCTTCAAACTTAGGTTCTATAGCTAAAGCTTTTACCGCTCAAAGTAAAGTAGGAGACTACCAGTTGGGAGAACTTCCTACTGTCCTAGATCTCTATATCCTGACTTTTGATAATAATAAGAACTTAAGAATAGCTTCACCTTTAATTAAAAACAACTTAAAAACATATCTATCAGAATATAGAATGATAAATGATTCTATTAGAATTAAAGATGCCTTTATTATTAATATAGGTATAAATTTTAATATAATTACCCTCCCATCTTATAACAATAGTGAAGTACTTACTAAATGTATAGACAGAGTTCAAGAACATTTCCAAATAGATAAATGGCAAATAAATGAACCTATAATATTGAGAGACTTATATGTTCTTTTAGATAAAGTAGAAGGGGTTCAAACTGTAAAATTAGTTGAAATCCACAATTTAACAGAAGAAGTTTTAGGTTATAGTAATTTTGCATATGATATTAAGGGAGCGGCTATAGATGGTGTGGTTTACCCTTCAATAGACCCTATGATATTTGAAGTGAAGTTTCCTAATAATGATATAAAGGGAAGGATAGTTAATTTTTAAAACATAAAACATTTAAATGGCAATTTACAAGATCTTTCCTGAAAAGGATGCTACATTATACACCCAATATCCTGATGCTAATTCAGGGTTAGATCCTATATTGGAAGCTTCAACTTATATGGGAGATTCATATCCTCAAGTTAGCAGGTATTTAATAAAATTTTCAACGGAGGAGATTGTAGGTATTATAGATAATAAAATCAATTCATCTTCCTCTGTTGTTTATTTGAAAAACAAAATGGCCTTATTAACGGGTTTGAATTTAGATAAAAAACTATATTTCTATCCAATATCGGGGGATTGGGGTATGGGTACGGGTCAATTTGGGGATTCCCCTCAAGTAACTAATGGTGTTAGTTGGAGGTATTTAGATTATCAAGGGTCCTCTCTATGGCCTACTTCAAGTTTACCAGAATATGTGACTTCTTCATTCCAAACTTCTCTTCCTGGAGGAGGAAACTGGTATACAGGATCTAATTTAGGGTTGAACTTAGTACAAACCCAAAGCTTTTCTTATTCTGATGAGAAAGATATAAAAGTAGATGTAACTACAACAGTCCAAACATGGTATAGTAATTCTATTAATCCTTCAGATGGCGTGTTAAACCAAGGATTCTTAATAAAACAACGAGATAGTGATGAATTCATAGACAATTTAAATAATGACGTAATTATGCGTTATTTCTCAATAGATACACATACTATTTACCCACCAGAACTAGAATTTAGATGGGATGATTACTCCTTTAATACTGGTTCATCTACTCAAACAATTTTAAGTGATCCTCAATCCTTTATTTCTATATATAATAATGAAAAAGTATACTATATGGAAGATATAGTTAGATTTAGAGTATCTGCAACTCCAAAATACCCAACAAGAACTTTTTCAACCTCTTCTTTCTATTCTCAAAATTATTACTTACCAGGTAATTCATCTTGGTATGCTATAAAAGATACTGGGACTAATGAATTTGTTGTAGAATTTGATAATTTATATACCAAAATAAGCTCAGATCCTGTATCTAGTTATTTTGATGTTTATATGGATGGGTTAGAACCTTATAGAGAATATACAATACTGATAAAGACTACATTAGATGGAGTAACAAAAACTTTTAATGAAGATATTAGATTTAAAATAGAAAAGTGATATGGATATAAAATTAAATAGAAACGTTTTTGATAAATCAAAATTCTATAAGACAGTAGATGCTTCATTTAAAGAGTTAAAGGAAGTTAAAGACCCTAATTTTTTCGATGTCAACTTGGCTAACGTAGAGGACTTTTTTACCTTATATAACAAGCTCTTTTTCGAGATCCCTAAATATGGGGATAATAATTCACACGAATATTTGGTAAAAGAAAGTACTGAACATATAGATTTCACCCCAAACCAAGATGAAATTAACGCCCTTTTAGAAGAAATAGATAATTTAAGAAATGAAAACTTAGAACTAAGAAAAGAAACTGCATCCTTAATAGAGGAATTTACTAATACTATAATAAACAATGAATAATATTTCTTCTTCAATAAATACTATTAATCCCTATCTTTTATCTAAAGGGGGTTTTAATAATATTGATCAAACCCTAATTCCGAACTATGAATTGGAAGGGTCTTATGATCCAGGGGAAGATACTATGGAATTTCATGTTTATGATTCTAACAAAGAAACCCTACACTCAGACTATTCATATACAGGTTGGTCGGTTGATGGTTCTAATACTAGCATAAAGGGAAAAACCAATACCAATTCTATAATAGTATCTCCTGACTATGATTTATCTAGATTGGGATTCGATAGAGGTAAACTTTATGGGGTTTATAATTTCATTAAATATAAATTAGGATCATCTCAAGACAAAAAATATTATATAAACGAAATATCTTCGGATAGAACAGAGGTATCTTTAAAGAGTAATTATATAAATTCAAAGAATATAATTCCTTTAGTAAAAACCCTGAAGGAAGAATTAGAAAATATTCAATCTGGTTCCCAAGTTTTAAAAGGTTTAAGTCCTTATTTTGATGAGTTTTATCTTAATTTAGGGGATAATAATTATTCTATAGGTATTAATATAGATTATGTAGGAAATGAAGATGATGGGAAAGTTATAGTTAAATTATACCAACCCCTTCCCTCAAACTATAATGTTAAAGATGAACTTAATGTAGTTATAAAAGTAGGTGAGAGTAAAGCTTATGAAGTTACATTTCTATCTACAGACCCCTCACAACGAAAAAATATAACATATTTACAAGGCCCAAACACAAACCTTGATTTCAAAGCTAAACAGAACCCATCAACTGAATTGAAATCAGAAAATGATTTGATGGAAACCAATTCTTCAGCTTCAAAATTCAACCTCTTAAAAATATTAAAAGATGAGGGGGTTAAAATCACCCCTAATTATTCATATGGTACTTTCAATGAGTTTGTTAACTTTTCTTCTGCTAAATCAAGAATAAATAATTTTTATAAAAAAGTATCAAATATACAAGGTTGGGAGGATCAAATTAGCCTATTAACCTCAACAACTTCCTCTTCTCCTACAATAAATTCTTTTTATTCTAGGATAGAAAATACTATAAAGAACTTTGATGATTTTGAATACTATCAATATTATAACAGTTCTTCATTTTCATATCCTAAAACTGGGTCTAATTACCCCTATACTCTTTTAAATACAGGAAGTACCCAAGTGTTAACCTGGATGGGAAATGATATAGAAAACCATCAATATTATGGAGGATATATTTTATCAGCATCTCTTTATGATAATAAAAACCAAAACTGGTTATATTATACAATACCAGAATTTATAAGAGACAATGATGACAATAACCAATATATAGAATTTTCTAATATGGTAGGTCAACATTTTGATGAAGTTTGGATGTATACTAAAGCTTTAAGTGAAAGATATAATACAACTAACAATCTAGACCAAGGTCTTCCTTTAGGGTTAATAAAAGATGCTATAGACAGTTTAGGATTTACTTCAGTCACATCAAAAAATACAGATAATTTCATAGGGTTAATAGGGGAAAATGATGGATATTATGCCCCCTCCACGGGGAGTGAATTTATAAATGATTATATAGCCGTAAATGTAAGTGGAAGTACCCCTAATATAATCCAATCATTTCCTTACGCTTTAGATAAAATAAATAAAGAAATTTTAAAACGTCTTTATCATAACCTTTCATATTTAATAAAGAAAAAAGGTACAATTTCGGGGTTAAGACAGCTTATAAACGTTTGGGGAATACCTAATACTATTCTTAGAATAAATGAATTCGGAGGTAAGAATAAAGATAATGACAATGATTATGATGATTGGTATAACAGATTTAGTTATGCTTTTAAAACTAATTCTAATGCTTCATATTATACTTTAATAACCCCATGGGAAGAAACTTATAGTTCATTCCTTAAAGGGGAAAGAAATGTACCTTCATCTATAGCTTTTAGATTTCAAACTTTAGGAATTCCTGATGAATCTCATTTCACTCAATCTTTAATATCTAACTTAAATTCTTCAACTTCTGATGGATGTGGTTTTGGTATAACTTTAAATTATGCAACTCAATCTTTAGGGAACTATCAAGGTACAGGTTCAAACCCTTACGGTGAATATGGAACTTTAAATTTTGTATTAGGGGATAATAGTGGGAATTTTATAGAAAGTGATGATATTTATTTACCCTTCTTCGATAAGGGATGGTGGAGTGTATTATTGAAACGAGAAGGAGCTACTACTAAAGGTAGTGCTAATGATATTACTTATACTTTATATGCTAAAAATAAACAATATAATGGTTCTGATGGAAATTCTTTAGGATTCCAAGCTTCTGCTAGTTTCATAATTACAGGTAGTTCTGATGCGGGGGCTCAATTATATAATACCATGTTTGAATCTACATCTTCTGGTGCTGGTGTAGGTTTATTGTTAGGTGGAGGGAAAGATGGTACTCAAATAAAAGGTACTACTAAAATATTAAATGTCTCAGGGGTACAATTCACAGGATCTTTCCAAGAACTTAGATATTACACAAAACCTCTGAACGGAAATTCTTTTAATAGTTTTGTAATGAACCCTGAATCTATAGAAGGTAATTCTGTTACAGGTCCAGAAAGTTCTTTTGATATGTTGGCTTTTAGAGCCCCTTTAGGAAACGAACTTGAAACTAAATTCACTTTACCTTCAGGGGTTAGTACTACATACTATTCTTCATCACATCCTTCTACATATAATGAAGTTCCTTCTTTAATTACAGGCTCTTTCATATATGATGGAGTAGTAACATCAGGGTATTCATTAACTTCAGAATTAACTTCTAGTGGGGATTTAAGTACTTCTAATGTTGAGGTTTATTTTATGAACCAACCTTCTTCTGGGGTTAATAATAAGATTTCAAATAAAATCCAAATAAAGAATAATCCATATTATGGAAATCTATTATCTAGAGAAACTTCTATACAACAAGATTATCAAGTAAGTAGGAGTTATGTAGAAGATACAACGATGTTAGAGGTAGGATTCTCCCCTCAAGATGAAGTGAATGATGATATTATCCAATCTCTTGGATATAACTTTATATCAGATACTTTAGGAGATCCTAGATTCATGACTACAGGTTCAGTATTTTACCCTCAACTTAGAGTAATAGCCAAGGAATACTTTAAAAAATACTCAAAAGGTAATTTACAGGACTATATACGTCTTATCAAATATTATGATAATTCCTTATTTTCTTCAATAAAAGCCTATACCCCCGCCAGAACTAAAGTTAATACTGGTATAATAATTAAACAACATTTATTAGAAAGAAATAGAGTCCACCCCACCCAATTTACTATAAATACTAAGGTGGCAACTAATTCGTCTTCATCGATGAATGAATCTATATCATTTAAAAATATTGAAATAACAGCCTCAATCCCTCCTACAGAAATTTATTCCTTTACTGAAGGCCCTGGGGGGGTATTAAATCCTTATAATAATCCTTCATTTAATCAATCTTATACTTCATCCCAACATACGCCTATAGGAATAATAGAAAAAATTGAAGATACACAAAAAGAATTTTATAATGGAGAATATGAAGGAACTGAACTTCCTATAACAACCCAATCTCTCTTTAATAACCCATATTCTTCCTTTAAAGGTGAACCTATATTCTATCATACTCTAATAACTTCAAGTATAAATTACCCTTCATATTCAGTAGATATCCATTATTACGTGAGTAGTGATTATACGTCAGCTTTAGAGATAGAAGAATTAATGACAAATAATCCCCCACCAGAAACAGATGCTGTAATACTATCTTTATATTTAGCACGCACCGCCCCTACTTATTCTTTAGCTTCAATAGCTCTTTGGACAAAAAACAAACCTGAAACTCTAGATGGAAGAGATAACCCTACAATTCCCGGATGGGGGGATTATTTATACCCTAATGAAAAGAAATACCCCCAAAATGTAAGAGCACCTTATTTTTATTTTGATTTAGAAACAGGAAATGTAGACCCCTACCTCCCGGGAACCCCCTCTTCAGGTAAAATAGCATCTTCCTTATTAGGCATCCCAACAGATGATAAATTATGGGTTCAAAATACGAAACAATACAGAATATTCAAATATCAAAAAGATAGAAGACTTTTCAGATCAAGTTTTAGTTTGGTTACTCCTTCAGGTGGTTTTGCCTCCAAAACTTTATATTTAGGATCATTTAAAACCCAAAGAGATTTCCATATTAAAAATATATATAATATAGGGACGGCGAGTGTAAATATGTACCCCCTAACATACTTTAATTCAGGGAGTGATATAGCTAAATGGATCCCTACCTCTTTCATATTCAATAGGTTAAGTCTTAATGGGGGAGATACTATTAATAATATTAATACTTTAGCAAATAACCCTACCTTTCAAATAACTTTAGATTATAATGGAACCCCTCAATCTCAAGGGGTATATAACTTATCTGGATCTATCATAAATAATGAATATAATTTAATAGAATCCCAAGGAGAAAGCACAGACGATACTAATACATATTTCCAATATAATATTGATGGAAGAATAAACAGTGGATCTTCAGATTTCTCTTTAACCACAACATCCAACGTGCTTTATAACTTCTCTCCTATTCTTCCTTCAGACTTTATATTTTCAAATTCAGACTTCAACGCCCTCCTTAATAATGATGAAGGGATAAGAAAAAGTAAACATATCCAATCTATAGAATATCAATCGGGTATGCATCTTCCTTCTAACCTAAATCTCATAAAACAAAATAAAGCCTCTAGAGTAGAGACTCCAGATAGTAACTATCATCAGAAGTCCTTCACCCAACCTCGATATTTAGGGTCTAAGCTTAAAAGTGTAAATTATAATTATTATACCCCCCGATCTTCATCAATCTCCTTTATAAATGGTGATAGTGGAAGTTGGGATGGAGATGTTTCTTATGGAAATGAATCTGTTATAAATTCCTACCCTAGATATTTTGCTCACTTTAAAAGTTCATATTCAAATTTAGCTCTAGAAGGAACTTATATTTTTGAAATCGATACCCTAATAGAATCACCACAAGAAGATATAAACGTTACAAATTTTAAAATAAACACACCTACATTAAAAACAAAAGGGAATTCAGATTTCTTGCAAATAGTAAGCAGCGCGTTTGAGAAAAATAGAGATTCTTTAATTTTATATGATTCTAACATATCAAGTAGTATTAATTATAGTACTTTAAAAGAGAAAAAATCTAAAATTTTCCAAGGGGGAATACAGTATAACATTATTGGGGCTACTACTACAGGACTATATGGTCCTTCCCCTAATAATTTCCCTAATTCAAGCCCTGCAATGTCCTTTACGACTTCATCCTTCCAAGAAACTTATAGATTTGAATTAAGTTATACCATAGGTAATACAGTTTACGGTCCCTTATTAATAACCTCAAGCAATAGCTTTATATTAGGGGGAAGTAATATAAAAGTATCTCAATCATTAAATATCACCACAGGAGAAGTATGTAGTTTTTATGGTCCAGGATTAGGTCTAATCAATTCTATTAATACAGTATTAGAGTTAAACCAACCTACAACTTATTCTTTAGGTGAAGGGTATATATTAGGTTTTCCTATAAACAGTTCATTATCTCTCTCAACTTCAAAAGGGGATTATAAAAATTATCATACCTTTAATTTTTCTTCTTCTAGTATTGCTGGATATTCTACCCAACTTTTACCTTTTATCATAAAACAGAATGATGAAATACAAATTACTTATCTCCCAATGGGGGGGAGCGCTAAACAGCCTCATATAACTCAAGAATTCATAGTAACTTCAGTATCAAGTGAAGATGGGGTAGGATCTCTATACCAATATTCAGGTTCCAGCCCTACCAACCCTACAAACACTATACATTCTTCTTCCTTATTCAATAAAATAAATGTATCTCCTGATCCTTCAACCTTAAACATAGCAAATGGGGAAATAGATAACATTATTATCAGAAGAAGAGAAGAAAAAGATAATAGAATAATAATATACCAAACACCCCCCCAAGGAGTATTAGGTAATAATAATATAACAGGGGGAGGATTTATAATACCAAATGATTTCTCTATAACACAAAAGAATAATATACAAGGTTTAATTGATATATTAAAAGAGAAAAATTCATTTGGTTGAAAAAAACAAAAACGCATATTTATAATAAATTAACAATTAAATAAAAAATTCATGGGCTATCTTAACAATCAACTCATAACTGTAGACGCGATATTAACAAAAAAAGGAAGAGAACTTCTGGCTAGAGGTGATGGAACTTTTAAAATTACTCAATTCGCATTATCAGATGATGAAATAGACTATACTCTATTCAACCCTACACATCCCTCAGGATCAGCATATTATGGAGAAGCCATAGAAAATATGCCTTTATTGGAAGCATTCCCCGATGAGAATCAGATAATGAAGTATAAACTTACTACTTTACCTAGAGGGACTTCAAAAATGCCTACTTTATCTATTGGTCAGGGTAATATTACTATGCTCCAAACTTCAGAAAAAACTATTACACCTCAAACACTTTCATATTTAGGAAATAATTCAACTCATGAATCTTCAGGATATCAATTTATAGTAGGAGACGCTAGATTATTTAGCACTATCACAGGAACAGGAGTTAATATAGGAAGAAAAGCCACGGATAATTCTCAAATCCAATCTTCATCAACCATAGGAACTAATATTTCTAGAGCTGTTATAGGAACTTCTTTAACTCTTATAGCTACTGGGGTTAATAGTTTATTTGGGAGTGACACTTCTTTATATAGTACTTTAACTGTAATAGGTAGAGATAGTGGGGCTAGACTTCAAATCCCAATTACTATATCTAAAATCACAACCCAAACAGTTTCATAATAAAAAACAAATAACAATATGGCATTTACCCAATTTGACCCTAGAGATTTATTAATAGCCTCTGAACCTATAACTACAACAGTATGGGAGGGAAACTCCCCAACATTAACTTCATTCTTTACATCCTCCACTCAGGAGGCTAGTAATACCGGAAGATTCTACTATAACATTTATGCTACAGTAGGAACAGAAGGATTAAGCCAATTTAGTATAGCTTATTGTGATTCTCAGGGTAGTGGAAGTAGTCTTTATAACGCCGCAGTTAATGGGGCTTCCCCTTCAAAAACCAATTATGGTCAATATAGAACCTTAGTCTTAGGGGATGAAAATTCTAGCTTTGTATTTGGAAACCAAACATCTGGATATTTTTATGCTTTACCCATAGAGAGAGCAGGATACAAAGAATCAATATTACCCGGAACCATGACATTAAAACTCTCTGGTTCCGCAAATGAAATATCTCTTACAGATGATAGCTCTCTCAATGGAAGTGCTGTATTTACAGACGCGGGAAGAAGATATAATATAGTATCGGGATCATCAGGAACAATTTATACTGGAGTTAATAATAATGGTTGGACTATAAATTCAGGTTCTTACGGTTGGTTATTACCAGATGTAGGCTTAATTATATTAAGTGGAGAAGCTTTAAATGGTTCTATTGCCGCCGGAGGTGTTGGTTTAAGTACTTTGAGAAATTCAAATACTAACAATAATAACCCTCAACTTTTATATGAAGCCTTAAATGCCTCTGGTGAATTTACTCTTAACAGTAAAGAAACATTATCTTCAGATTATATATTTGTGAGAGGTAGAAATAATGAATATAATTACTCTACAAACCCTTCATTCATATCGGGTTCAACTGGAACTATATTATATAACTCTTTTATAGACAACCCTCAAACTTATATAACTACCATAGGATTATATAATTCAAATCAAGAACTTCTAGCCGTAGCTAAACTTTCAAGACCTTTATTAAAAGACTTTACTAGAGAGCTATTGATTAGAGCGAAATTAACATTTTAACCTACAACAACATTAGATGAGTGCTTATAAACAATTCAATACTAATGATGTAACTATAACTCCCTTTGAAGTAAATAAAGAATTCATTTTTTACGGAAATGAGATTACAGGGAGTGATGTGGGGATTAATATTTTCGCTATAGAAAACCCGGGATCTTATGGGGTTAGTTCTTCAGGTTTATCTTTAGAATATGATAAATATTCATTATGGAATGGAGTAAAGCAATTATATTATTCCAATTATAGGTCTTCTAGTAGAGGGGATGAAGTTCCTTTACCTTCATTAATACCTGGATATTTTGTTAAAGATGACAAATATTATGGTGAAGTAAATGCTCCCAGATATGATAATTACTTACAAACAGATATAACCCAATCTAGAACTCTTTCATCATCTTCTACCTATAACCAAACAGTGGTTTCTATTCCTCAAAGATTATTTGGAGAAAATATTGTCCCTTCCAGCTTTGCTTTGATAGATAATAATTTAGCTTCTAGTTCTCTGTATGATGATGGTGAGGGAAATGTTTTAAATTCTTTAAGCTCCAACCTTAAATCAGGTAATATTTTTTATTCCCATGGTTTAGTAATTCTCCCTATAGGAAATATAAACAGTAGAGAGATAGGAGATAGAGTATATAATACATCTTCGTATTTAGAGGCTATTACTATGTCTTTTTCATCAACAATTACGTTATATGAGAACCAATACCAATGTTCAATAAGAGCTAATGAGTTTAATTACTCACAGAATCCTTCTTTACTAGTTAATGATACTAATGAGTATTATGGTTTTGTTACAGGTTCTTCATTTTCACCTTATATAACTACTATAGGGCTATATAATAGAAATTCTGAACTTATAGCCGTAGGTAAATTATCTCAACCTTTACCAAAATCTCAAGACATAGATACCAATATAATAATAAACTTTGACATATAATGTGGGTATTTGAAGGTGTTAATTTTAAATCAATAGAGGACTTCCCTGAAGAGGTTTATGGGTTTATTTATAAAATAAAAAACCTATCTAATGGTAAGATTTATATAGGAAAGAAAGTGCTATTTTTTAACCGAAAAATGAAATTAGGGAAAAAAGAACTTAAAGAACTTCAAGGTTCTAAAGGCCGCCCTATAAAATTCAAACAAAACAGAAAAGAATCTGATTGGAAAACTTATTGTGGTTCTCATAAAGGTCTTCTCAAAGACATAGAAAAGGGGGATGATATAATAAAGACCATCATTTCAGTCCATTATACTAAAAAACAATTAACATATTTTGAAAACAAAGCCTTATTTTCGAATTCAGTTATAGAATATCCTGAACAATATTATAATGATTCTATCCAAGGAAGATTCTTTTACAGGGATATTATTCTATAATTTGTTTTCCCTAAATTTTGATGTTATATTTTAATATTAAATGTCTTATATGAATGAAGAACTTGTTTTAAATTTATTAACTAGAGTATTAGGTCCAGGATATAAGAAAAATGGAGGGAATTATTCATTTAAATGTCCTAACTTTTGCCATCCTATAAAGAATAAATTAGAAGTAAATATTACTACAGGACAATATAGTTGTTGGGTATGTGGTTCTCTAAAACATGGGTTTAAAGGGACTAAAATTGAAAATCTATTCAAATCCTTAAAAGTAGAAAAGAAATTAAGGCTAGAGCTTAAAAACCTAACATCCAAATCATCACCAAACCTATATTCCTCTCTACCGGATATGGTAGAATATTCTTTATCTCTCCCTAAAGAATTTAAAAATTTCAAAACCCCTAGGGATTTAATAATGAGGCATGCTTTCAATTATCTAAAAGAAAGAAATATAACTCAGGAGGATATTGATAAACATAATATAGGATATTGTGAATATGGGGAATATGCTAATAGAATAATTATCCCTTCATATAACTCCCTAGGAGAACTTAATTATTTTACTGGTAGATCCTTTATGAATAATAAATTTCTCCCTTATCTTAACCCTAAGATTTCCAGAGATATTATAGCTTTCGATTTGTTTATAAATTGGGATTTACCTATAATATTATGTGAAGGATTTTTTGATGCTATGGCTATTAAGAGAAATGCTATCCCTTTGTTAAGTAATAAAATCCAAGATTCCTTAATAAAAAAAATAATTACTTCTGATGTAAAACAAATATATTTGGCTCTAGATAAAGATGCTTTAAAACATTGTCTAGTACATGCTGAATATTTTATGAAAATGGGTAAAGAAGTATATATAGTAGACATAAATGAAAAAGACCCATCTAAGTTAGGTTTTCGTCATTTTACCCATATAATACAAAAAACTCCCCCATTATCTATGTCAGGGTTATTAAAAAGACAGATACAAATACTATGAAAAGTAAATTAATAAAAAAATCCTATAATAGGGTATTAGAAATCTCCCCAGATTCTAAACAAATAACCATGCCTGATTCAAGGTTTTATAGACGAAATGGTTTATATTATCCTAGTATTACTCATATATTATCATACTATCCAAAGGGAATATATTTTGAAGATTGGTTAAAAAAAGTAGGATATTCAGCTAATCATATAGTAAAGGAAGCAGGAAAAAGAGGAACCCAGGTTCATGAGATGATAGAAAAATATTTGGATGGGGAAGAATTAACCTTATTAAAAAATGATGAGTTAAAATATCCTATAGATTCCTGGAATATGTTTATAAGGTTTGTTGAATGGTGGGAATTATATAAACCTACTTTAATAGAAACAGAAGTACATTTATTTTCAGATAAATATAAAATAGCAGGAACTTGCGATATGGTATGTGAAATAGATCATGAATTATGGATTATAGATTATAAAACCTCAAACCACCTTCAAATAACATATGATCTACAAACTTCAGCCTACAGCCAATGTTATGAGGAATGTTATGGTATAAAACCCAAAAGATCAGGAGTGTTATGGTTAAACTCTAACAAAAGAAAGGCTTCGGTAGGTAAAATGCAAGGAAAAGGTTGGGAAATGTATGAATCTTCTAGATCACAAGAAGAAAATTTTGATATTTATTTAACTGTAAAGAAATTATTTGACCTTGAAAACCCAAACCCAAAACCTATTACTAACAGCTCCAAAACTTCAGCTAAAAGGATTACTTGAATTTAATATATCCTCAATTTGTTTAATATATTTATAACAAAAACCATAAACAATGATATCGTTAATTCAGCTTTTAAAAGAATCCCTTTCCAATCCTAAAGCCCTCATTCTTGCGGGGGCTCCAGGTTCAGGAAAAGGTTCTATTTTACAAGATTTGGATTTAAAAGGATTAACTATACTAAATGTTGATGATAATATTTTAGCTTTATCCAAAATAGAAAATTTTTCACTCAATCAAAAAGATACCAGTGCTAAAGATAGGAGTAAATTTATGAAAGCCATGCAAAATGCTTCAAAAAAACTCAAACAAGAACAATTGCCTAAAATAATAGCAAACAAGGAGTCTTTCATATTAGACGGAACCTCTTCATCATCAGAACCAACATTAGAATTAAAAAATAAACTTCAAGAATCCGGATATGATGTTATGATGTTATATGTCTATACAGACCTAGAAACATCCCTAAAGAGAAACCAAAATCGATTTGAAAAAAGTAAAGGAAAAGATAGGAGTTTAGTTCCCTCCTCAATCCTCCAAACATGGTTAAAAGTTTCAGAAAACTTTCCTATATATAAAAAATCATTCTCCAATTTTGTGTCTGTTTCCAATTTAGGAAAAAAAGAAACTATGAAGTCTGTAGAAGATATTTTAAAAAATTATATATACCCCTTCATTCCCCGAGATGGGAGGGATAAAACAGATAAAGAAAAGTTAAGAGACGAAAAGAATAAAGAAAAACTGAATAAAGATCTCCAATCATTTCTTCAATCAGACAAAACTCAAAATATAATTGCTTCTTCCGTATCAAAAGAAGAAGCCCAATCTAAAATAAACCAATTTTTAAAATGACTTCACCAACTCAAAAGAACCCTACAGCAGTTTTTGGAGGGTCCTTCAAACCTCCAACCGCAGGCCATCTTTCTGTAGTTAAAAAAGCATTAGAAGCACTCCCAAACGTTGGTGAGTTTATAATTTATGTTGGGGGTGGAGAAAGGGGTGGTATATCTCAAGAATTATCTATAAAAATATGGGAAATATATTTAAAATATCTCCCTTCTAAAGTAAAACTTATCCCCGCCCATGCCCCTATAGGGGAAATATTAAGACTAGCAAAAAACAACCCCCAAGGCCTAATATATTTTGTTATAGGGAGTAGAGAGGGTAGGGAAGATGACGAATTGGATATTAAACAGAGAACCAAAAATATAGATTCAAAATACCCTAATATGGTTCTCAAGATAATATCAACCCCAGATGGAAGTATGAGCGGATCAAATGCTAGAAAGGCATTAAAACAAGGTATTGAAGAATTTTCAAAATATTTACCTAGCGAATTATCTGAGAATGAAAAGGAAGAAATATTTAATATTCTAGATAACAAAACCCTAGAGGAACTAAACGAGGATGCTACTTACTCTAAAGAGATAGACTATAAATCCCAAATAAAATCCCTCACTAAATGGTTCTTAAATAAACATCCAGAAATCAAAACCCTCCCTAAAGTTATATTCAAACATGGAGATGTAAAAAACGCAAAAGATTTCTTTGGAAAAACTGCTTATTATGATCCTACAAATCAAACTATAGTTTTATATACTGAAGGAAGACATCCTAAAGATTTAATTAGATCTTATTCCCATGAGATTATTCATTATTTGCAAGATTTAGAAAACCGATTAGGTAATATACAAACAACCAACACTAACGAAGATGAGGGTTTAGTGGAATTAGAAAAAGAAGCATATTTAAATGGAAATATGAATTTTAGAAATTGGACTGATAGTTTAAATGAATCTATTTCCTATGATGAACTGTTATCTCAAACGGAAAAAGGAGATTTAGAAACCGTTAATAAGAATTGGGATGTAAAGGAATCAAAAGACATATTTGGTTTGAATGAAAAAGCAATATCTTTTTTCCACGAAGTAATAAACTTAAAGGAAGGTAAATATGATAGTCTAGTAACCAAACTTACTAACCAGGTAATTAAAGGTTGGAAGTATGATGTTGAAGAAGGTAATCAACTTTCTAAACTAAAATTTAAAGTTGAAGAATCAGGGTTAAAATTCAATCTAGAAGCATCCCTAAATACTAAATCATATGAATTTTATGATGAAGGTGGATCATTTGCTTCAAAACCTGCCAAAATCCAACTTATTTTTAAAGTCCCCAAAGAAGATTTCCCCCAAATATGGGAAAAAGTATCCTATGCAGTCTCTGACATACTTAGACATGAAATAGAACATCTTACTCAGGATGGTCTTAATAAAACCCCATCCAAAGATTTTGACTTAGACAAAGACAATGATCTTAGAGATAAAATAGAAACAGGAAAAAATCCATATTGGAAATATTTCACTTTACCTACAGAGATAGATGCTATGTTATATGGGATGTATACTCAAGCTAAAAAATCAAAAAAACCAATGAAGGATGTTATTGATGCTTATCTAGAAGACCAAGAACTCACTTCTTTGCAAAAGGATAAAATACTTTCCAAATGGAGAACTAGATCTAAATCTTTATCTTTGCCTTTATTTGAATCTTTTAAATTGGATAACCCTATGATATATGTTGATATGGATGGGGTAATAGCAGATTTTGATGGAAGATTTACTGAATTATCTCAAGGTATAAGTCCTGGGGATTATAGAGATGAATTTGGGGTTAAAGCTTTTTGGGATTTTATAGATGAAGGTCCTAATAAAATGGTGTTCTGGAAAGGAATTCCTCCCCTGCCTGAAGCTAAAAAATTAATTAAGTTTGTATCTAAATATAATTATGAACTTCTTACTGCTCCTTCTATCAAAGAACAATCAGTAGAAGGTAAAAAAGCTTGGTTAGATATATGGGTTAACAAAGGTCTTTTCCCTTCAAAACCTAAAATGAATATGAAACCTGCTAAGGAAAAACATTTAATAAAACCTAAATTAACCTCCAATGATATATTAATCGATGATAGGGAGGAAACCATAATAAATTGGAATAAGGCCGGGGGTATTGGTATATTATTTAAATCAACGACCCAAACTATTAAGGAATTAAAAGAATTAGGATTATAATGTTAAAAAAAGAATTTAATAAAAAGGAAGTTCAAAGGATGAGAAATCTCATCCAAGGTAAATCTGAAGAGAAAACAGGATCAAGTTCAGGATACAGTAAACCAAAAGAATTCTATTCTGAAGGAGACATTTGGGAAGAAGATGGAAGGAAATGGACTATAAAAGAAGGAATAAAACAAAACATAACTAAATTAGATAAGGCAAGGGCCTTAAATATTCCACCTTTATTTTGCCCTAACTGTACTAACCTGATGAAAAAGAGGTTCGACCCTGATTATTATAAAGTACATAAAATGTGTTTTGACTGTGTTATTGATTTTGAACATGACTTAAAAAAGGCAGGTCTATATGTTCAATATGAAAAAAATATCCATAATGCTGATTTAGAAGGTTTTATTAAAGGATATAAAAATTGGGTTTTAGAACAAATAAATGAAACTTCCAATTCCTTCATCTCCGAAAATGGAGATTTAGAAAATTGGATTGGTGGGGTAGATAAAGAAAAAATATTAGATAGTCTTAACAAAACTATAGAAAACTTAGAAAAATTAAAAAAATGAAAAAATTTGAACTAAAAAAATTAATAAAGGAAGAATTATCTCTAAGGGATGCTATAAAAATCAAAAGAATCTTGATATCTTATACTTATCCAGGGTCACGTTTTTATAAAGCATACTTTTACCTAAAAAACGGAGAAAGAAAAACTTTAAACAAAGACGAAACGAATGCTTTCCTAAAAAGGATAGGGATTGAGGTTGAAGGGGGAGTAGGGGACAAATACAACTCTGAAGAAATTATAAATTCTTTAAGATCTAAAGGGTTTGAAGCCGATGAAGATGAGATGGATGTATCTTAAACGTAGGATTTAATATTTATAATAAACGAAATTGAAAATGAAAAAAACAGTAAAAAAATTACCAGTTAAACCCCCATACCTTAAGGAAGCTTTTTATTCTAAACTTATGGAAACTAAGAAAAAGGATAAAGAGGAAGAGGAAGAAGAAGTTGAAGATGAAGAAATCAAGGATGATGAAGAAATCGAAGATTTAGAGAATTTTTACGATTTAGAAGGAGGGGGTGACAAAATGCACATATACCAAGATGCGGAAACAGAACTTTCTGGAATATCAGGTGATATACAAAACAATCTAGAAGCCGCTTTAGAAGGAGCTAGGCAATTAGGAGATGACAAGTTAACTAAACAAATAGGTAACTCATTAACCTTTTTCACCAGACAGCATGTTGTAAAAGAAGTAGGATCTCCTAGAGACAATTTGAATATAGATGATACCCCTTATGATAATGAATTAAATAAATCAACCCCCTTTATAAATACAGAATATCCAAATGAAGACTTTGCTAAAGAGAGGGAAAGGAGAAGAAATAGAGAAATCACCGAATCCGAAAGACTGCAAGAATCTGACTTCAAAAGAAGAATGCAAGTAATAGCAGGAATAATAAAATAAACAATTATAAAAATAAAAAACAATTATGGAAACTAAAGAATTATTAGAAGGAATTAAAGAACAAATCATATTAATAGAAACAGAAATAGAAAAATCAACAGCGGTTGCAAAACAAAGGTGTAGAGCTGCTGCTACTAAAATAAAGCAACTATCTGCTGATTTTAAAAGAAACCACAAATAAAAAAATCCGAATTAAAAAATATAATTAGAGAATCTCTGAACCCCCAACATGAAAAAAGAGACTCCCCTAAAAAGGAAATGAAGGAGGAAGTAAATAGAACGATTATAAGGTTACAAAACTTCAAATCTGAAAAATTTTCTACTCCTAAAATAAATAATCAAATAGATCTCCTAATAGGGTCTCTAACCGATTTATTACAATAAAATGAACAAGGAAGAATTAAAATCTAAAGTCAAATCTATAATCCCTACTATCTTAAAAGATATAAAAAAGGTAGATGACAGTTCTATAGAATATGATGAAATAACTAAATTCCCAGAATTAAAAAAGATAATTGTAGATTTGTTATCTTTAGATTTTAATAGCTTTCTAGATTCTATAGACTGGGTTTCTCCAAAACCTACTACATTTAGAATTAATCTAAAAAACGATCAAAGTTTTTACTTAGTATATAATGGTAGAAGTTGGATAGCTCAAATAGAAGGTAAAAAATATTATTTATTAAATCTACCAGAGGAGCATAGAGCGGTAGAAGCCATCTCCCGAATATTAAGATATGGGGCAAAAGAAGAAACTGAACCTTTAGATGAACCTGAAGAAACAGAAGATGTAGAAATCGATGATATTGAACCCGAAGAAATACAAGAAACAAAAATGAAAAAATCTAAACTAAAAAAACTAATATTAGAAGTCTATAAGGGACAAGGACCTGATGATAACTTTGATATTGAACCCGAAGAAATACAAGAAACAAAAATGAAAAAATCTAAACTAAAAAAACTAATATTAGAAGTCTATAAAGGACAAGGACCTGATGATAACTTTGAAGAGGAATCATATTCAAATGATGGTTGGAAAGAAGAATATTTTGAAGATTTGGGATTATTGGGTTTTACATCTTCCGTAGCTAAGTTAGATTACGAAATCAAAAACGCCAGAAGAGGCGCCTATGCTTTGGCTGGAGATCAAAAATCAGATATAATTTCTTATATGGAAGATCTAAAAGATCAAATAGAAAATATTATTGATGGAATGCGGTTTTAATGGAAATAATAGAAAAACTAATACGAAAGTACGGTTATAAATTCCCCAAAGGATATTTAGACCCCTCATCCCCTGAAGACATTAACTTATTTAATTCATTAATAGAAGGTATGTTAAAAGAAGATGATATGTATAATGCTATACAAATTCTAAAATCAAAAATTGGGTTTGGGGATGAAAATTTCGCTAAAATTTCTTCTAAGAAATATAAAATATTAGTTCCCAGAACCGAAAGGTTTGATTATATTGAAAAAATCTCTAAATTAAAAGATTTTAACTTTGACCCTAACGCCCCAGGATCTTCAACAGGAGCCATAAAATATAAAACCGTTACTTTTGTAGTTAAACCTGATAACTCTCAAGGCAGATCTTCTGCGGGTACAGGAAATGAAGACATCATAGTAGATGAATTAAATAAATATTTAGAGGATGGTCCTAAAACTATAAAATTTAAAGGGGAAAATAAAACTTATACTGTTAAAAATATCAATAAAGTAGAAAGTGTGGGTTATGATACTCAAGGAGGTAAAAAAGCAGATATAATATTAAAAGGTAAAAAAGATTATCCTATATCAATAAAAAAAGACAATGCAGGTTTCTGGGAAAGTTCAGACTCTAGATATAGAGAATTAGTAAATGCATTATTCACCAAAATCCAAAATGGAGGATTTGCCCCACAATTAACTTTCAAACCTTTCCTAGATAAGTTAGGGAATAAAAAGAAAGGAATATATACTATGTATAATAAAGAAACAAAAAGCAAAGTTTCAGGAGTAATAGTATTGGATTTACCTGAATCTGAAGAAGAATTAATAATATTCGGGTCAGATAATTCTGTAGTTATATATAAAACCTATTCACCTCAAGATTTCACCCTAAAAGGAGATACAATATATGTTGAGGTTTCCAAAGTGTTAGAAAATATGGTAGATATAGAAGAGTATGATTTGGAACCATTATTAAATATAAGACATGATTCTACAAGGAATATTACTGGAGGTTTAAGAGCTACAGTAGTTCCTAAAAAGCAGGTGTACCCTAAAGGAGATTTATCAGGAAATAAGATAGAATTGACCTATAAAGAAATAATGAAATAATATGTGCAATAATAATCATAAATGTGGTCCCTGCTCCATTAAAAAGTATGCGATTTCTTTAAATGAAAATCTGATTTCACCCATAATATTGACCCCTACACTTAAGCGTTATATAGGCGCTAATTTACCGTTAACCTCATATAAAGGTCATATGTCTAAATATGAGTATCTAAAAATGATAGATGAAGCACGATATTTATATTCTAGAGGTTTACTTGATGTAGGAGGGAAAAATAAAAAAGTTTTAGAAAATAGAGATTTAAATTTATCTTCATATAAAGATTTTGAAAAAAATAAAATTAAAAAATGTTTACATGAAATGTTTTCTAACCTTGAGGGGGGTTCCCTAAGTGTTAAAAATATGAAACACACCCCTTCGAACATAAATGGAATTCAACCCCTACAATTCGAAAGAGAAAATGAATTTGCTGACTTAGGAGATGAATTTGCTGACTTAGGAGATGAATTAGCGGATGCTATCAAAAAAGAATTAGAAGGTAAAAAAGATCTTAATGAATCTTTAATAGGAATTTTAGGTTATATTCTTCTATCTAACACGGTAGCCCATATGCTGTCTAAGTTTGCTAAAAACCAATTTGCTAAACATAATTTTGGAAAGGGGGAAGAGGCCGCTAAAAAAATAGAACATTTCACTCATAAGAATGAACAAGCCTTTAAGGCCCCAATAAAAAAAGTAGTTGGTTTGTTTACTAAGAATGAAAAATATAAAAAAAATATATCTGATGTTTTATATGCCATTGTAATATTATTGATGGCAGGACAAGCCGGGGGAGATGGAATAAAATATATTAAAAGTGCTAGTTATATTAAAGGGGGATTATATACAATTAAATCATTAATCAAAGGTAAAGAAGTTCATACTATATTACAAGACATAATATCAGATATAATAAAATAAAAAATCAGAATTTGGAGACCACATTTTTTTTTCGTATATTAATAAATAATAAATAATAAATAATGGATAAAAAAATAGTAATTGTAGGAGCCGGAGTCTCAGGAATCAATGCTGCCACTAAATTAATAGATAATGGTTACCCGGGGGAACTAATAACCATAATAGATATGGGTAAAGGCCCATATGATAGGTTACCTAGTGAGGTAATGGAAGGTATGTTAGGAGCTGGAGGTTGGAGTGATGGTAAATTAACTTATCATACTTCAATAGGAGGTCAACTATCTAAATATTGTGGTGAAGAAAAAGCAATGGAATTGATGGATCAGGTGATAAATAATTTCAAACGATTCCACCCTAACCCTAAAGAAGTCCATTGTTCAAACCCAGAAACAGAACCTGATTTCATTAAACCTTATTTTGGTTTAAGGTTATTTCCTGTTTGGCATATAGGGACAGATTACTTATCTGAAATTGCAAAGAACTGGTATGATTATTTAGTTGGAAAAGGTGTCCACTTTGAATGGGAGACTAAAGTAACGGATATTGATTTTGAAAATAATAAAGTATATTATCCTAAAACAGCAAAAATGGATAGTGAGAGCTTACCCGAAGGTATGAAATGGGCCAATAATGTGATATTAAAATACGATACACTTATATTTGGTGTAGGTAAATCCGGCATAGACTTTGGAAAAAAATTAGCAGAAAAATACGACCTACCAACTGAACCTAAATCAGTACAAATAGGGATCCGTTTTGAGGCACCTCAACATCATTTCCAAAAGTTAATTGATATTAGTTATGATTTCAAATTATATAGAAAATTTGAAGATAAAGGAGTTTCGTTAAGAACTTTTTGTACGAACAACAACGCAGCTTATATAGCCATAGAAGAAACATACGGGGATCATTCTTATAATGGACATGCCAAAAAAGATGAAGCTCATCGTAATAATATGACTAATTTTGGGATATTGATGGAAATTCAAAACATAGAAAACCCCTTTGAGTATTCCAGAACTGCTGTAAAAACTCTCCAAAATAAAGGAATGGGTTCATTTTATTCCCCCAACAACAACCGCCAACCTTCCAAAAATTCAGAAGGGGAATATTTAAAATGTAATGTGGTTAATTCAATCCAGCCTTTATATGATGCTTTAGGAGACTATGCCCTTTACATTGAGGGATTTATAGAAGATATGAAAGAAGTATTCCCAACCTTAGGGAATGACTATGGGATATACATGCCAGAGGTCAAATATCTTTCTCCTGAACCTTTGGTCAGCTATAAAGATTTATCCTTAACTAAATATCCTAATATTCATTTCGTTGGTGATGCTTTATCTGCTAGGGGTATTACGGTTAGTGGGAGCCAAGGTATTTACTCAGCCGAATCAATATTAAAGGATATATAACAAATTTCCCCCCCTGTTTGGCCTCCCGGGGAAAGGATGTTATATTTATGTATAATCAAAAATGTATATATGACACAGGAAAGAACACCATTCCCTCAAAGTAGGAAATTAAGAAAAGCAGATGGGACTATAGCTTATATCTGGGATGGAAAACTTCACAGATGGGATGGCCCCGCTTTGACCCCTGAAGGAAACAGCAAGAAAGCTGAATATTATCTCTATGGCCTTCAAAAAACTAAAGATGAATGGAAAGAAGCAAGATCTCAAAGAGAGGGTTTGCCTTACTACAAAAATTCATCTATGAAAGGCAAGTTGTCTGATACCAGAAACTAAATCTATATGGTTTGGAAGAAATAATTCAAGCTGGTAAACGGTCAATAAAGGAAGAACCCTTTTATGGGGTTTTTCTAAGTGGATTAAATAAAAATTTAACTACAAACAAAACCCCAACAGTTTGTGTTGGGGTTAGAGGGATTAATGTAGAGTTATTCATAAATGAAGTTCAAATTATGAAGACTTTTATGAATTTGATTGAAAAAGTATCTTAATATATTTATAATAAAAACATATGGCCCGAATTGTATTATTAAGTTGTACTAAATCTAAACTAGACAAAGTATCTAAAGCTGTAGATTTATATTCCCCATCCCCAATGTTTCAAAAAACTTTGGCTTATGGTGAGTCTTTGAAACCTAATAAAAAGTTTATATTATCTGCTAAACATCATTTGGTTCCATATGATATGAAATTAGGCCCTTATGATCTTACTTTAAAGGATATGTCTAAAGAAGAAAAAGAGAAGTGGGGTAAAAAAGTAGCATCCCAAATGATAAAAAAAGGTATAGATTTAAAAAAAGATAAATTTATATTTCTTGTGGGGAGTGAATATATAAAACCCCTAACTTTATACATCCCTGAAAAAAATATTGAGAAACCTATGGAAGGGAAAAGGATGGGAGAAAGACTCCAATGGCTTAATTCTCAAATAAAAGAAACATTCATCAAACTAACTACCTTATTAAATGAAATACTCGGATCATATAGAAGATTATATAAATGATAGCATATCATATTCAGGGGATACTTTAGACCAATTATCCATAAACGAATCTATTCTGTTAGATATTAAACCTTTACTTTTGGAGTCTAAAAATTCTATACTTACCTTAGAATCCTATAAAACAGGTTTAAATTCTCATGGTAAAGAAGTAATAGATGACTTTATCATTTATTGTCAAAATGTATAAATAATGAAAATAGGATTTTGTGGAACAGTTTCTGTAGGGAAAACTTCATTGGTGAATGAATTAAAATCACTCCCAGAATTTTCTCATTATAAATTCACAACAGAAAGATCTAAATATTTAAGGGATTTAGGAATACCCTTAAATACAGACTCAACCCTTAAAGGACAAATAATATTTGCCGCAGAAAGGTCAAGGGAACTTCTTGAAGAAAACATAATTACCGATAGAACTATTATAGATGTAATGGCATTTTCCCTTCTATCCAAATCAATCCCTCCAAATGATAAGGACGATTTTTGTATAATGGCTAAAAATCTCATATCTGAATATGATTATATATTTTATGTTTCACCTGAAGGGGTAAATATAGAAGATAATGGAGTCAGGGAAACTGATGCTGAATATAGGGAAGAAATAGACCATAGCATCCAAAGGATAATCAACATATACAAACACCGAATCAAAAACTTCTATAAGATAGAAGGAAGTATGGAGGATAGAATATCTTCTATTAAACATGCACTCTCTCTGTAATATTTATAATAAACTTTAATTTTTACAATAAACTATGAAACATCTTTCCAAAAAATCTTCCATCAAAGAATCCAATATTAATGGTTCTTTAGAACAAATAGTAATAAAATTTATCCAAAAAATAGCTATACGTAATGGATACAGCCCATATGATTCTTTTACAGCTATAGAGGGTATAATGAATAGGATAAAAGGTAAATTTGGAGAAGGTAAATATGATTTAGAAGAAGCTACCAAAGAAGAAGTAATAAACCAAAAAGAATTAAATAAGGAACTTGAAAAAACTTCAAAAATTACCAAAGATATAAACATTGAAGAAACACACGGTCCAGAGATAACGGATGAGAACGAATTAATAAAAGCTATAGTAAGAGCAGGAAAAAAATCCAAACCTTTCTTAGACAAACTTGTTAAATTGCTCCAAGATATGGGTGCCGGTGCCGGTACAGCTTTGAGGTTTGAAGGTAGGAAAAAGAAAAACCAAGACGATGGGGGTGAAGAAATAGAAGATAACTATTATAAAGCAGATAAAGATGATGATTCTTCTGAATTCGAAAAAAAACCAACAAAGAAAGATTTCAAAAAGGATTCCACTTCAAATACCGCTTTACAACTCCAATCTGCGGTAGAAAAAATGAGGAAAATAGCTACAGCTTTGAGGTTTGAAGGTAGGAAAAAGAAAAACCAAGACGATGGGGGTGAAGAAATAGAAGATAACTATTATAAAGCAGATAAAGATGATGATTCTTCTGAATTCGAAAAAGAACCAACAAAGAAAGATTTCAAAAAGGATTCCACTTCAAATACCGCTTTACAACTCCAATCTGCGGTAGAAAAAATGAAGAAAATAGCTAAACTATATAAAAGTTCTGAAGGGGATAAAAAAGAAAAATACTTAAACCAGCTAAAGGATCTAACCAAAACCAAGAAGAAGTTAGAAGGTTCTCTATAAAAAACCTCTATGAGTGATATAAAGAGAGCCATACGAGAGGAATATTTGAAATGTGCGAAAGATCCGACCCATTTCATGAAAAAATACTGCTATATTCAACATCCTCAAGCGGGTCGTATTAAGTTTGGTTTATATCCATTCCAAGAAAAAGCTCTAAATTTAGTAAAAGATAACCCTTATGTTTTTATTTTAAAATCAAGACAATTAGGAATCTCCACCCTAATATCAGGTTATAGTTTATGGTTAATGACTTTCCATAAAGATAAAAATATACTGGCCCTAGCAACTACACAAATAACAGCAAAAAACTTAGTAACTAAAGTTCAATTTATGTGGGAAAACCTTCCTTCATGGTTGAAAGTAGACTCTGTAGAAAACAATAAATTATCCCTTAGACTATCTAATGGATCCAAAATCCAAGCCAAATCATCAAACAGCGATTCCGCCCGATCTGAAGCTGTATCTCTACTAGTAATAGATGAGGCTGCTTTTATAGATAATATAGAAGAAACTTGGGGGTCGGCTCAACAAACTCTAGCTACCGGGGGAGGATGTATAGTTTTATCAACCCCAAATGGGATAGGAAATTGGTTTTCCGATATGTGGGAAGATGCTGTACAAGGTCAAAAGAAGGGAACAGGTAAATTTTTACCCATCAAACTCCCTTGGTTTGTCCATCCTGAAAGAAACCAAACTTGGAGAGATGAACAAGATGATCTGTTAGGAGAAAAAACCGCCGCCCAAGAATGTGATTGTGACTTTAATAACTCTGGAGACACGGTTTTCATTGCGGAGTTCCTTGAAATAATAGAAAAAGAAACTATAAAAGACCCCATAGAATATAGAGGGGCTACTAAGGATTTGTGGATATGGGAATATCCTGATTACTCTAAAGACTACATAATATTAGTTGATGTAGCCCGAGGAGATGGGAAGGATAATTCGGCAGCTCATGTTATAGATATAGAGACAAATACCCAAGTAGCCGAATATAGGGGAAGACTTTCCCCTAAAGAGTTAGGACATTTTGTAACTTCTTTAGGTACTGAATATAATAACGCTTTATTAGTAATAGAAAATGCTAATGTAGGTTGGGCTACTATTGAAACTGTATTAGAGTTAAATTATAAAAATTTATACTATTCCCCTAAAGGAGAGAAACTTACATCTGAATCTTATTTAAGATCCTATGACTCTAGTTCTGATATGGTTCCTGGGTTTACAATGTCCACCAGAACTCGTCCTTTATGTATAAGTAAATTTGTCGAATGTGTTAAAGATGGAGGCACTATTATAAGGTCTAGAAGATTATTAGGTGAAATGAAAGTATTTATATGGAAAAATGGGAAGCCTCAAGCTAGAACGGGGAACAACGATGATTTGGTCATATCTTATGCTATAGGTATGTTTTTAAGAGATACATCATTAAGATTTCAACAACAGGGGTTAGATATGGCTAAGGCTACTTTAAATTCTATTAGAACCAATAAAACCACATATACTGGAGGTTTTATTAATTCCAATACCCCAAACCCCTATAAATCCCAGATAGGTGAACATAATATAGACCTTAAATGGTTGTTATAAAAAACTAAAATTAAAATCAAAATTAAAAATGGATCCTATAAAAAAAGATTTATTCTCAAGACTTAGAAGATTATTCTCTACTGATGTTATCATAAGAAATAATGGGGAAAATCAATTAAAAGTATTTGACATAAACCAAATACAACAATCAGGCCAAGTAGCTACTAATACTGTAATCGATAGATTCAACAAAGTATTTACATCAGGAAATGGTACTTCAATATATGGAAATCAACTCCACCAAAACCACCAGAATATAAGAACACAACTATATTCAGATTATGATTCTATGGATACAGATGCAATAGTAGCTTCTGCTTTAGATATTATAGCAGATGAATCTACTTTAAAAAATGATATGGGGGAGGTGCTACAAATAAAATCTACCGATGAAGATATTCAAAAAATCTTATATAATTTATTCTATGATGTTTTAAACATAGAATTCAATTTATGGCCTTGGATAAGAAATATGTGTAAATATGGAGACTTTTTCCTAAAATTAGAAATTGCTGAAAAATTTGGAGTATATAATGTAATACCTTATACCGCATTTAATATAGAGAGATTAGAAGGAAGAGATAGAGAAAACCCTACCAAAATTCAATTTAGATATAGTCCCGAAGGCCCCAATACTTCCTATAACTATAAACCTTCAAAGGATAATGGTTCAACCGACAATTTATTTGATAATTACGAAATTGCTCACTTTAGACTACTTGCGGATGTTAATTATTTACCTTATGGCCGTTCTTATATAGAACCTGCAAGAAAATTATTTAAACAATATACACTAATGGAGGATGCTATGTTAATCCATAGGATAGTAAGAGCACCAGAAAAAAGAATATTTTATTTAAATGTAGGATCAATCCCTCCAAATGAGGTAGATGCTTTTATGGAAAAAACAGTTTCTACTATGAAACGAACTCCCCATATAAATCCAGAAACTGGAGATTATAATTTAAGATTCAATCTTCAAAACCTACTAGAAGATTATTACATCCCCGTAAGGGGAAATGACTCATCAACAAAAATAGATACGGCTCAAGGGATGCAATGGGATGGGATAGTAGACGTAGAATATTTTAGAGACAAATTATTCGCGGCTTTAAAAGTACCTAAAGCTTTCATGGGATATGATGAAAATACTGATGGTAAAGCTACATTGGCAGCCCAAGATATTAGATTCGCTAGAACAATAGAAAGGATCCAAAGAATAACTATTTCTGAATTGTATAAAATAGCTATTATTCATTTATACACGCAAGGATATAGAGATGAGAATTTAGGAAACTTTGAAATTTCATTAACTACCCCATCAATAATATATGATCAAGAGAGAATAGAATTATTAAAATCTAAGGTAGAGTTAGCTGCTAGCATGATAGAACAAAACTTATTCCCTACTGACTTTATTTATGAACATATTTTCCATTTGAGTGAGGATCAATATGATGAATATAGAGATTTGATTATGCAGGACTCACATCGTAAATTTAGATTGGCTCAAATTGAATCTGAAGGTAATGATCCCCTAGAAACAGGAAAATCTTATGGTACTCCTCATGATCTGGCTAGTCTGTATGGTCCAGGAAGAATGGTTCCGGGATCCGTTCCTCCGGGATATGATGAAAACAAATCTGAAACTTTAGGTAGACCTAAGAATAGTGAAACTAAACGAAATACTCAAGCCGACAATTTTGGGAATGATAGATTAGGTTCGAAAGGGATGAAAAATGATTATAATAATGAAAAATCACCATTAAAATATAAACCCAAAGGTGGATCTCCATTAGCTTTAGAATCACAAACATCCCATTATTTATCTTACAAGGATACTTTAGAGTTAATCCCTCAAGAAAAAACTCGTTTGTTAGTTGAATCTCCCGAAGATACGTCTCCGCTTTTAGATGAATCTAATATTAAATAACATCCTCTTTTACATATTTATAAGAAACTATAGAAATGAATATAAAACATTCTAAATTTAAAAATACAGGAATTCTATTTGAGTTATTAACGAAAAAAATAACATCAGATACTATCTCAGGGGTAAAATCAAAATCCCTTCCTCTATTAAAAAAATACTTCTCTAATACAGAGTTGGGTAAGGAATATAAATTATATGAAATACTATCTAAATATAAAAACCTTAGTGAAGGTAAAGCTTCTACGGTAATAGATACTATATTAAAAGCTTCAAAAAGTCTCAATAGAACTAAGTTAAGAAAAGAAAAATATAACCTTATAAAGGAATTGAAGGAAATCTATGATGTAGATGAATTATTTAAGTCTAACATCTCTAACTATAAGGAACTAGCTTCCTTTTATACTTTATTTGAAATCTACAATACCTCCAATAAAGTTCTCCCCACTCAGATAATAGATAACAAAATACTAGTACTAGAATATCTTACTTCTACCAAAGAAATAAATAAAGGGAAAATCAAAACCGATGTAATGTCTGAGTTTAGAACCTATGATAAAGATTTAAGAATTCTTACATACCATGTTTTATTAGAGAAATTTAATACTAAATATTCATCATTAAACTCTAAACAAAAAGAAATATTAAGGGAGTTTATAGAATCTGTAGATAATTCTTCTAAACTTAAAGATTTTTATAATAAAGAGATTTTAGAACTGAAAACTTCCTTAAAAAAAGAAATATTTAAAGTTAAAGACCCAACATTAAAAATAAAAATAAAAGAAATATCAAAACTTCTCCAAGAAGTTAATTCTAAAGAGAAAATAACTAATAACCATTTAGTTAATTTACTACAATATCAGAATTTAATGGAAGAGCTTTTTAAAATAAACAACCTATGAAACAAAAAACTTTACAAGAACAATATAATTTGATCCTTAAAGGAAAAGGTAATGTTGAAATTTTCAAAAAAACTGCTAAGAAACTATTCCCTTCTATTATCCGTAATGCGGCGGATATAAAAGAAACAATAAATAGTTTAAAAAGAAATAATATAATTCACTCCCATGAAAATACTAAATCTGAAGATTCAGATTTCTTTTCTATATTTAAATCTAAATTAAATGAAAAGGAAAAGAAATATTCAGATTTTGAGGATCGTAAAATATCGGCCGCAACATCTAAAAGTTCAATAAAAGAAATAGAAGATGTAAATGATTCCCCTTTAATGAGAGCTAGAACATCAAGGGACAGATTTAAAAACCAAGTAGATGGTGAACCTAAATATTCTAAAGGATTTCATGTTGATAAAACCCAACAAGGTTTAGAAAGATATGAACTTGAGGATGAAAGAGCCCAAATTACTAGAGATATGGAACAAGAAGCTGAACCTCAAGGAGGAGAAGTCGCTGGCAGATTTGGTGATGCTTTAAATTCAATAGACGATAAATTGAAAAGATTAAGAGAATGTGGAAGAACTTTTGTAAAAGAAGCAAAAGAAGCAAAAGGAGCTAAAGCTGAAGAGAAGAAAACCCCCAAAGAAGTAATTGATATGGAGGTTAAAGGATATGATTATAAAGATATAAAAAACATTGATAATATCTTTGGACAAGAATTCTTGTCAGGTTATTATTGTGAAATGAAAGATCCTAAGAACTCCGAAAAAACTGTTGAACAAATAAAAGACATAGTAGCTAAAAACTTAACTAAAGATAGACTTCATTATGTTAAGGATGGTCAATTTGGGGTAAAAGGATTAGGATATAGAGACGACTTACCTGGATTAAAAGCTTCAAAAACAGACCAAATGGTTAAAGTTAAATTGAAGGAAGGGGTATCAAATAAACAACCTTTAAAAGCCCCTTATGATAATGATAATTTCAACCCACCTGAAGCTGATAGCAGAGAATATACTCAAGATGATTTTAATGAATTCCCTGATGATGTTTGGTTTGGGTTCGATGCTGGTGAGGGTGAAGACCTTAAAACTAGAGCTATTAACAAAGCAAGAGATATATCAAAATCAGAAAGAGTTACCCAGCATGTAAATAGAATAGATGACGGGAAAGGTAATATTGATTATAGAGTAGAGGATTGGTATGATTCTGAATCCACAGTAGCATCATTTGAAGATGGAAGACAATTCTCAGAAAGTAAAAAAAATATGAAACACATAAAACTGATAAACCTTATAAAAGAACAACTCCCCTTAGGAGAAAAACCATCCCCTAAACCTAAAAAAGAGAAAAAACCTACCCTTGATAGTAAATTATCGGAGATAGAAAACCAAGGGAAGATTGCGACTATAGAATTTCAAATAGAAGCTATATCACACGCTATTGATTCAAAAAGTAAAAGATTATCTATGGTTTCTGAAGATGAAAGTTTATCTGAACTTGTTGACAAGAAAAAGATCAAGGAGATGGAGAAGGAAATAAAGCTTTTAGAAAAGAAAAAAGCCACCATGGTTAAAGTGTACGAAAAAACCGCAGGATGTTCTTATTCTCCTCCAACTGAAATAGTTAGTGGTGATACTATTGAAGATAATAATATTGAAGAAAGAAAAAGACCTCTAAAAAGAAAAAATTCCCTATAAATTATGAAACAACTATTAATAGAGACTTCCACCTTTAAACCTACAATCTCTCCTGTCATTACAGAGGGTAAACTATCAGCTAGGGGAAATCTTGTAGTTGAAGGGATACTAGCCACAGCGGAAATCAAAAACGGTAACGGTAGATATTATTCCAGGGAGCTTTGGGTTAGGGAAATGAAGAAGTATGATGAACTAATTAAAAGTAATGGAGCAACTGGAGAACTAGACCATCCAGAATCCCAAACTGTAAATTTAAAAAACGTATCACATAATATTATAGAATATAGATGGGATGGGGATGAAATTATAGGGAAAATAGAAATCCTTCCTACCCCATCAGGTAATATTTTAAAAGCTTTAATAGAAAACAATATTCGTGTTGGTGTGTCTTCTAGAGGTATGGGATCTCTTAAAGAAGAAGGTGGAATAATGGAGGTTCAAGATGATTTTGAATTGTTATGTTGGGATTTTGTAAGCACCCCATCCAATCCAAACTCCTTTATGAAACCTCTTAGAGAAAACATTACTGAATCTAAATACTATAACCAGTATGGGGTAATAAATTCTATAATCATAGATATTTTATGCGGTAATGGATCTTGTCCTTTAAACTAAAAGTACTATTACCCCTACTAAACTAAATGTACCCTAACTGTTTACCGTAAGATCAGCATTAGGGTCTTTTTTTACTTTGAATTTCCTTCACATATGTATCATCAACAATACATCATTTTCTATATGATGGTAAGATTATATATCAAAAAAACTATTACGTTTACAATAAACGTATTTTCCAAAACAAATTTAGGAACATGAAACGAAATATATTAGAAGATGCTATCGCTGATGCTAAGACTATAAAAGAATCCGCTATTGAAAATGCTAAACTAGCATTGGAAGAAGCCTTCACCCCTCATTTGAAATCAATGTTAGCTGCAAAGTTAGAAGAAATCGAATTAGGAGAAGAAGAAGAGGAGGAAAATGTAGAAGAAGAATACGATACAATGAAAGAAGAAGAAGAAGATTTAGAGAGCTCTTTTACAGAAGAAGAAGAAGAGGAATTCAACTTAGACGAAATCCTAGCAGAAATCGAAAGAGAAATGGATGATGAAACTGAAGCTATAACTGAAGAAGAAACTGAAGAAGAAGAAACTGAAGAAGAAGAAACTGAAGAAGAAGAAAAAGAAACTGAAGAAGAAGAAAAAGAAACGGAGGATGAAACTGAAGACGAAGAAGATTTCGATGTAGGGGATATGACTGAAGAAGAATTTAAAGCTTTTGTAGCTTCCGTTATAGACGAAATGAACCAAGATGGTGAATTAGAATCCGAATCAGATTTCCCTGTTGAAGGTGAAGCTGAAGTAGAAGATGAAGTTGATTATCACAAAGAACTTTTTGAAGCTTATAAAACAGTAAAAATTCTTAGAAATGAACTTAATGAAATTAATTTATTAAATGCTAAACTTATTTACACAAATAAGATTTTTAAAGTTAACAATTTAAGAGAATCTCAAAAAATCCAAGTTCTAGAATCTTTCGATAAGGCATCCACAACATCAGAAGCAAAAGTCATATATGAGACTTTGATAAAAAGCATAACTCCTAGAGGAAAAGCTCCAATCAGAGAAAACAAAATGGGTTCTGCTTCAAAATCATTAGCCAATTTAAATGAATCTAAAACTTCTATTATAGAGGTTGACCCTATGGTTGCAAGATTCCAAAAACTAGCTGGTATTAAAATTTAATTAATAAAAACAACAAATTAACATAAAATAATATGTCAAAATTACAATCACTTTTAGAAAGTGCTAGTCCTTATAAATCACTACAAAGTGATGCTTCAAGACTAGCCAAAAAATGGAAGACTACAGGACTATTAGAAGGTATTGATTCTGAAACAGAAAGAAACAATATGTCTATGATCCTTGAGAACCAGTCAAAACAATTAGTAGTAGAAAACTCTACAACTGGTGGAGGTGCTGGTGCTGGTAGTTTCTCAACTGGTACAGGAGCACAATGGGCTGGAATAGCTCTTCCTATGGTTAGAAAAATCATGGGTCAAATCTCCACTAAGGAGTTTGTCTCTGTACAACCTATGAACCTGCCTGCAGGTTTAGTATTCTTCCTTGATTTCCAATATGGAACTTCAAAAACCCCTTTCACTGCTGGTGAGTCTTTATATGGGACTTTAGCTGCTGACGGTACTGGTCCTTTCGGGAACTCTACAACAGGTGGATCTTATGGTGCTGGAAGATATGGTTATTCAATTAACAACACAGCTTCTATCTCTTCAGCTACTACGGCTTCATCTACTAACTGGTTTACAGACATAAATGCTGACTCAGCATATTCTGCTTCTGTTTCTGCTGGTGGTTTGAAAGTAGTAATGATTCCTACCTCTGCAATCCCTAACTATGATGCTGAAGCAATCAGAAGTTTCCAATTGAGTACTGGATCTATAACAGGACCTATCCAATTGTCCGCTTTTACAAAGGCTTCAGGCTCTACTTTGAGATTCGTAGTAAGTTCAACTCAAGCTCCTGTTGAAGGATCTAACGTTACTATAACTTATACTCTACAACCTACAGATGCTAATAGAGGAGATTACGAAGAAGGAAATACTAACCTTAATGGTAGTAATGATCCTATTTCTATCCCTGAAATTAACATTTCAATGAGAAGTGAAGGTATAATTGCTAAAACTAGAAAACTTAAAGCTAAATGGACTCCTGAGTTCGCTCAAGACCTTGATGCTTACCAAAGTTTGGATGCTGAAGCAGAATTAACAAGTATTATGAGTGAACATATCGCCTTAGATATAGACTTAGAAATACTTGATATGTTGATTGAGTCAGCAGCGGCTGGTACCGAATATTGGTCAGCGGTTAATAACCTTTCAATAGGTGCTGCTGGTGTATTAAATTCTGATTTAGGATTCTTTAATTCCCAAGGACAATGGTTCCAAACACTTGGAACTAAAATGCAAAAATTGTCTAATATAATTCACCAAAGAACCTTAAGAGGAGGAGCTAACTTCATAGTTTGTTCTCCTGCAGTAGGAACTATTTTAGAGTCTATCCCAGGATTTGCTTCTAATTCAGACGGTGATGTTACTAAACAAACATATGCTTTTGGAGTTGAAAAAGCAGGAACTATGAATTCAAGATATACGGTGTATAAAAACCCTTATATGACTGAAAATGTAATCCTTATGGGATTCAGAGGAGGTCAATTCCTAGAAGCCGGAGCGGTTTTCGCCCCTTATGTTCCGTTGATTATGACACCTCTTGTATATGATCCAGACACTTACGTACCAAGTAAAGGTTTGATGACTAGATACGCTAAGAAAGTTGTGAGACCAGAATTTTACGGTAAGATCCTAGTAAGTGGATTGAACACACTGTAATAACTAATTAATAGTTAAAAGAAGAATCCTGAAGTTTTTTACTTCAGGATTTTTTTTATATATTTATTATAAAATTCAGGACTTAAAGCCTAATTAGCATGAAATGTAATATATGTAATGAAGAAATAACCGCTAGGTCCTTAGCGATGCATCTGAGATGGAACCATTCAATAAAGACGGAGGAATACCTTTCGAAGTACGGGGAATTTAGAATCAAAAAAATCAAAGAAATAAAAGACTCTAAAACCTATAAAATGGAATGTATGGAATGTGGTGTTAATGTAAAAGATTATAGGAATTTAATGTTCCATATTTCTAAAGAACATAACATATCCTTCAAAAATTATATACTAAAGCATAAATTTAATAATAAACCTCCATTATGTAAATGTGGATGTAAAGGTGAAACTACTTTTATTAAATATGACAAAAAGAACTGGTTTTCTTCCTATATTAAAGGTCATTGGGATTGGGTAAAACCTGGATATAACACCCACTCAATAGAAACAAAAAACCAAATGAGAAAAAGTGCTATAAAGAGAATAGAAAAAGAAAAAGGATTATTTAAGGGAGTATCCAAACTAGAAAAAGAACTACTTTCTTTCATTAAAAACGAATATAAAGATAAAATAATTAATAATGATACAGAATTATTAAATGGGAAAGAAATAGATATATATCTACCTGAATTAAAATTAGCTATAGAATTTAATGGAACTTATTATCATTCCGATCTCTTTAAAAAAGACAAATCATACCATCTAAAAAAAACAAAAGAATGTAACTCTTTAGGGGTAAAATTAATACATATTTGGGATAGTGATTGGATCCAAAAAAGCGATATTATCAAATCAATACTCAAAAACCAATTGAGTATTACTCCAAATTCAATTTATGCTAGAAAATGTGTTGTAAAAAACATTTCAAATAAAGAAAGTACTTCTTTCTTAAAAGAAAACCATCTACAGGGAAATGCTATATGTAAATACAGTTTAGGGTTATTCTATAATGATGGATTAGTTTCAGTAATGACCTTTAGTAAATTACGAAAAAATTTAAAACAAAATAATATCGAAGGTCATTTTGAATTGTTAAGATTTTGTAATAAAAAATACTATAATGTTATAGGGGGAGCATCTAAACTATTTAAGAAATTTATAACCCTCCATTCCCCTATAAAAGTAATATCTTATGCCAACAGAGATTGGAGTGATGGGGGTTTATACAATAAATTGAATATGAACCCCTTAAAACCTACTACTCCAGGATATCATTGGTTTAAATCAAAAATAAAATATAATAGATTTAACTTCAGAAAAGATCTATTAGTAAAACAAGGAGAAGACCCCAAACTTACAGAATATGAGATTATGTTAAATAGAGGATATTACCGAGTATGGAATACGGGAAATCTAAAATTTGAATGGAATTCTAATATGTATAATTGAATAATATAAAAAAAATATATGGCCTCTAATCATCATGATGACGAAATTTTTAAAAGCAAAAAAATTATTAAGAACCCTATAAAATTTAAAATCAACTTAAACCAAGAACAGAAGGAAGCTAAAGATAAAATCTTAAACAACACTTTAACTATATTAGCAGGTAAAGCTGGATCAGGTAAAACCTTATTAGCATGTCAAGTAGCATTAGATGGGTTGTTTAGAAAAGAATATAGTAAAATAATCATCACCCGACCTACAGTATCAAAGGAGGAAATAGGTTTCTTGCCTGGGGATCTAAGAGAAAAGATGGATCCCTGGATCCAACCTATATACCAAAATATGTTTTTACTATATGATAAAACTAAAATAGAAAAACTAATAGCTGATGGGATAGTAGAAATAGTTCCTCTATCATTCATGCGTGGTCGCACTTTTCTAGATTCATGTATAGTAGTAGATGAAGCCCAAAATGTTACTCATGAACAGATGGAAATGATTACTACTAGAATAGGAATTAGATCAAAAATGATGATATGCGGAGATGACCATCAAGTTGATTTAAAATCAAGAAGAGACTCAGGATTTAGATTCATATATTCCGCCGCCAAAAAGATAAAGAATATGGAAAGCATAACTTTAATTCATAATCATAGGGATCCTATAGTAGATGATATAATTAAAGCTTATGAGGATGAAAGAGAAAAACAAACTCCATCAAAATAATAATAAATTTTTAAAGTTACATATTTATAATAAAATTCAACATGGCTAACATACAAATATATGACGGTTTACCGGTATTTACTTCCGGTTCTTCAACTCCCTTTGGTTTTTACGATAACGATGTGACGTTTCAGAGTGACGCGGTAAAAGTGGCTAATTTTTGTGCTCAACGTTTAGGATTTCCTATAGTAAGTATAGAACTTCAAGACAAAAATTTCTTCACAGCTTTTGAACAGGCAGTCACTACTTATGGTAATGAATTATATGCTTATAAAATAAGACAGGATTATTTATCATTAGAGGGATCATCAACAGGATCCTCAATAAATTCGGCTATCATTACTCCTAATTTAGGAAATTTAATAAAGGAAGCACAACAATATGGATCCGAGGCGGGGACCGGGGGAAATGTTACATGGAAGACAGGTTCCATCAACCTAACAAGCTCAATCCAAACTTATGATTTAAATGCCTGGGCGGTTGATGAAGGTTTTACCTCTTCAGATTTAGAAATAAAAAGGATTTTCCATTCATCCCCACCTGCAATTCTTAAATTCTATGATCCCTTAGTGGGGTCACATGGTGGAGGTTTAAGAAGCCAATTTGGTTTTGGGAACTCATCACCCGCAATGTCTTTCGTTTTAATGCCTCTAAATTATGATTTACAAGTATTACAACAAATAGAATTAAATGATACTATAAGAAAATCTAATTATTCCTTCGAAATACAGAACAATAACCTTAGGATATTTCCCATTCCTAATGGTAGTGTAGAAAAATTATACTTCCATTTCATATTAAAATCAGAAAGAGCTGCTAATAGTGTTGTATCTTCTCCATCTTTAATAACCAATGTATCTAATGTCCCTTTTAATAATCCTATATACTCTCAAATGAATTCAGTAGGAAGGAGTTGGGTATTTGAATATACTTTAGCTCTATGTAAAGAAATGTTAGGTTATATTAGAGGGAAATACGGTTCAATCCCAATTCCAGGAGATAATGTTCAACTTAACCAAAGTGATTTAATATCTTCTGCAACTGCTGATAAAACTAGTTTAATAGAAAGCCTAAGAGATTTCTTAAATGAGACTTCAAAAGATAAATTATTAGAACGAAGAGGAAGAGAGAGTGAGATTCTCCAAAAAGAACTTAATAATGTTCCCTTTCCAATATATATATTTTAACCTATGTGTGCTTTATTTGGATCATCAAGGGACATTAGTCTCATAAGAAAAATTAATAGGGAACTAATGGGGGATATTATAACCCAACAATGTGCCTTTTATAAACTGGGATTAAATTCTACAAAGTTTAATTTATATGGGGAGGCTTCTGATGAAAAATATTATGAAGGTCCTATATTAGTTAATTGTTTAGTAGAAAGAAAACCCCAAGATGTGACTTCTAATGACTATAATATAGACGTTACTTGGGATACTTTATTTAAAATCCTCAGAGATGATTTATTACCTAACTCTTTAGACTTTAATTCTACTTCTTCCCATGGAGCTAACATATATCCGGAAATCGGAGATATTATTCTCTACCAAGAGAATTATTTCGAAATATCAAAGATAGAATCTAACCAATTTTTTATGGGTAAAGATCCAGATTATCCTAATTCACCCAATCCTATAAACCCTGGATTAGAAGATTTTGGGTATAATGTTTCTGTTATATGTACTACCCATATGGTACCTCCAAACCGTTTAGGAATTTCTAAGGTTAATAATTTAATATAAGATAATGGCTAAAAAAGGAAAAAAACCTACACCTAAATCCCAAAAGGATATAAGCAAGTCTCTACATTCCCCTTACACTAACCCTGACACTGGAGAAAGTAAGGGTAACCCAAATGATATTGATTCAGAAATCAATAGAGGGGAACAATTATCCTTTAAAGAGGATAATACAAAACCCATAAGTTTAGGTTTTAAAGAAATAGATGAAGCCATTTTCTATTACATAGAAAACATAATCAAACCCACAGTAGTCCAAAACGGGAATGTAATAAAAGTTCCTGTCCTATATGGTAATTCGGAAAGATGGAAACAAATCCAAAAAGATGGATATTATAGAGACAAAAATGGGGCTCTAATGATGCCCGTGATAGTTTTTAAAAGAAGCAACATAGAAAAGATAAAGAACCTTACAAATAAGATGGATGCTAACAGCCCCATCAATACCCAGATATTTACTAAAACATATAGCCCAAAAAACACATATGATAATTTTAGCATATTAAATAATAGAATACCTGTAAAACAACATTATGCTGTAGTAGTACCCGACTATGTTACAGTAACATATGATTTCTCTATATCTACTTATTATATAGAACAATTAAACAAATTAGTAGAAGCCATAAATTATGCTTCAGACTCCTATTGGGGAGATCCTGAAAGTTTTAAGTTTAAGGCTACAGTAGACTCATTCTCTACTCCGGTAGAAGTTTCATCATCAGGGGAAAGGTCGGTTAAATGTAATTTTACATTAAAACTTTACGGTTATGTAATACCTGATACTACTCAAAAACAATTAAATTCTCTTAAAAAGTTTAATTCTAAAGCTAAGACTATATTTACTTTAGAGACGGTTCCTAACATAAATAATACTTCAGTCCCTTCTAGAACAGAAATAGCGGGCCCTAGAGAATTTTCAACTTTCACTTACCCTCCTTTCCCTAGCATATCTGGTGGGGGTGGGGGTAATACTGGGGTGTATATGGTTACAGGTTCGGTTACGAGTTCTTTATCAAGCTCAATATTTAATTTTGTAAAATCTAATGGGGATTCTTTTTCTTTAGAAATCTCAACGAGCAGTCAAGTTTCAACAAGTTCACTCCTAACCACAGCTTCAGTAAACGTTAACACTATCACCTTTACCAAGGGTGATGGTTCAACCTTCCCTGTAACAATTAACACTGGTAGTGGTGGAGGGGGAACTACCCCAACAGGTTCACTCCTAACCACAGCCTCAGTGTCCGCCAACACTATAACTTTCACTAAAGGAAATGGAACCACCTTCCCTATAACAATTTCAACAGGATCTTTTGAAGATTTTAATATAGGAAATAGTGACCTTGAAGTCTCATCATCAAACCGACAGTTACTTTTAAATAACTCTAGATTCCAAATATATAGTAATAATGGAGGTTCTTATTTAAGAGAATTTTATTCCGAGACTCCTTCAGTTATAGAATATAACGAATATGTTATTAATTCATTTACCTCTGATGATGTTTTATCTACGGTTTTTAATAAATATAGAGGAATACAACTTCCTATAGCAGACCCTGATAATGAGAAGCGTTGGAATATAGATGGTGATGGTGTTGTAGGGAGTCCTGGGGAGTTCCATAAATATAGTCCAGGTTATGTTATGTTTGAATCTGATGGTGTTAAGTATTTCCCTGATGATGGTAACTATAACAGACTAAAAATAACAGATGCTTATGATATCGAGGGAGGTTTATTATGGTCTTATATATTAACTGATAGAAACACTGGTTCATTTGTAACCACGGCCTCAGTAAAAGCTAACACTATAACTTTCACTAAAGGAAATGGAACCACCTTCCCTATAACAATTAACACGGGCAGTGGTGGAGGGGGAACTACCCCAACAGGTTCACTCCTAACCACAGCTTCAGTAAACGTTAACACTATCACCTTTACCAAGGGTGATGGTTCAACCTTCCCTGTAACAATTAACACTGGCAGTGGTGACGGTAAGGGGGTAGCTACTAGAGTATTTGAATTTGCTTGTTCTGATTTTGTCTCCACATTAGCCCCCTTAGCAACAGCTTCATATAAAAGAATTCCACTAGCTGGGACTATAACAGGAGTGGGAGCATCATTAATACAAGCCTCCACAGGGGCCGAAGTAACGGTGAATATAAAAAAAAATGGAACCACTATATTCTCAACTAAACCTACAATAGATATTAACTCTAGAACTACAGTAGGGGCTGCTATTCCTTCAGTTTTATCAGCAACCTCCATAACTGCTGATGATGAATTCCAAGTTGATATAGACACTGTAGGTACAGGAGATTCAGGAAAGGGATTAATTGTTTACATATTAATGACACCATCATAATGAACCAATACGCACAACATAATACCCAACTCAAAAAGAAAATAAATTTAGATGGTAACACGGGAAAATATATTATAGGTGATGGTTTATCTTTTTTAGGTGATGTGAAAGATGGAGGAAAAACAATTTTATTTTCTATAGAAATAAATACATTAGTGGTTGAATCTACAAACGGATATAATATATTACAGGCTAGAAAAAGTGATTTGAGCCTTGGTGGGGCACTTATAATAGGCATATTCAGATTAGCCGATGAAACTAATAATGAAAGTAGATTTGGTATTAGTTGGAGGGGTGACCCTGTTACTACTACTAACGTAATATTTGCTGGACCTTCAATAAATGTAGGCTCTACCTATGTTGTTGCTTTTCAAACAACAGGAAGTGAATATAAAATATGGATCAATGGAGAGTATTATACAATATCAACGTCCTTATCCTTCGGGGGGGCTTCTGCAAATAATGGTAGTTGGTTTGGGGATGTTTCAGTTTTGACTAAAGCAAACATATCAGCCAACGCTTTAGGGAGTTCCAGTGGAGGTTTAAAGTCTACAATCTCAATGATGGCTTATTGGGATAAATTATTAACACACCAGGAACTTTTAGAGATTTATAATAATAGAAATATTAGAGATCCAAGAAAACTTTATACCTCTTTACCAAATTTAAAATCTTTATATAGGTTTGGAGAAAGAGAATCGGTATCAGGTTCCATAGCAAACCTTTTAGATGAAGTAGTACCAAAAAATTTACCAAGTGTTGGAATAACCACGGCCGACATAATACCTTCATTTGCTACCTATTCTAAATTAATATACTATGAAAATTTTAATGGAAGTAATGGTAATGGGGTAGTAACGGGAGATAGTTGGAGTAATAATGGTTCCCGATGTGTTTTAACTTTTAGCGGTACTGCAGGATCAATATCGCCATCTACCCATAATATAAAATATCCAACAATATCTTCAGAACGTGATAATCTATCCATGCAATGTGATATCTATGGAAATAATTTAGAGGTGGATGTTATTCCTAGGTTAATATTAAGAGGAACGGTAAATGTCGCAGGAAATCTCATGTTTGCTTCTATAATGGCGGCTTCAACAGATCAAAGAAACTACAGGGTTTTATGGAGGGATAGTACAGGTTTAATTTCTATAGATAATATTTCAGTTTCTATAGTTACATATCCTAGATGTAGAATGAATATAGATAGGATTAATAAAATTTTAACATTTTCATATTGGGATAACATAGATTCTTGGCAACTACTCCATCCACCCCAAAATATAAATATAGACTTATCATCCCAAACCTTTTGGCCAGAAATCACAGGTCAAAATTCTTTTAAAGGTGGAAACGCTGCAGTTACTTTCGATAATTTATATGTAGCAGAATCATACTACCTGACGACAACACCATCATTATTATGAAAAACAAACAACAAACCTTAAGCTTAGAACTTCAAACTTCTATAAAAGAATTAAGAGAAGAATTATCTACTATAACCTATGAAATGGGAAATATAGGTTTACAAATCCTCTCCCTTAAAAAAATTAAAAAAGAAATAAAGGAAAAATTTTATTCTTTAGAGAAAAGGGAAAAGGATTTGATAGACAAAATAACAAAAGAGCATGGTAAAGGAAGAATATCATTAGATACAGGGGAATTTCATCCTTTAGATTAACCTTTAACAGTATTTATTATATTTATAACAAAATTAAATAAAAAACAAAATGGCTGAAACTTTAATATCTCCAGGCGTTCTTGCTAGAGAAAATGATCAATCCCAAATACTTTCTCAACCCATCCAGGTTGGGGCGGCTTTAGTAGGCCCTACGGTAAAAGGTCAAGTTAACATACCTAAAGTAATAACATCATATAGTGAATATGTTTCTGCTTTTGGTTCTACCTTTATAACAGGATCCCAACAAAATACTTTCTTTACATCTATCTCAGCTTATAATTATTTCAAAAATGGTGGAGATTCTTTATTAGTAACTAGAGTAGCATCAGGTTCATTTACCCCCGCTTCAAGTGGTATATCCTCTTCTTTAGGTACTGTAGCTTTCACCTTAAAAACTCTAGGTGAAGGGATAATCATGAACAGTTCCTCTTCATTAAATTCCAAGGGGTCCTTAGCTAGTGGTTCAGCCAATAATATTAGATGGGAAATAGTAAGCCCTTCATCTTCATCCGGTACATTTAGTCTGATAGTAAGAAATGGAAACGATAATACTAAATCAAAATCAGTATTAGAAGTATTTAATAACTTATCTTTAGATCCAACAGCTCCCAACTATATTTCTAGGATTATAGGTGACCAAACCCAAACTTTGAGAGGATCTGGAACTGAAGTATACTTACAATCATCAGGTTCGTATCCTAACTCTTCAAGATATATAAGAGTAGATTCAGTATTACTTCCAACTCCTGGGTATTTTAATAATAATGGAATAGCTCAAGATCAATATACAGGATCAATGCCTACAGTTCAAAGTGGTTCTTTTTCAGGAGCAACTGGAACCATACTTACAGGAACGGGAAAATATTACCACAATATAACAAACACAGATTCACAGGGATTAGTAGGAGACAATTATACTATTGCTTTAAACTTACTAGCTAATAAAGATGAATTTAGATTTAATGTAATCTCTACCCCTGGACTTATTTATTCTTTTGCATCTCATGCAACCTCCTTGAATACTTTAATTTCTAACATAGAGGGAAGAGGAGACGCTATAATACCTCTAGATCTAGAAGGATATGATTCTACTATAACAGCTGCTATAGGAACAGCAGCTACATTAGACTCATCTTATTGTGCTTCATATTGGCCTTGGGTGCAAATAGTAGACCCAGATACAAGACAAAATGTATGGGTTCCTACCTCAACTTTAGTTCCTGGTATGTATGCTTCTAGTGATAAAAAATCTGAACCTTGGTTTGCTCCCGCAGGAATAAGCAGAGGAGGATTAAAGAATGTAATCCAAACAGAAAGAAAATTAATAAACTCTGATAGAAACTCTTTATATGCAGGTAAAGTAAACCCATTAGCCACCTTTCCTGGAAGAGGAATAGTAGTGTTTGGTAATAAAACATTACAATCCCAAGCAAGCTCATTAGATAGAATTAACGTTAGAAGATTATTGATTGACCTAAAAGGCTGGATAGGTCAAATAGCTGATACTCTAGTATTCGAACAGAATACAGTGGCCACAAGAAATACCTTCTTAAGTCAAGTAAATCCAAGAATGGAAAGTGTACAACAAAGACAAGGGTTATATGCTTTTAAAGTAGTTATGGATGATAGTAATAATACTCCAGATGTAATAGATAGAAATGAATTGAGAGGAGCTATTTACATTCAACCTACAAGAACATCAGAATTTATTTACCTAGATTTCAACATCCTTCCCACAGGGGCAGAATTTCCTTCTTAATTAAAAATTCATTTCTTACATATTTATAATAAAATAACAAAATGGCAGTATTAAATCCAAACGAAAGCTTCTTCACCGCATGGGAACCTAAACAAGCAAATAGATTCGTAATGTATGTAGACGGGGTTCCTTCATATCTCATCAAAGGGGTCAGTGGGTTAGGTTTTTCCCAAGATGAAATAACTCTTAACCATATTAATATTTACCGTAAAGTAAAAGGTAAATTAAAATGGAATGATCTTGATTTGGAGTTATTTGATCCAATCACCCCATCAGGAGCCCAATCCGTTATGGAGTGGGTAAGATTGCACCACGAATCTGTTACGGGCAGAGATGGTTATTCCGATTTTTATAAAAAAGATTTAACTATAAATGTACTAGGACCTGTCAATGATACAGTGTCGGAATGGATCATAAAAGGAGCCTTTATTAAATCTGCAAATTTTGGAGATTTTAATTGGGATACTGAAAATGAAGCCCTTAACATAAAATTATCAATTGGGATGGATTATTGTGTCTTGAATTTCTAATTCAAAAGATTTTACCTTAGAAAGGAGTTTGGCTTTGTCAAGCTCTTTTTTTATTTTTATATTTATAACAAATAAACAAATATTATGGTTGAAAAAATGTTCCCTACAGAAGAAATAGAACTTCCTTCTAAAGGATTAATATATGAAGAAAATAACCCTTTAAGATCAGGGAAAATTGAAATAAAATATATGACAGCTAAAGAGGAAGATATCCTATCTAACCAATCTTATATAGAGAAAGGAATAGTTTTAGATAAGCTTTTGGAATCTTTAATTGTAAATAAAAAAATTAAAGTAGATGATCTTATAGTAGGAGATAAAAACGCTCTATTTATAGCATCTAGAGTTTTAGGATATGGTAAAAATTATGAATTTGATGTAGGAGGAGAATCCCAAGTTATAGATTTGACTACATTGGAAAATAAAGAGTTTGATGAAACTTCAATAACCTTAGGTTTAAATTCTTTTTCTTTCACCTTACCTTCAACAGGTGTAGAAATTAAATATAAATTATTAACTGGGAAGGATGAAAAGGCTATAACTAGAGAATTAGAGGGATTAAAGAAATTAAATCCAAACGAATCCCCAGAATTGACCACTAGACTTAAACATATGATCCTTTCAGTAGAAGAAAATTCTGAACCTAAACATATAAGGGAATTTGTAGATAATAGGTTTTTAGCTATGGATTCTAGAGCCTTTAGAGGACATATAAAACAAACTCAACCCGATGTCAATTTAACATATATATCTAATAAAGGAAAGGAGGTGAGTCTCCCTATAGGGCTCAACTTTTTTTGGCCTGACTATTGAAAATCTCCAAATTTTTAGGCAAAACCTTTTTAAAACCCTTCATGAAATAACATTTCATGGTAGGGGAGGTTTCTCTTATGAAATCCTATATAATATGCCTATTTGGTTAAGGAATTATACTTTAAAACAAATCCAGGATTTTAATAAAGAAGATATCCCATCATCAAAACCTAAAGGTAAAGATTTTTTTGATAGTGACGGGAATTTTATAAAAAACCCTAAACCTTAATATGTATAAACAAAATAAATGGCAGTAACCCCGGAGAATATAAATGATCAAGAAAATCTTAACAATTCCTTAACGGAGGAACATGAGATAGGTAAAGCTATACTTGAGATATTAAGAGAAAGGGCTGGTATTTCTTCAACAGTTTTAGATACCCAACAGGATATTAATAATTCTATTAAAAGCCAATCAAAATTTGCGAAAAGGTTAAATACCGAACAAAGATCCTTATCTTCCCTTACTTCCAAAATAACTAAAGAAATTGAATCTGTATATTCAATCCAAAAAGATAGTTTAGGATTAGAATCTACAAAAAACCAATTAACAGAAAAAAGATTATCCTTAACTAAACAAGCCCAACTTCTGGATCAACTTCAGGCTAAATTTCTTATGTCTGGGGTAGAAGGGTCAGACATTCAAGCTCAAAATATTGAGGAGCAATTAGCTAATATAGTTCGTACTAGAAACGAATTGGCTATCATAGAAAGCCATTCTGAAGAAATTCAAAGAAGTTTTGGGGTAGGTTCCTTTGCGGCTTTTAATGATATAGCTAAAAGCATCCCTGGATTAAGATCATATTCCACCTCCTTTGGAGAAGCGGCTGAAGCTTCTAGACAACAAGCTATATATAATAAAGAAGCATTTGGAGATATTAAAGGCATTAGTTCTGAAACCGCTAAAAAAATAACATTAGAGAGGAGGTGGGAGGAAAAAAAGAGATTATATAAAGAAAAAAGAAAAGAAGGAATGACCTCTCAAGAGGCTGCGTCCCAGGCGGGGGAGGAATCTATAATAAACATCCCAGATGTTAAATCTCTATCCCCTCTTATGGCAGGAGTTAAGAGTCTTGGAGCTAATTTAATGACCGCCTTAGGACCCATAGCCTTATTAGGGTTATTGGTTTCTTCTATAATGGAAGTAGATCAAGTCGTAGGAAGTATGGCTAAAGGGATGGGGGTTTCATATAAAGAAGCTACTGGATTCCATAAAGAACTTAACGAGGCGGCAAAAGCTTCAGGAGAAAACTTTGTATCATCCAAAGACCTTTCTGAAATGTTAACAAAAATGAATGATTCCTTAGGAACCGGAGTCATGTTAAATAAAGATATGTTAGTACAGATGAGTGCCTTAAAAGACATGGCAGGATTCACTAACGAAGAAATGATTGCTTTAGGTAAAATCTCAATAAGTTCTGGAAAACCTGTAAACGATATTACTAAGGAGTTTATGGCTCAAGCTAAAATCGCTTCCCTTAAAAACGGAGTATTATTAAACGAAAAAGAATTATTAAAAGGGATAGGAAAAGTTTCATCTTCAATCACTCTTTCATTAGGTCAAAATCCAGGGCTTATAGCTGAGGCCGTAGCTACAGCAAAGTCTTTAGGTATGGAGTTAGACCAGGTAAATTCCATAGCTGATAGTTTATTAAACTTCCAAGATTCCATACAAGCTGAAATGAGTGCGGAGTTGATATTAGGAAGAAATCTTAACTTGGAAAAAGCACGACAATATGCTTTAGATAATAATCTGGCGGGTGTAGCCTCTGAAATAGCGAAACAAGTAGGGACAGCCGCTGCGTTTGGAAACTTAAATAGAATAGAACAAGAAGCTTTAGCTAAAGCTGTTGGAATGACTAAAGATCAATTAGCAGATTCATTATTTATCAGGGAACAATTAAAAGGAGCTACTGGAGAACAAGCTGAAAAAGATGCTAAAATCCTCCAATCTCGAATAGATATTCTAGGTCAAGAGGGAGCCTTAGCTGAACTCCAAGATAAAAAACTTGAAGGATTAAGAGAACAAGCTTCCAATTCAGATAAAATAAGAGAATCTACAGAAAAATTAAAAGACGTTTTTACAAGCATGGCTATTCCTTTAATGGATATAATTAACCCTATAGTTAGTATGCTAGCACCCGCTATCGCAGGAATAGGTTTGTTGTTGACTCCTATAACTTCAGCCTTCAAAATTATAGGAGGATTAATAGAAGGGAACCTTGAAGGTATTAAGGGTTGGGAGGCAACTCTTGGTGGGGTAGTATTAACCTTAGCCACACTTTATGGGACTATGAAAGCTACGAGAAATATGTCTTTCGCAATAGAAACTATAGAAAAACGTAAATTGATAACTGAGAAGTTAAGTTTAATATTAGGGAAAAGTAAATTAGCTCAAATGGTAGCCCAGGCTGTAGCCTATACTATAGCACACCCTGTAGCGGCTTTGGTAGGAATAGGATTGGCTGCAGGGATAGGAAAAATAGTTTATGATAAAGCAGGTGATGTAATGTCCCCCTCAAAAGGCAAAACTCGAGTGTCTACTAAAGAAGGAGGTTTATTTGAACTATCCCCCAATGATGATTTAATAGCGGCTCCAAATTTATTATCTAATAAGACCCAACAATCTCAAAACACAACATCCCCAGCTATATCTTTAGAAAAATTATATTCTAAATTAGATGAGCTAATAGCCGCAGTAAAAATGGAAGGGGATGTTTATTTAGATGGAAATAAAGTAGGAAAATCTTTAGCCCTAAATACTTCTAGAATGGGTTAATATTTATAACAAAATAAAATTTTAAACAAATGCCATTACTTAATAAACTTCAATCACAAGGATCTAACCTTTCAACCTTCAATGGGTCTACCCCTCCAGTAACTGTTAGTATAGATTCAAAACTACATTATAGTTATTCTTTAAACGGTATTCCGGATAATGTGTCATTAAGGCAACCTTCAAATCTAGATTTAAATGGACAAGTTCCTTCATATAATTATAGAGATAATTCACCCGAGGGTGCGTCATTTTAATTCATATTAACGGAGGATTAACGTATTATATTAATAGTCTTATATGATTCAATACCTTATATACCTATTTTATTTAATGCGATAAAAGGCGACATTTTTAAACCAAAACCTTAAATGGCTTTAATTGAACTTAAAACAGATCTAAAATCCCTTAAATATGGGAGAGATAAAAAATATGGAGGTTCGAGCAATCAACCTTATATTCAAAAATCTATCCCTGAAGGAGAAGGGTCTGGAATTTTAAGCACTGGAGGTCCTGATGTTTTATTAAGCGGGGGTTTACTTTCACCTAAGCTACATTTCAAATCTGTAGAGGATGTAAGTAGATTAACTCAAATGTTTTTCGATCTAAAATCACCACAAGGACTTCTTTTCACCCTAAAAGAGAATATTTTATCTAGGACTGCAGTAAAAACGGAAGCTTCTAAAGGGATAGGATATGGTGGGGGGAATATAAATCAAGGAATTTATTCTCCCTTATCTACTATAGCCCAATCTGGTATTTCTTCTTTTGGGGGCCATTTAAACCACTTAGGGATAATACCTATTACGAATAATTCTTCTTTTCCTGGTCTAGGGATAAACTCCTATTCTAGTATAATAAAAACTCAAAAAGAAGAAGACCTAGAAAAACTTCCTTTAACTTTTACTAAAGAAATAATTAAAGATGAATTTCTATTAGATTCACCTCAAATATTAGGATCCGAATATAATCCTAATAATCCTTATATTACTATTATTAAATCATCTTTAGGTGCGGGTTTCTCAAACAGACTATTAAATATATGGTACACTTCCCAGATAGAGAAAAATAATAACAATATATTAGAATATTCAGGAGGTCCCGGATCTATATTAGGGATAGGATCAACAATAATTCCCTTTACAGATCAAAGAACAGGGGTAAACAACCCTAAGTTTGATCCTAAATTAGATCCAATATTCAGTACTGAAAAACTAAAAGGACTTCTTTTCACCCTAAAAGAGAATATTTTATCTAGGACTGCAGTAAAAACGGAAGCTTCTAAAGGGATAGGATATGGTGGGGGGAATATAAATCAAGGAATTTATTCTCCCTTATCTACTATAGCCCAATCTGGTATTTCTTCTTTTGGGGGCCATTTAAACCACTTAGGGATAATACCTATTACGAATAATTCTTCTTTTCCTGGTCTAGGGATAAACTCCTATTCTAGTATAATAAAAACTCAAAAAGAAGAAGACCTAGAAAAACTTCCTTTAACTTTTACTAAAGAAATAATTAAAGATGAATTTCTATTAGATTCACCTCAAATATTAGGATCCGAATATAATCCTAATAATTCTTATATTACTATTATTAAATCATCTTTAGGTGCGGGTTTCTCAAACAGACTATTAAATATATGGTACACTTCCCAGATAAAGAAAAATAATAACAATATAAGAGAATATCCAGGAGGTCCCGGATCTATATTAGGGATAGGATCAACAATAATTCCCTTTACAGATCAAAGAACAGGGATAAACAACCCTGAGTTTGATCCTAAATTAGATCCAATATTCAGTACTGAAAAACTAATATCCAATAAAATATTAGGAGTTACTAAAACGGCTACTTCATCTAGTTTAATATCAGCAGAAGATAAAAAATCTTTAGATTCTTATATAGAGTACCTAAAAACACATAACCCCATCCCTGATAATGGAGGGAATTTAACGGGGGTAAATAATACTCTCATCCTTAATGGTATCCCTTTGGGTGGAGAATATTGGCAGGGAACTAAAAAAATCCAAGATACTTCTAAGATTATTTCTGAATCTGAGATAGGGCAAGGAGTAAAAGAGGATTTTAGAAAAAAAATTAATGTAGAAGAGGGTATAAGTAAAATAATTTCTTTATCTCCTTCATACTTACCCAGTAATGGGAAAAACATAGAAAATAGGGTAAATTTAGGGGATCCCGGATTATGGAATAATAATCAAGGTACATCTAAAAACGTATACAAATATTCATCTCAAACTTCTAAAGATGCTTTAGATAAAATCACTTCATTATTACCTTATCCATCTTCAAACCCTCCGTCCCCTGAATCTATTAGTGATTTAGTTAAATTTAAAATATCAACTATAAACAACGACGATGTAAATGGAGAATCTATAAATCTCCACTTCAGAGCCTTAATAAAGGGTTTTTCAGATAGTTACGGGGCTAAATGGGATGCTGTAAACTATGTAGGTAGAGGGGATACTTTATACAACTATAGTGGATTTGATAGAGACATTTCATTATCTTTTACGGTGATGGCTCAATCTAGACCAGAGCTTATCCCAATGTATAAAAAATTAAATTATTTAGCTTCTATCTTAGCCCCAGACTATTCAGCCTCAGGGTTTATGAGAGGTACTTTAGTGAAACTAACTGTAGGAGGTTATATATATGAACAGCCGGGTTTTATAAAATCCTTAACATATACAATTCCTGATGATACTACTTGGGAAATAGGTATAAATGAAGAAGGTGGTAAAGACAAAGATCTAACAGAACTACCTCACAGAATAGAAGTAAGTGGTTTTTCATTTGTCCCAATCCATAACTTCCTTCCTCAAAAGGTTAAAAACCTAAACAATTCCTTAGAAAGATATATATCCCTTCCTAATCTATAATAATGAATAGATATTCTAACATAAAACAAATAAGGAACCTAAATGAAGACTTAAGGGGTGGTAATTCTCTTGCATATAAGGGAGTAAAATATCCAACAGTTCCATTAGATGAAAATGATATATATGTAATAACCGAATTTGGAGACAGGTTAGATATTTTAGCTCAACAATTCTATAAAGATGTCACTTTATATTGGATAATATCTATAGCTAATCCTGATATTATTAACTTCGGTTCTCTTTCTATATTAGAAGGATCCCAAATAAGGATCCCTACAAACTTAAATTCAATCCTTACAAACTATAAATTATTAAATGGTCTTTAAAAAATGAGTATATTCGGAGAGCCTTTTAGCCCTTGGGTAAAGGAACAAATAGAAACTAGACAGAAGATATTAGGAACCTCAACAGATCCTCATAACTTGCAAGTATATAACACCAAAACCCCTTGGATTAGGTTGGCCAGTTCTATAAATCTCTCTAATACTTCTTTATACCACTATGATCATAATCCTTTTTCCATCAACATAATACCCAACTCAAACTATAGTTTCGCGAATTTAACCCCTACCCCTAAGGTGAATGATCCTTCATCTATAATTCAAAAACTTTTAAGTGAAAATTGGCCTGTGGTTGAAGGAAGTGATTTAGCCCGAAACTGTATATTATTTGGGGGGGCTGTATCTGATGGCCTTAATAATGGAGAATATAAATATTTAGGGTTAAATTCCGGGATAAATTCTCAGGAATTTAATAACCAAGGATCTTATGGGTGGTTAGGAACAAGTGAAAGAGGATATATCCCTTTACCTGGTATAACTCAAGCTACTACAAAATATCTAAATAATGGGACATTAGCAGAATCCACTATAAGTATAAAATGTTTTAGTAAAAACCAACTCCAAATTATAGATATATTATATATGAGACCGGGATATACTTTACTTTTAGAATTTGGATGGAGTCATTTTTTCGATAAAAATAACACTATACAAAAAATGGACACTTTCCATTCAGACCCTCTTATAAAATTCTTAAAAGGGATAAATCAAGATGAAATGTATGAGGTTATAGATGTGGAAAAGAAAGATAAGAAAGGAAACTATGAGGCTATATTAGGGAAAGTTTCTAACTTCAGTTGGGCTTTAGATAATGATGGGAGTTATAGTTGTGAAATAACTATTACTTCTGTAGGGGATATTATTGAGTCTTTAAAAGCAGGAATAAATGTGGGTTGGGGGGAAGATGAAGATAAGGAAGATGAAGATAATGTTTTAATATCTAATCGAGATAGATCTTTTATAGATAAATTACTATATGATGCATCCCAATTAATCCCCCAATATTCAACAGAAAAATTAAAACGTAATAATAAAGTTATAGAGGCAAAATAGTAATGGATAACAGCGTATATACAACCTTTCCTAAAAAGATATCTCTTGAGGGTAAGACTTTTATTATAAAAGATGCTATAATTAAGATCCCATCCTCTGGGGGAGATGATTCTTCAAGTAACCCTAAAACCTATATAAAATACGGTTATCTCTTATCTCAAATTCAATCAAGACTTTTGCTATATGATCGAGACATCCCTTGTTTGAGGTTTAATATAGATTTTGAAAATTTAGAATCTGATGAAAATTATATTTTAACATATGAAGGAAGTATATCCTCTGATCCAAGAATATGTTTAACTTTAAAGGAATTAAATCTCCCTAACCATTTTACCACATCTGATATATTTCAGGGGAGATTATTTAATTTATACCTAAATATAGATTGGTTGAGTAACATAACATCAGAAAATATTAATAATAATAAAGATTCCTTTACTATATTAGAATTTTTAAAAACCATAAATGCGGGGATAACTGAATCTTTGGGAGGTATAAATGATATTTCGATTCAAGTAGATAGAAATAAAATAAATTTTATAGAAAAAACCCCTAAAGAAAACAAAACCCCAGATCCAGAATACTCTATATTTAATATATACGGAATAAAAGAATCCAATTCATCGTTGGAGGGAAGTTTTATTAGAAAAATAAACTTATCCTCTGAAATACCTAATGATATGAAAGCTTTAGCTGTGATAGGGGCCCAATCAAACTCCAACCAAGTAGGGGGAAATGCTCTCTCCTTCTCTAATTATAGTAAAGGATTAATAGATAGAATAATCCCAGAAAAAATAAATTACTCTGAAGCCCCGGGAACGCAAGATACATCGAAGAAGACCCCCCTTAAAACAGAAAAAACCCTCAAAAATTTAATATCTAAAACATATCTTCTCCATGATGGAGGAGGGATCCATTTCAATGATGAAAATATAGATAGTTTAAAATCTAATTACCAAGAATACTCTCAATATAAAATAGGAGAATTATCAACACCCGGCCCATCTCAGCAAATAGCGGGACCATTCTTTCTCCCTTTCAACCTCTCTTTAGACTTAGATGGACTGGCGGGAATTAAATTATACCAAAAATTCAAAATGTCCGATAGTGTCCTCCCTAAATCTTATGATTCAAAAGAGATAGATATTATAGTTAGTAGCGTTTCTCATAAAGTAGATTCTAGTTCTTGGATTACTTCTATTGATACCTTAGCAACTCCTTCTTTTACTAAAGGTAAATTACCGCCTATTTCTCCTTTAATGTCTAACATAAATCCAAAAGCTTCTATAAGAGAAAATAACCTACTACCTACCAGTGAAAATTCCGATCTTTATAAAATTGTTCCTTCTCTCCCATCAGCACTATTTTCACAGAATAGAAGAGATGCCATGCAAAAAAGTTATAATTTTGTATTCAAGAGAGACGGAGAGAAGAAAGGGTGGTGTGCTAGATGGACCTATAATATGGCTTATAACTATGTTAGGTTCCTGAAAGATCAATTCCCACCAATGACCCAAATACCCTCCGGAGGGGCTGCTAATCAAAATTTAGAATATTGGTCCAACCTAACAAAGATAGGATATACTCAACATAAAATTGGTACTAATATATCTAAAGAAAGATTAGCAGCCCTTATTAATCCCCCTTATTATTATGAATATGGAGATGTTGTAGTATATTATGCTAATGATGGAGAGGGAAGCCATAGAGAGCTTGGCCACACTCAAATATGTGTGGGAGACATAAATCCAGTTCAATGGTCTTCTTCTCTTCGACTTAATTATGGAGCTGAATTTATATATGGTTCAACAGATAGTAATTTTTGGGATTTTTATATATTTAAAGCACCTTCAACCTAATGGCTTATACTCCCAAAAATAAAATAACTACTGGTTTATTTAGCAGTAATAATAACTTTTTAGTATATGAAGGAAGTCAAATCCCTTATATAGGACCTTATTATAAAACTTCCAATGGAAAATTTTTTACTGGGGTTTCTCCTGATTCTCCTCCTAACCTTCCTATAACATTTCCTTCAAATGTAGAGGAGAGTTTCCAACCCCAAACCTTACAAACTCAAATAGCTTATGGGGATTTCCCTACGGTATTTGATTCGTTAGATACTATGGGGTACAATCAAAAAGAAATATTAGATTATGTTTTTTTAAAAAATATAAATCTCCTAAGGCCTACAAATAAATTATTACCCCCTCAATATTATCCTTCCCCTACTGATGATAGTTATGAGAAGGGATCTATTAACAGATTTTTTTGCCTTAAAATAAACCAACCTATATATACTGAAATTAGTAAGGAAACCTATGATAAATTAAATGATCAAGACCCAAATTGGTATTGGGGGGTATATAATACTTTTTTCATGCCTTGGACCATAGTAGGGGAAAGGGAAGAAGTATATAATGTAAATAGAAAAATAACACTTCTCCAAGAAAGAAGGCTTAAACAATCAAACCTTTCTACTTTTTTAAACAATAATTGGTTAAAATTTTGGAAACCTCCTATAATATCTAAGGAAATTTTTTCTAAAAAAACAAACAATTCTCCTGATATACCTGAAATTTTTGAAGTTTATATCCCTAACTTAAACCCTCCATTTGATCCCTCATCCTTTATGTTTGAGGTACAAGTAAATAATTCAAGTTTAGATTTTACCATACCTACAACTCCTGGAATAGACAGCTCATATAATTTTATAGTAAATTGGGGGGATTCCACTACAGGTACAGTTACTTCCCATTCAGACCTATCTAAAACCCATACATACGATACAGAAGGTACTTATATTATAAGGATAACAGGGATTTTAAGAGGTTTGAAATTCGAGGGAGTGGCTGATTCTTTAAAAGTAAGAAAAATCCTAAATTGGGGTTGCCTAGATATAGGAATAGATGGGGTTAATGTATTTAATGGATGCAGTAACATGACTGTGGAAACTAATGATTTCCTTTCAGTAGATGAAGCTACTTCCCTAAATAGTATGTTCCTAAACTGTTTTATATTAAATGAATTTAATGGTATTAATGGTTTCAATACCGTAGCCTGTCTTGATATGGCTTATATGTTTTCGGGGTGCAAAAAGTTCAATCAATATATAGGGGATTGGAATACTTCGAATGTTATAGATATGAGTTCCATGTTTTATCTATGTTGGGAATATAACCAATATATAGGGGATTGGGATGTACGTAAAGTTAAATATATGGTTTCGATGTTTAACAATGCTTTAATATACAATCAATCTATAGAAAACTGGATTACTTCTGCTCTGTTAAGTACCTCTTATATGTTTATAAATGCTAGAAAGTATAATAAACCTATGGACAGTTGGGATATGTCAAAAAACCTCAACATTTCTTACATGTTTTATAGTGCGGTTGACTTTAACCAAAATTTAAATAGTTGGAATACTTCAGAAGTGGTTAATATGGAAGGTACCTTTGGGATAACTACAAAGTTTAATTCTTTAATAACAAACTGGATAACCTCAAAGGTAAATAATATGGGGGGAATGTTCGCTGGAGCTGCGATATTTGACATTTATATAGGAGGATGGGATACTGCTGAGGTTATAACAATGAGTAATATGTTTTTTGCTGCTCTTGAATTTAACCAAGACATAACTTTATGGAATACTATTAAAGTGGAGAGTATGGCTTATATGTTTTCCAATGCTTTAAAATTTAACCAAGATATAGGAATATGGAACACTCCCGCCTTAGAGAATACAAGCTTCATGTTTGCTTTTAATATAATATTTAATTATAGTTTAGGAAACTGGATCGTAACTTTACTAGAAAATGCTGAATCCATGTTTACAAGTAATTCATTATCCACTGTTAATTATAATTCTACATTGGTTGGTTGGGAATCTCAATCTGTATTAAAGAATGTCACCTTTCATGGTGGATCATCAACCCCATCAGGTAAGGGAATAACAGCTCGAGCCTCCTTAAGAAATGATCATTTTTGGACTATAGTTGATGGTGATGGTTAAGTTTGGTTTTTAGTTTAAAGGATTATATATTTAAAGTATAAATCCTATATTGATGTATTGGTTAGTAGAGACAGAGGAACAAGTAAAAAATTTTAAGTCTGAAGGGTATAAGGAAGGTTTTGTAGAAATTATTCCTTATAACTCATTCCAACATCCTATAACTAACTCTATTTCTCTAATTTATATAAGACCTTTAAATTCTACTAAGGGGTTTATATTTCCCATTAACCATAGTGAGGCTTTTTTACTGTCAGAAGAGATTCCAATCTCAATTTTAGAAACATTCTCAACCTTATATGTAAGAGATAAAAAGGAATTTTTACATTACATTATTCATCCTAAAATAATGGATTTAACCTTCCATAATATAAATTATAAATTAACTCTCCCCACAGTTTATAATTTCTTCCAAAGAAAATATGAAAATAAAAAGGACCTCAATTTAATAATCCCCATAGTAAAACATTATGAGTATTGTGAAAAAATCTATAACGATCTTAAACCCTATATAAAGTCACAACATAATACATTTTTAAATAATAAATCATCTGTAGTTTTTAACTTTATAGAAAAAAATGGAATTAAAATAGATCCTGTTAAATTTTCAAATATTTTTTACCCAACAGAAGAAAAACACATTTATACTAATTACAATTTAAAAACTACAACGGGCAGACCATCTAATTCTTTCAATAATATAAACTATGCGGCTTTAAACAAAAGTAACAAAAGCAGAGAAAGCTTCATCCCTCAAAACCAAAAATTTATAGAAATAGATATTAGTGCTTATCATCCAACAATACTTTCCAAAATAATAAATTATGATTTTAGAGGTAAAGATATTCATCAATATTTTGCGGATTTATATGAAGTGAGTTATGATAAAGCTAAAGAAATAACTTTCCAACAGTTATATGGTGGGGTCTTTGAAAAATATCAACATTTAAAATTCTTCCAAGAAGTAGATAAATATATTAATTCTACATGGGAAAAATTTGAAAAAGAAGGATTTATAGAATGTCCTATATCTAAAAAAAGATTTGAAAATTCTATTTTAAAAGATATGAATCCTCAAAAACTATTAAACTATATATTACAAGCTACAGAAACAGACCTTAATGTGATATTGTTATGGGATATGTCACAAATATTATACGATAAAACCACAAAATTAGTGCTTTATACGTATGACAGCTTTTTATTCGATACCCTTGATGAGGACAAAGAGGTAATCGATAAAATCAAAGATATTTTCATTAAACATAATCTTAAATTTAAGGTAAAGGAAGGGTATAATTATGATGAAATGCGTTAAAAAGGATTCATTATAGTTTGGCGGGGATAAAAGACTTTCGTATATTTAACATATAATAAATAAAACATAAATACGCTATGGATATAAAAGCAATAAAAACCAAATTAGATTCTTTGAACAATCAATCTACTGGAGGTTATGATAAAAACCTATTTTGGAAACCTACTCCAGGGAAAGAGGTTATAAGAGTCGTTCCTTCAAAATTCAACCCTAAAATGCCTTTCAAAGAAATGAAATTTTACTATGGGATTGGAAGTAAAAAAGTAATGGCTTCTCCTTTAAATTGGGGAGATAAAGATCCTATTTTTGAATTCGCTAAATCTTTAAGAAATAGTAATGATAAAGAAAATTGGAGACTAGCTAAAAAACTGGATGCTAAAGTAAGAACTTTTGTCCCCGTAATCATAAGAGGAGAAGAAGATAAAGGAGTTAAATTATGGCAGTTTGGAAAAGAAATCTATGAAGCTTTTCTTACAATGGCTGTTGATGATGAAATAGGAGACTATACTGACATAGTAAATGGTAGGGATATCAAGTTAAACACTGTAGGTCCAGAAATAACGGGTACCACTTATAATAAAACCACAATCTCACCATCCCTAAAAATGTCTCCTCTATCAGCTAAAAAAGAAGAAGTGGAAAAGTTCTTAGAAGAACAAACAGATCCTTTGTCTGTATTTAAAGCTTACTCTTTTGACGAAATGAAAGCTTCTCTAGAAGAATGGTTACAACCTGATGAAGATGATGATAGTGAATTAGTGACAGAAACAGCCCCCCCAACTAATTATAATCTTAAAAAGAAATCCTCTGATTCCGAAAAATTCAATTCTTTATTTAAAGGAAATGATGTGGAGGGAACACCAGAAGATGATCTACCCTTTTAATTTTTAAAAAATGGCTAAAAAACAATCACAAGATTTAAAAAAAGCTATTTCTTCAGAAATTAAAAATAAATTTAATTTAGATAGTTTTAAGAATAAGAAGGGTCTAGCTTCAAATTCCAAATTTAAAGAACAAACTTGGATCCCTCTTTCTGAAGCCTATCAAGAAATAACATCAACCCCAGGAATCCCTCAAGGGCAAATTAGTTTGCTCAGAGGTCATTCGGATACGGGAAAAACAACCGCCCTTTTAGAGGCGGCGGTGTCTGCCCAGAAAAGAAAAGTACTACCTGTATTTATTATTACGGAGATGAAGTGGAATTGGGAACATGCTATCCAAATGGGTCTCGAAGTAAATGAAGTAAAAGATCCTGATACTGGAGAAATTGTAGACTATACTGGGGATTTTATTTATATAGATAGAGAAAGTATAAATTCCATAGAGGATGTTGCTATCTTTATATTGGATTTGATAGATGAACAAAAGAAAGGAAATCTACCTTGGGATTTATTATTTCTTTGGGATTCAATAGGATCAGTTCCTTGTGAACTTTCTCTAAGATCTAACAAAAACAACAATGAATGGAATGCTGGAGCTATGTCTACTCAATTTGGGAACAATGTTAACCAAAGAATAGTACTATCTCGAAAGGAATCCTATCCTTACATAAACACCCTAGTCTGTATAAACAAAGTATGGACCGCTAAGGCTGAATCTCCTATGGGTAAACCTAAGCTGATGAATAAAGGAGGTTTTGCTATGTGGTTTGATGCTGCCTTTGTAGTTACTTTTGGAAATATATCAAATGCTGGTACTTCTAAAATAAAAGCTATCAAAAGCGGGAAACAGGTGGAATTCGCTAAAAGAGTAAATATCCAAATTGATAAGAATCACATAAATGGAGTTACTACTAGAGGTAAAATAGTAATGACCCCTCATGGTTTTATTTTAGATAATGAAAAATCCCTTAAAAAATATAAAGATGACAACTCTGAAACTTGGGCCGCTATCTTAGGTGGGGGAGATTTTAATATAGTGGAAGAGGATGATCAATATGATGATAATATAGATTCTTTTACTTCTGAACCTGAATAAATTGGCTTTACTATAAGAGTTTTATATATTTATCAATATACAAAACATTTTATGAACAAAAAAAATTTATTTAATCTCCTTAATAACGTTAAGGAAGAAGGAAAAGAGACTGTTGAAGGGAAAAGAGTTCTCATTATTGATGGTTTGAATTTATTTTTCAGGAATTTTGCAGTATTAAATATGGTAAACCCTCAAGGTTCTCATATAGGAGGTCTTGGGGGTTTTTTTAGGTCTTTAGGGTTTCTGATAAAAACTATGGACCCGTATGAGGTCTATGTAGTTTTTGATGGTTTAGATTCCTCTAAAAGCAGAAAAAATTTAATATCTGAATATAAATCAGGAAGAGATACTATGAGAGTTAATACTTTTGTATTTGATGATCGAGATGAGGAAAACGATTCCAAAATAGACCAAATAGTAAGAATAACACATTATTTAAAAACCCTCCCAGTGAAAACTATAATAATAGATAAAGTTGAAGCTGATGATGTTATAGCATTCCTAAGTACCAACCTCCCTAAAAAACCAAAGGATAAAATATTCATAGTTTCCTCAGACCAAGATTTCCTCCAACTTATAAATTCAAATGTCACAGTCTATAGACCTATAGAGAAAGAATTCTATACTAAGGAATCTGTAAAAGATAAATTTAATGTTTACCCTGAAAATTTTCTTATATATAAAACATTAATGGGGGATACCTCCGATAAACTAAAAGGAGTTAAAGGTTTAGGTCCTAAAAAACTATTTAAACTCTTTCCTACATTAACCTCAAAGAAGACAACATTAGAGGATATATGTTCTATATGTGAATCTAATATAAAGGATCATATCATTTATCCTAAAATATTAAAAACAATAACAGAGTTAGAAAAAAGTCATAAAGTTATGGATTTATCAAAACCTATGTTAAGTTTACAAGATGAAGATTATTTAAATGAAATTATTAAAAATAAAAAATTAAATTATGACCCTGAACAATTTTTACAGTTTTATAAAAAAGACCAATTAGGTAATATTATTAATAATGTAGATTTATGGATTAAAACAACCTTTGAAAAAATAAAAAATAAATGACTCTTTCCAATATACAAGCTTATGGGCCCTCATTCCAAATCAAAGTTATATCATCTTTGTTAACCCATAAAGATTTTTTAAATAATATATATGATATAGTTAGACCTGAAGACTGGGACAATCCCGCCCACTCTTGGATAATAGAAAAAATATTGAAATATTATGAGGATTATCATAATACAATATCAATGGAGATATTAAAAGTAGAACTCCAAAAAATCCCTAATGATATATTAAAAATCTCAGTTAAAGAACAATTAAGGTTGGCTTACGAAACTAGTAAAGATGATTTAGATTATGTAAAGAAAGAATTTTCTACTTTTTGTAAGAACCAACAACTGAAATCAGCTTTAATAGAAAGTGTAGATTTATTATCTAATGGGGAATATGATTCTATAAGGCATATAGTAGATAAAGCCCTGAAAGCGGGAGCTGATAGGAGTGTAGGACATGAATATGAGAAAGATGTAGAAGCTAGATTTAGAGAAAACTCTAGAAAGGCAATTCCTTTTCCCTGGGACTCCTTTAATAACATAACTCAAGGAGGTTATGGGGGTGGAGATTTAGTATTAATATTTGGTAATCCTAAAGGAGGAAAATCATGGGCGGTAGTAGCCATGGCCGCCGAAGCCTTGAAAGCCGGATATAACGGAGTATATTATTCTCTAGAATTAGGTGAAGAATATGTAGGTAGAAGAATGGACGCCTGTTTAGCAGAAATTCCTGTAGACGATTTAGGACAACATAGAGAAAAAATAGAAATGATAGCTGATTCCTTACCTGGAAGATTAGTAATCAAATCATACTCACCAAAAAGAGCTTCATTAAGTACTATAGAAGCCCACTTAAATAGTTTAGATTTCAAACCAGACTTCATTATAATAGATTATCTAGATTTATTAAAAGGAAGACAAATTAGAGGTGAAAGAAAAGATGAAATAGATGACATATTTACAGACGCTAAAGGATTAGCTAAAGAACTAAACATTCCTATAATATCACCATCACAAGCAAACAGATCAGGAGCAGATAAAGCTATCTTAGAAAGTACTCACATTGCAGGCAGTTTTGATAAATTAATGATAGGAGATATAATAATATCACTATCAAGAGGGAGAAAAGATAGACTTGATGGTACAGGTAGGTGGCACTTTATGGGAAACAGATATGGTAAAGATGGATGTACTTTCTATTCTCCTTATATAGATACATCAATGGGCAAGTTTGAAATCGAAGAAGATGAAATGGATGAAGAGGAATTAGAATACGCTCAAAAGACCCAAACTACAGATATAGAAAAATCTGAGAAAAAGAAATTACGTGAAAAGTTTTTTGAATTAGGTATGAATAAATAAAATTATATATTTATAATTACGCCCAAAAATTAACAATACAAGATTATATGTCAAAAGGAAAAGAATTTTTATCTCAACTAAAACTATACACCGATTATTTAAAATGGGATGAATCCCTAAATCGTTATGAAACATGGAATGAAGCGGTTGAAGGAGTATTAAACACCCATACCATGAAATATGGGGATAAAATACAACCCTATCTTGATGAAGTTATGGAATCATATAAAGAAAAAGAATTCCTAGCTTCTCAAAGAAATCTCCAATTTAGAGGGAAACATTTACTAAAAAACCATGCTAGGATGTATAACTGTTGTGTTACATATGCCTACTCTCCAGATATTTTTAATAAAGGATTTTTCGTTCTTTTAGCAGGTACAGGGTTGGGAATATCTCTAAAAAATAAATATGTAAGTTTATTACCTCCATTAGTAAAAAGAGACTCAAAAGAAGCTAAACAGCATATAGTAGAAGACTCAGTGGAGGGGTGGTCTGAAGCTTGTAAAGTACTAATATCTTCCTTTTGTTCCCATCCATCATTATATGAAGAATATTTTGGGTATCAAATAAAATTTGATTACTCTCTAGTAAGACCCAAAGGGTCTTTGATTTCTGGAGGGTTTAAAGCCCCAGGACCCGAAGGGTTAAAACAAGCTTTAGAAAAAATAGAAAATTTAATAAATTCTGCTTTAGGAGACAAACTTCAAATTCCCTTTAAATCTATACTAATATATGATATCTTTATGCATTTATCAGATGCGGTGTTGTCAGGTGGAGTAAGAAGAAGTGCTATGAATATAATAATGGATCAAGACGATACTGATCTAATAAACGCTAAAACGGGAACATGGTATATAGATAACCCTCAAAGAGCTAGAAGTAATAATTCTGTGGGTCTTCTTAGAGGTAAGTTCTCGAAAGAGGAATTTTTAAATCTAGTTGAAATTAATCAAGGAGATAGTGATTTAGGTTTTGTTTTCATGTCTCATGAAGATGATATGTTTAATCCATGTTTTGAAATCCAATTCAATTTTTATACCAAAATAAAAAACCTAAACGAATCAGTTTTCCAGTTTTGCAATTTAAATGAAATAGATGCCCTCTCATGTTCTAACAAAACCAACAACAAGTTTAATGAAGAAACATTTTACAAAATTTGCAGAAATGCTTCTATTGTTGGGACTTTACAGGCCGGATATACTTCATTCCCTTACTTAGGAAAAGAAACAGAAGAAATAGTAGCTGGAGAGGCTTTATTAGGAGTTTCTATAACGGGGTGGATGGCTCGACCAGAACTTTTTAATAAGGAAATATTAATTAAAGGGGCTCAAATAGTAAAAGATACTAATAAGGAAGTTGCTGAATTTTTAGGAATTAACCAAGCGGCTAGATGTACAACAGTAAAACCATCGGGTAATGCTTCTGTGATTTTAAAATCTCCCTCAGGAATCCATCCCGAACATTCCCAAAATTATTTTAGAATAATGCAGTTAAATAAGGACAGTGAGACGGCTAAATATTTAGAAATACATAATCCCGAAATGTTAGAAGAATCCTCTTGGTCTGCTACAAACACCGATTATGTTGTATATTGTCCTTTTGAAAATCCTAAAGGTACCTTATATAAAAGTGAAATGATGGGGGTAAAACATCTAGAACTGATCCGCTTAGTCCAAAATTCCTGGATTAAAGGAGGAAAAAATAAAGAGCTATGTTATTTACCAGAAACTTCCCATAATGTATCTAATACTATAATCATTGATGATATGAATGAAATGACAGATTATATCTTTAAACATCAAAATGAATTCGCTGCCGTATCTTTCTTACCCCAAACAGGGGATAAAGATTATGCTCAAGCCCCATTTACTTCAGTACTTACTACTCAAGAGCTAGTTAATAAATATGGAGATGGGGTGATTTTTATGGCAGGGTTAATTGTGGATGGTTTACATTATTTTAATGATAATTTATGGAAAGCTACACAACACGTCCAAGATAAAAATATGACGATAGAAGGTTCTAGAACCCAAGTCCTTCTTAAAAAAGATTGGATAAGAAGAGTAAAGAAATTTGCTTCTAATTATTTCAAAAAAGATTTAGAAAAAACTATATATTGTATGAAGGATGTTCATCTATGGCATAAATGGAATCAAATAACCCAAAACATATCTTTAATAGATTACACTTCAGTATTAACTAAACCTTCATATGCTGATATTGATACTATGGGAAGTATTGCATGTCAAGGATCCTCATGTGAAGTAATATGATAGAATATACTTATTTAGGAAAACCTTGTTGGGTTTACACTTTATACCTAACTCAAAAATTACATATGTATAATAAAATAAAATAAAATGGACAATTTCGATTTAAAAAAATACTTAGTGGAAGGAAGGCTATTAAAAGAAGACAAAAGTGCAACTATTTTAAGTAATCAAATCTTGGATTTTTTAGAATCAAATAAAGTAATTACATCTAATGATGCTCAAAGGATACATAAAGAGCTTACTAAATTTTTAGAAGACAAGAATAATATTAAACAACCTGATAATGTAGGAGGTTCTGCGTTAACTGAAATAGATTATGATGGGGTTTTAGATTTAAGAGGAGAAAAAAGAGAATTAGAAGATGAAATTGAACAGCTGTTCATTGATATGGAGCAGGAAGCTGAACCCGAAGGAGGAGAAATAGCTAATAGATATGGTAACGAATTAAATGATTTAGAAGCTCGTTTATATAAGTTCAAAAACAACTGGATCATTACGATATGAATGAATCTAAATCCACAAATTAAAACAAAAATAAAATGAACAATTTCGATTTAAAAAAGTATTTAGCTGAAGGTAGGCTATTAAAAGAAAATGCACCGGGATACGACACCCGAAAACAAGGTGAAGCTTTACCAACATTAGAAAATGTTAAAGCAGCTTACGAAGCTAAAAACAAAATTAAAGAAAACATAGATGATTACATTGTAGATCAAAATTCTAAATATCTTACTGATCAGATTGAGGATGATATGATGAATAGTGAATTTGAAAGTAAAGAAGATATTAACCTATTTATAGATAGCATCATTGAGGGGGTTAACAAATTAAGAGATAAAAAACTTAAAGAGTTCGGTGGTGATAAGTCAGATGATTTCATCAACCCTGGAAATACCATTGGACGAGATAAAGAAAGAGATGAAGAATTTCTTAATATAAAAGAAGATAGTGGAGACATTGAAAAATTAAAAGCTGCATATAAAGAATTATATCTTAAATACCCAAATAATGCTAAAAGAGCAGGATTTGAACATAAGAGTTTTTTAGATAATGATCGATATGAAGAATTATATTTCCATTCAGATTGGCCTAGAGAATTTAGACATGAAGATGAATATGATGGTATGGCCCACAAATACCAACAAATCATAAGAGATGTTGAAGATTGGGAGGGGGAAGTAGACAAATTGTTTACTAAGTTTAATGTTCCTTTTAACTCACATGCCGGTTAAAAATAAAATAAAATAAAATGGACAATTTCGATTTAAAAAAGTACTTAGTGGAAGGGAAGCTATTAAAAGAGGAAAACAAACCAGAACCTAAATTCAAAATTGGTGATAAAGTTACAACAACACCCCAATCAGGTCTAGGTAAAGGTTTTAAGGGTATTATTTGGGATGTTTACATGAATGAACCTGAAAATCTAGAAATAAAAGATGGTGAGTATGTTTATGTTGTTGAACATGATAATTATAGAGGAAATATGGTAATGAGTTATAGAGTAAAAGAATCAGATTTAATAAATATAGTATAAATAAAATAAAATGGACAATTTCGATTTAAAAAAGTACTTAGTGGAAGGAAAGCTATTAAAAGAAAATATGGATCTTGAAATCTACGACCAATCCGTAGAATTAACAGCTGATTCTGGTGATTATAATGGTGAAATAAAAGATGGTAAAGTATCATTTTCAGTAGTATATGATGATGAAGATGATAGAGATGGAATGGAATTTGATGAAGATAACTGGAAAGATATATTAGGTCTAGATCATGCATTCACAAAAATATCAAGTCAAATACCTACTGAAGTTGAAGCATTAGGTGATTATGTTATGATTACCGTAGATTTAGAAGATCTTAAAGGAATGATTGGTAGGGAAAATGAGGATTTTAAAGATTCAGAAGAGGGTGAATATCAAGCTTCATTAGATAGACTTAGAACAATTGATAGGCCTTAATTACATCTAATGATGCTCAAAGGATACATAAAGAGCTTACTAAATTTTTAGAAGACAAGAATAATATCCAATAAGCAGGTAATACAATAGGTGAAGGTGTTTGGGGGTATAAAATAAGAAACACATAAAATAATTGAAGTATAATGGAAGAACTAAACACATTTAGAAAATATTTAAATGAGAACCAAAATCAATTTCAAGTTGTTTTTTATGGTAATGGTGAAGAGGCTAAGTACTCCCAAATCTTTAATTCTAAAAGGGAATCTATATCGTTTGCTAATGGACAAGAATGGGATGAACAAGTAGAAGTATATAAAGATGGAGATTATAGATATGAAACCAAATATCATTATCATAACCCAGAGGATGGGGAAAATTATAATGAATATGAAATAATAGAGTTAAGCTAAAATCTGACAAAACATATTAAAATAAATTATATTCCTAATCTCAGGAATCTTATTAGGATTTTTTAAAATGTATTTCCTTTCAGGAGTTGCTATAGGAATCTTTTTAGGACTCAATAAAGATATATTTAAACCATCAAACGATGAAACAACACCAACCAACCCCTCCATCTAAATGGAATAGTACTCGATTAGTTATAGCCCTTACTTGTATATTATATATAGGTTGGGTAACTTACATAGCAGAATATAAAGACTGGCCAGAAGTGATCCACACCGCTTTATATGCTATAGCAGCTATAGGGGGAGGGTATATAGGTTTAAATACTTTTAGTCGTGGGGGTATGATGGGGGGAGGAGTAATGAATGCTTTAGGAGGAATGGGGGGTCAAGCTATAAACATAGTCAACCAAACTAGATATAAAAACGAAACCCCGGGATTTGAGGATGAATCTGACCCTGAAGATATCCCACTATAAAAACTAAAAACCAAAACAATCAAATCAGTAAGAATAGATAACCAATAAAAAATAAATTATGCCTATAAATTTCGGAAGACCTATAAATCGTATAGTACTTCATTGTACCGCTACTTCCCAAAAGGCTACAGTAGATAGTATCATAAACTATTGGTCTAAGGTTCTAAAATGGAAGCATGTAGGATATCATTATATAATAGGAGTAAATGGGGAAAGACATATCTTATCTAATTTAAAATCCCCAACAAATGGGGTTAAAAATTATAATTGGGATTCAGTTCATATTTCATATATAGGGGGGGCTAGAGGAGATGATAGAACTGACGCTCAAAAAGCAGAATTAGAAAATCTTCTTTTAGAATTGGTTTCACCAGATATTTTAGGTATATTACCTGTTGTAGGTCATAGGGATTTATCCCCAGACCTAGATAGAAACGGAATTATAACCCCAAATGAATGGGTTAAGTTATGTCCTTCATTTGATGTTAATAAATGGTTAAAGGAAATTAATTTTTATAACAAGATAATAAAATGACAAGTAATAATTGGTATTATAAAATACCCATTGAAATACGGTTAATAATTATAGGGATTATAATCTTTACAGGATGGTCATATTTATCTCCCAAACCTCAATCCTCAAAACTTCAAGACCAAATCCAAGAACTGAATAATCAGATAGAAATAAATTCTAAATGGATATATGAAGTTGATAGTATATTAAAAACTTCAGAGGATTTATCTATTTCTGTCAAAGACCAAAACTCCGAAATACAATCTTCAATTAAACAAACTCAAAAGAAAAGAAATGACATTCTTAAGAAAGATATTAATAACATTGGTTCTTATTCTGATAGGGAACGTGACGCTCTTTGGGCAAAAATCTCAACTTCTCCCAACTACACCCTTACCCCAAAGGAATGATACTATAGGGGCTATAGTAATAAATTACTACCCTATAGATTATTCTCTCATGCCAGAAAGAATTACCTTAAATGGACGGAAGATGGTTGTCTTTACCCCCCTTCAAGAAGAACAACTTTTGATAAACCAAGGATATTCTGAATATTACAAAGGAAGTTTATTAGAATTTGTAGAAGCTAACAGTAAAAATATAGCCCTTATAGATACCCTCTTAGGTAATACTGAAGTATTAGAAAATTATTTACTATATGGTTCTAAATATCTTAAGAACACTCAATCGGGGTGGGTTAAAGGAATAGAACTTGCCGAAAAATTTGACAAGAAAAACAAAAACAAAAATATAACCATAGTTCTCATAGGAACAGGAAGTTTCCTAGTAGGAACTTATTGTGGTATTAAAATATACCAATTAATACAAACCCCATAATGAAAAAGTATATATTACCAATTCTAATTCTTCTCTCAGGTTTATCTATCTCCATTTCTGCTGCCTTATATTCAGTTATAGGTCTTTCTAAACTGTTTGCCGGTGCCTCTCTTACAGTAATGATAATGGCTGGATCTCTTGAATTCTCAAAACTTGTAGCAGCTTCCCTCTTATACACTTACAGAAAAACCATTCCTTCATTTTTAAAATATTATTTAATAATGGCTACTGTAATATTAATGGGAATCACCTCTATAGGCATCTATGGATATCTTAGTAGTGCTTACCAGGAGGTAGCAAATAAGGATCAAAATGTAGATTTCCAAATAGAACTTTTAGAAAACAAAAAAGAAAATTTTCAATCTCAATTAGTATTATATACCCAAGAAAAAACCTCAATAGATGAAGGTGTATCTTCTTTAAGAGGGGGGTTATCAAACAATAAAATCCAATATAAGGATAAACAAGGAAATATAATAAATACTACTTCAAGTTCAACAAGGACATCATTAGAAAAACAGTTAACTCAATCTTTTGAAAGGCAATCTCAACTTAATATCAAGATAGATGAAATAAATTCTGAAATATTTTCTTTGAATTCTCAAGTTATGGATATTAAAACTAATAATGGAATAACCTCAGAATTAGGCCCCCTAAAATATTTAGCAGAATTAACAGGGATGGGGATGAACCAAGTTATAAACTGGTTGTTATTAATTATAATATTTGTGTTTGACCCTCTAGCCATTGCTTTAATATTAGCGGCTAACTTTGCCTTCTCCCAAATTAAAATTAAAACAAACTTGCAGGGAGAGGAGATAATAACCCCTCCTACCTCAACAGACCCCCCCCTCCTAAAAAAAAAACCTAAACCTGAACCCCCAACTATAACCCCTAAAAAAGTAAAGGAAGAGGAATATATAGATCCTTCTTTATCGGGTTGGAGGAAAAATAAAATCGCTAGAGAAAAATCCAAAAAGGATGATTTCTCTTCAGGTAAAACCTACAACTAAAAAATGTTTGGCCTTCCAGGATAAGGATGTTATATTTATATTATAAATAAATTATGAGTTTCAAAAACTACATATATTATTCCCGGAATGATAGCAAACGAGAGCCTATTGACTCTTGTAATGCCTCTAACTATTTAGATGCTGAGAGGATCTTTATGGAAAGGAAAAAATTAGGAGTGAAAATCTTTAACAAACTTTTTGAAATAAAACTTAAACAATGATTGAATTTATGATGCATTTTCTAGGAATATGTGGGGAATCTCACCCTAATGTTTTGGTATTTCTTTTTGGGGAAATGGGGATTGATTTTAATATGATGTTAATGAATATCAAAGCTGTCTATTTTAAATTTAAAAAAGATGACTAATAATTTTGAACTAATAGAACCATTACTTAATTTTTCGGATGTTAACGATTTCTATATAATTGAACTTATTCAGAGAAGGAAGGAAAATCCTTCAATCTCAAGAAATCTGAATATTATCAAGAAATACAATATAACTTCACTTGAGAAATTGAAGGAATGTATGGAAGAAATCATCATATTTTGTAATGTTTCAAATTGTAGAGCCTATATAAGACTCAACAGAAGAAACTTCAAGGATTTATCCCTAGAGGTTATGGTTAAAACAACAGAACTAATAAGAGATGGTCAATACAAAGCTCTTAGGAAAGTCCATGACAAAGTTGCAGGCAACCATCATTCAGAGAAGGTTAGAAAATGGATAGTTGATATTGATGAACCTGCTGATGTATTGAGAGCATCCACAATCATAGAGTATATCGAAACACTTGGTGGTGAAGTCTATGTTGAAATACCATCATTAAACGGCATCCATATAATAACCTCTCCATTTAGGGTAGATTATTTCAAAAAAACATACCCCGATATTGAGATTCATAAAGACAACCCAACAAATTTATACATACCATGAAAATATCCCATGAAGTTCCAAGATGCCTCCTTGAAGAAAGCAAAAAATTTAATGACTATCAATATGCTTTAGTCCATCTCTTAGAAAAAGATAAGGAATATGAACAACATTTCCTCCAATGTAAAGAAGAAGGAATCCCTATATATTTAGATAATAGTCTACACGAGTTAGGAACAGCGGTAGGGGGAGATATTTTATTGAAATGGATAGAAAAACTAAAACCAGAACATGTTTTTGTTCCTGATGTATGGGGAAACGCTAATGAGACTCTAAAAAATGCTTTAGAATGGAGCAGAAAAGCCTACCCTGTAGAAACAACTCCTATAGCTATAATTCAAGCCAATACTTTAAATGAGGCTGAGATTTGTTACCAAGAATATAAAAAAGTGGGATATGAGAAAATAGCATTCCCTTATGGTAGTTCTTATTATAACAGTCTATTTCCTCATGCTAATAGATCGATAGGAGGGGTTTTAGGGAGAAATTATCTTCTTAATAGGTTGTATTTAAATGGTACTATAAAAAAAGGAGATAGGATTCACCTTTTAGGAACATATTGTGCTTTTGAATTTGGTTTATATAGGGGTGTTGAATATAATATTGAAAGTATAGATACTTCCAACCCTATTATGGCTTCCATAGAGGGATTAATTTATGGTCCTATGGGTTTATTTAAAAAACCTTTATCTAATTTAAACCTAAGTTTTGAAATTGATAAAAATGATATTAATTTACCATTATTATATCATAATATAGATCTTTTTAAACAAATAATAAGATGAGATTAAACAGAAAAGAATTTACACGAACAATGCATCCTTATGTTAAAAAAATAATATATTCAAACTCTCGAAGAATGGGTTGGATAGATTTGGAATGGGAAAATATTATATATATATTAGCAGATAATAGACACCTATTAACCCTAGAAGAGGAAGAATTAATAAAAAAAATATCCGACAGATTATGAATACTGAAAATTTATGGTGGGGTTATATTCATAAAAATGGTAGTATACAAACCAAAAGATACCTTGACAAAAGAGACTTAGAAGAGGCTTATGAATCTCCTTTTGTTTGGAGAGTTATAGAACCCTTCCTATCTAAAGATAGGGAAGAGGCTTTAGAAATAATTTCAAACAAATCCAAAATATGAAAAAGAAAAATGTAGTACTTTCACTCTCCGGAGGGATGGATTCTAGCACCTTGTTACTTAGATGTTTAAATGAATATGAAAATATAGTTTGTGTTTCATTTGACTATGGTCAAAAACATAAAGAGGAATTAAATAAAGCTAGGGAACTAGTAGAATATTTAAATTTGAATCCTCATAGGAGTTTTATTACACCTTCAAAAGTAACAATCAACTATCCTCAAACTAAACATCGTGTAATAGAATTAAAAGGCCTATCCGAACTTTTGGTTAGTGGGTTAATAGAAGGAGGAACAGAAGTACCAGAAGGTCATTATGAACAGTCTAACATGAAAGAAACTGTTGTTCCTAACCGAAATAAATTATTCTCATCTATAATACAATCTATAGCTTTATCCATAGCTAATGAAACGGAAGAATGTTGTGATATAGCAATGGGGATCCATGCTGGAGATTTTAATATATACCCAGACTGTAGACCTGAATTCAGAGATGCAGACCAAAAAGCTTTCAGATTAGGAAATTGGAATTGGGAAAACGTAAAATATTTTACCCCTTATCTTGAAGGGATGAAAATAGATATCTTAAAGGATGGTGTTAGGTTATGTGAAGAATTAGGTTTAAAATTCAAAGAAATTTATAAAAGAACTATAACCTCTTATAAACCAATAACAATAGAAGGGAAAGTTTATAGTGACTATAAATCCGCTTCTAGTGTCGAGAGGATTGAAGCTTTTATAAAATTAGATAAAAAAGACCCAACACTTTATGCCGACCAAAATGGACCGGTTAAATGGGAAACTGCAAAGAACCATGTGATGGAAGTTCTTAAGAACCACCTTCAAGAAAAAACTTTTAAAATGTTTAAAAAAATATATGAGTAAGATTAACATCAAACCTTCTAATGACCCTCTAAAAGGTTCTGTTCCTTCACCATCTCCAACTAAAAAATCAGATCTATCTCTAAAACCTATAAATCTTCATACTTATGAGGTGGTTTATGAAAACAGAAAAACCCTTTGTGAGTTTGTAATGGATGTTGATGGGTTCTATTATGCGAGGGGCTTAAATAGTGGTTATTGGACTGAACATAACTTGCTATTAGTAGCAAATGAGTTAACTCGTATAAATAGACCTTGGAATGAAAAGATTAGAAAGGAGTTTGATAAAAAGATGAAAAATGAACCTGAAATTTTTAAAGGATTTTGAATAAACTAGACAAACAATATCTAGATTTAGTAGAACATATTCTATTGAATGGTTACGATAAATCAGATAGGACGGGGACCGGAACTTCCAGCATATTTGGTATGCATATAACACATAACATGAAAGATGGATTTCCTATACTTACAACAAAGGAAATCAATTTTGAGAACATTGTATCAGAACTTATTTGGTTTTTGAGAGGTGACACGAACATTAAATACTTGGTGGAGAATGGGAATAATATTTGGGTGGGGGATTGCTTCTCTAATTATCTAAAGGATGGTAAACCACTTACTAGAAAAGAATTTATACATGAGATAAAAACTAATATCGAATTCGCAAAGAAGTGGGGGGAACTAGGTCCCATATATGGTAAACAATGGAGGAATTGGAATATACGTTTTGACACAAACCATCCTGCCATTCAAAATAAAGCGTATTCCCTTACAATAAAGGATTCAATAGATCAGATCTCCGACATAATACACGAACTAAGAACCAATCCAGATTCTCGTAGGATGTTAGTATCGGCATGGAACCCCGCGGATTTACCCGTAACAGATAATAGAACATCTGATGAACTTTATCAAATATATTTAAAAGATTTTACCCAATCAAAAAAGCAATAAATTTTAAAAATATAAAATATATGAAGCCTTTAAATAAAGAAGCATTCTTAAAAGAATTAAAATGTAATATTAAATTTAACAAAAGGTATGGATTAAAAAATATAACTGAAGGTAAGCAAGTATTACCACCATGCCATTATGGATTTCAAGTTTATACAAGAAAATTGTCTATGGGTGAGCGAAGAAATTGGTGCCTACAAAACAATGTCATTTTAGAACATTTAGAAGCTGGTTTAGAGAATGAAGAAGACGATATGAGAGCTAACCGTGTCCCAACAAGAGCAATCTCCTTAATATGGAATCAAAGATCAGTTGATGTTGGGTTGGGTTTACCCTATAACATAGCTTCATATGGTTTATTATTATCAATAATTGCAAAAGAAGTTAATATGGTCCCTGATATGTTGGTTGGCAGTTTAGGAGATACTCATATCTATAACAATCATAAAGATGGACTTAAAGAACAATTAACTAGGGAACCATACGATTTACCAACACTTGTTATAAATGATGAATTCTGGAACCCAGATAGAAAAGGAGTTGAATTTATTAATAACCTAGAAATAAGCGATTTTTACCTAAACGGATATGAAAACCATCCAAACATAAAACTGAAACTAAGTAATTGAAAATTATGGAAAACGATAAAGAAAAAGAAATATCTTCACGAGCTTTTAAAAGATAAATTGGCTTAATACCTTATATTAATTATATTAAAATATAATGAAAAAATATTATACTTTACGTCAGATTGGTGTTTACCATGCAAAACCTTAAGCCCCATCAGGGATTCTCTTTCCAATCAAATATCATTTACAAGAGTAGATGTAGATCTAGAAAGTCAATTACGTGTAAAATATCACGTTAAAAATATTCCATGTTTAATCCTATTAAAAGATGGAGTAGAAATTCAAAGAACTATAGGAATGTTAAATAAAGAACAAATATTAAATTTTGATGATTTAAAAGATAGAGTAAACACAATAACTTATATGTCCGCTACTCCATCAAAATTTGAATTAGAAAATAGTGAATATATTTCGGAATTATTAACCCGTCCTAATAATATAGTAGATCCTAAATTAACTCTTAAGGAGGGGGATTATTTTGGAAGTAATGTTATGATTAATGATATTAAAAATATAGTAAAAAAAGGTGAAACTGTTTTTATAAACTGTATATCTAGAAGATCAGTTAATGATATTCATATTTTACTCTCATACAATAATATTGATAGTGAAGTTATACATTTCAAAATAAAACAAAATAAACGTAAAGAGATTTTAAGAGATTTACGTAGTGGTAAAATTAATGTTATTATTGGTATTAATATGTTACGTGAGGGGATTGATGTAAAACAATGTTCCTTAGTTATTGTTGAGCAAGCTAGTAGAAATAATTTTCTACGTACTAAATCATGTTTAATTCAAGTATCAGGTAGAGCTGCTAGAAATACAAATGGAGAAGTTTTTATGTGTTGTAATCATATATCATCTTCATTAGAGGGAGCAATTGAAGAGATTGAATATAGGAGGGAAAAACAATTAAGTTTAATAGGTAGTATTTAAAAATTAGTATTTTTTATTGAAGTGGGTAACTATTTAGTGAATTTTTGTTTGATAAAATCTAACAGTAATACACCGGAAGCTTGACTACCTCAAATAGGGTTCGTATCTTCATAGGGTAAGAGGGGTTAGAAGCCCAATTGATAATTAAAAAATAAAAGTTATGGAAAGATTTAAAGTATTAGAAGTAAAAAATGTAATAGAAGAAGTAAAGGGACATTTTAATTGTACACATTCTAGTTATGTTGAAAGTTGTGTTGTTCAGAATTTATTAACTAAAGAGATTATAGAATGTGATAATAAAAGTGATGGTTTGAAAAATAAAATTTTACATTTTATTGATAATGGAGATTGTATTGTAGGTGATGAATTTATTATTAGGGATTAAGTAAATAAAAGAAAATGAAAAATATATTACTGGAAAAATTAAACACTAAAATCTCAGATGATTTAGGTGTTGAGAAACTTAAGATTAAATACGAGGTATCTACAAGGGAGGTTTGGTTACTCGGATTATCTTTCGTACATTTATAGTATATTTTAAAATAATAAAAATAATAAAAATAATAAAAATAATAAAAATAATAAAAATAATAAAATCATGAAATCATGAAATCATGAAATCAAATTTAACAGAAAAACTAGTAGATATTTGCGGTTACTCTATGGACGCCTTGAGTATTAACAACTTAACCGAAGAACAACTCATACAAGTAGAGGCAGAACTTATTAAACACTTTGAATTCGATAAAATTGTTTGGATGAAATCTCAGGGTGGACTAACAGAAGATAAATCAACCCCAATTGTTATAAAATCAATAAAAATATCAGATACAGATAACCCAACTTATAAACATAAAGTAGGATACATCTATACTTTAATGTTTACTCCAAAAATGTATGAGTCGGATACAATATATACCCCAGTAAAAGATGGATGTGTATTTGCCCCCACCACTTACAATCCAGAAACATATAAACCTAAACAAAGTATTACTCTAACTTGGTCACCTGACTTTCCTCAAGATATTGAGGCTCCACAAAGAACATATGAAGATGATAAACAAATGATTCGTGATATGTTAGAAAAAGTATTGGATAATCCTGAAGAGTATAGACCAGTTGAACATACAGGATGCATAGTAAGATTTGCAGCTGTATAATGATATAAGATTAATAAACTAACATATAAAAATTATAAATTTTAAAAATAAAAGTTATGGAAAGATTATCTTTACTATTTATCAAATGGCTTACAAATAAATTAGGATTTAAGATTGTAATGCTTAAAGCAAAATCAGGAAATACCATTATAGAGGGAGATAAAGAACTTCTTCGATATGCGGATATAACAGGATTTTTCTTTAAGAAAGATCCACTAAAAAGAGAATATCCTAAACAACATCAACCCTCACTCGTAAAACCATTATCACCGGAACAATTAAAGGAGTTAGGAATACACATTAATGTAGATGTAGATGAAATTTCAAAATAAGAAAATTGAAAAAAGTCTGGGAAGTAGCACACTTATTAACATAGTTTATATAAATCAAGATGGAGAATAAATTATTAGAAAATTTAAACACTAAAATATCAAATGATTTAGGTGTTGAGAAGCTTAAGATTAAATATGAAGTATCTACAAAGGCAAAATCTAAATTTGGACATTGTAAGTATATAGGACCAAATCATTATTTAATCAGTTTATCATCCTTTATATTGGATACAGAATTGGAAAAAGATACCATTGCACATGAGCTTTGTCACGCTTATGACCATCATTATTTTAAATTAGGACCGGAAACGGCTGGATGTGATCCCAAACCACATGGTGATGCTTGGAAAATGTTGATGGATAAGATTTTTGGTTATAAAAATGTAAAAGCACAAGGAATCCATAAATCAAACCCTAAATATAATAAATTTATAGATAAAGGAGATGGTAGATACGATTTATATGTAAAAGGTTATAAAAAAGCAGTATTCTCTATTGATGGAGATGATTTTTCTATTAAAACACCATCAAATAAATATTTTGAAAATGAGATAGAGGAAGGGAGATATATGCAATTATTTGGTGAATTTTTATCTGAATGAGATTAACAGTAATGCACAGGAAGCTTGGATACCCGAAAAAGCTTTCGTATATTTACGCATAAATAAGGGCAAGAAGCCCATATTATAATTAAAAATAAAGGTTATGGAGACTATATTTGGAAGAGTAATAATGGAGGAGTTTATGGAGTGTATATTCTATTTCCTAGATGTAGAAATAGGTGATTCGATACTAATTAATGAAGATAAATTTACCGATGTTAGAGAATATTTTGGGAAAAAAGTTGAATGTAAGGTTATGGTATGGGATTGTACCAAAACAAGATACAGTGAGAAATATAGAGTAATTGGTGTTGTAAAATAAAGGTTATGAACGCATTAGATAAAATTTCAGAAGAGGCTAAAGTTATTGTTACAGATTTAGCTACCAAGCAGGTCAATGACATGAAAGCTGATTTTACTAAGCACCAGGAATGGGTTAAGGAGAATGGGGAAGTAATAAGATATGGCGTTGCATGTCAGTATACAGGTATAAAGAGGTTTGTTTATATGACCGAACATAGGACTTGGAGTGGTACCAGTTATGACTTACCTGAACAATATATCGAAAAGGATGCATATAAGGCAATTAGAAACAATGGCAATTTAACATATTACATATCTACCTTAGAGAACCAGTTACGTCCTAATTGGGAGGAAAAATATATGGAGACCTTTATATCAGTAAATATGTTTAAGTTACAACGTGCTTTAGCAAAACACTTAACCAATGACATGATTGCAAGTGATATCGTAATTAGAAAGGGGAATGATGGTGCTGAAGTAAATGCTATAGTTGATGGTAAACAATTTGTTACCTACGGAACCTTATGCGGGGGTGATATTCAGTGTTTACATTACAGATACAGAAGCTCGTTAAAATAATTAAACTAAATAAATTAATATTATGACTCCACTAGACCTATGGGTTATATTTTTACCCCTTTATATCCTGCTTGCAGGTATATACAATGAACTATATAAATTAAATAAAGGTAAATAGAGTTGCCTACTTAAACTATAATGGTATAAAAATTTGGATACCCGAGCTATCTTTCGTATCTTTACGTGTTGGTAAGGAAGCCACGTTAATTTAAAAATAAGAGTTATGCAAAATGGATTTAATTTAAAATCCGATTTCACTCCTACTAAAGATCAATATAATTCAATTGATGGTTTATTAGATGGAATTGGTAAGTACAAACAACAAACTTTAAAAGGAATAACAGGTTCAGGAAAAACATTTGTATTAGGGAATGTTATCGATAGAGAAAATAAACCCGCGAGTGTTTTAGCACCTAATAAGGTATTAGCATATCAGCTATATAATGAATTAGTAGCAATGTTCCCCGATAACTTTGTTGGATATTATGTATCTAACTATGATATTTATATACCACCATATTTTCACAACATTCTTAATAAGAAAGTAGGAGGTACAGTAGTTGTTAATCAAGAAAATAAGGATTTACGTTACGCAGTTAAAGATTTCTTAGATTATTCCGATAAAGCTATTTTAATATGCTCCAGTACTATTTTATTTCCAACTTTTGAAAAACAATTGCCAGAGTTAATTACTGAACATAAAAGTTTCATCATCAGGAGATTGAATGAAGAGATGGTTAAACAAGTTAGAGATTTTAATAGGGAAGGTAGATTGGAAGAAGCTGAACGATTAGAAAATCATATAGATCATACCATTAATATGTTGTTACCTTCAGATAGTGAATATTACAATACTGATGTGATTGCACTTTTAGGGGAAAAATTAGGAGATTTTTATTTAACAGATTATTTCAAAAAATCCAAACCAAATTTATTTATTGATGAATCCCATTTAACATTATTACAATTAAAGGCGTTACCTAGTGCTAATAAAGCTAGATCAACAAAGTTAGTAGATAAAGGATTTTATATAAGTAATGTTATCAAAAACAATGTATTAAATTTTTACAACAATGAATAATGATACAATAACTTCCATAGTAGAAAAACTACTTAAACAAAACTCTATAACACCTCAAGAGGCTGTTATATTGTTGAAAGCTGAAATCGAATCTAGTAGGATAAATCTCTTTTATCCTTATAATATCCCTTATAATCCTCCTACTAATCCTTATAATCCTTTCACTATAACATATTAATATTTAAAAACAAAACAAATGCCAAGATATATTTCAACTAAGAAATTCGATAATTTTTCAATAGCTATAAGACAATGGAAGGCCAAACATTCACATTGTCAATTGCTTCATGGGTACTCCTTTGAGGTGAAGGTTTGGTTTGCTTCTAATGAACCTGAAATAGATAAACAGCTTGACTCTATGAATTGGATAGTTGATTTTGGTTCATTTAAGGCTCAACCTGAAGGTAATGGTTTAAAAAATTGGTTAGATGGTTTATTGGACCATACTTTACTAGTTGAAAAAGATGATCCTTATAGGGATTTATTCGAAACTATGGCTATGGAAGGAATATGTAAAGTGCATTTTATGGAAAAGATGGGTGCCGAATATTTAGCTAAATTTATATTAGAAAAATTCAATGATGTTTTTTCAAAAATAGATGCTAATAGATGTAAAGCTATTAAAGTGGAAGTATTCGAAAACAGCAAAAATTCAGGGATATATGAAGAAAATTGAAATCCCAGAAGAAAATATCAGAAAAATTATGGAACATAAAAAATTAGACCGTATAGAAGATTATGATAAGGTTTTACCTATCTTAGAAGTTTACACAGCAATCCAGTCAGAAGGGTCTAGAGCAGGTTATCCTACCATAGTAATCAGAACCACTGGATGCACCCACAGATGTTTTTTTGGGGAAGGTGGATGGTGCGATAGCTGGTATACCTCTATCCACCCAGAAAAGGGTACGCATAATTTTCAATCAATAATTGATATGTATAAATCTAACCCTCATATAAAAGAGATGATGTTAACTGGAGGTTCACCTTCAATGCATCCTTCCTTAGTAAATGAACTTACTCATTTTGCTTACCAAAACAAAATATTTATAACTATGGAAACTGAAGGGTCTCATTTCCTAGAAACAGATCACCCTATAAACTTATTATCTATTAGTCCTAAATTTTCTAATTCTATACCTATAAAAGGAGAAAAAACTCCATTGGGGGCTATAGTAGATGAAAGGATGGTTAAACAACATAATAAGTTCCGTCTAAATTACGCGAATATAATCGATTCTATCAACTACCATCACGATTACCATATAAAGCCCGTAATTGATAAGGACCTCACGATAATGGGAGAAGTTGAAGATTTTTTAGAAAGGTTATCTACCGGCCTCTTATCATCCCCCAAATATATTAATTCTTATGTTAGGTTTGATCTTGAAGGAATTCATAATATGGTTAAGTCTAAGACATGGATGATGCCCGCCGGAGCTACTAGAGAACAATTAATTGAAAGTTATGGTCCTGTAATGAATATGTGTAAGGATAGAGGATATAAATTCTCACCTCGCCCACATATAATTGCATTCGATGAGATGAGAGAGGTTTGATGATGAATTAATATAAAATAAAATGACAAAACCTCTTTTAGTTGTAGAACTTCCAAATTAAATATGAAGAATTGAAGGGCATAATCAGGGATGGGTTAAAAATAAAAAATATTTTGGATAAACAAGAAATACTTCATATCTTAGATAAAATAAAAGAAAATATAAACCTTTGTTGTGCTATAACAATGGAACCTGATGAAGTACTAGAATTGTTGGATAAAATAGAAAAATACATAAATAAATAAAAGAAAAATGAAAGTAAGTATAACTCAAAAATTATTATCCATACTTAATGAACCTTATGAGGTAATGGGTATTCACAACTTAACGGAAGAACAACGTATTCTAGCAGAAACCGAACTCATTAATCATTTTGAGTTTGAAAAAATCATTTGGATGTCTGCCCCTTCGGTATTATTGGAGGATGGTATTACCTTATTGGTTGCTGACGAAACAATTCTATCAGATTCAGAAAACCCAACCTACAAAAATAAAGTAGGATATGTTTACACCATATCGTTTACCCCAAAAATGTATTCACCATTAGATATCCACACTCCAGTTAAAGATGGGTGTGTAATTTCACCTATTACTTATAACCCAAAAACATATGAACCTTCGAAGAGTATTACTCTAACATGGTCACCCTCTATCACACAATACATAGATACACCCCCACTTACCTATGAACAGGAAAAACAAATGATTCGTGATATGTTAGAAAAGGTACTAAGTAATCCTGAGGAATACCTACAGACAGGATTCAGAGGAGGATTATTAAGATATGCGGTGATGTAATATCCCAATAAATTAAACATAATATAAATTCACCATTACTTTGGCCTTTGTAAATAAAATTCATATATTAATACAAATAAATAAACATAAAAGGAGAATAAAATTATGATTAAAAACGAAATTGAATTACTTAAAAAGGCAAATGGTGTAGAAGGAAGTACCAAAAAAACTATCTCCAGTCAAGAGTTAGAAATTGCCAAAGCCGGATATGCTAATGGTATTTCTACACAACTCCATAATTTGCTTGAGAGTGGAGAATGTCGTTCTTTAAATCAAAAAGAGAAGGAGGAAATAATAAATGAGGCTGCCAAACATTATGGTAAGTTCTTAACAGCACTTGGGGTAGATTGGGAAAATGACCCCAATTCTGATAACACCCCACATCGTGTAAGCAAAGCTTATGTTGAAGATGCTTTTAAGGGAAGATATAACCTTTTAAGTGATATCTCAAGTTTCCCTAGTAATTATACAGGTATAATTTTAGAAAAAAATATTGGTATTTATAGTAAATGTTCTCATCATCATGAAAGTGTAATTGGGTATTGTCATATCGCTTATATCCCCGGGGGGGAAGATAATAGGGTGATTGGTTTAAGTAAACTTAATAGAATTTGTAGTTATTTTGCCTCTCGTGGATGTATTCAAGAAGACTTAACACTAGCGATACAAAAAGCAATAGATAAAATTTGTGAGAATAATTTGGGTACCTTAGTAATAATGGAAAATTCTCATAATTGTGTGAAATGTAGGGGAGTTCGTGATATTAATAGTTCTATGATAACCAGTTGTGGGAGTGGTGTGTTTTTAGACCATAATAAAACAGCTAAACAAGAAGTTTTTGATATGTTGAAAATATCTCCCTCAAGATAATTCCTGTATTTGTATTCTTATATAAAAAGTGTTATATCTAGGAATATCAAAAAAAATAATTTGGAATTTACAAAAAGAAAATGTATATTATGTTGAAAGACGAGAATATTAAAATGGATAATAAATTTCAATATGTTAAAAACAAATACCAAAACAAATATCGAAATAAATATGAAAAATAAGATACCTTTCATTTCGGAAGTAGAAGAGTTTAATGAACTTATGAATAAGAGTTGGCAAAACAGAACAACCCCTACCATTGACCTTAAGGATGCCAAATTTGTAATTGATTTTATTCAAGAGGAGTTAGATGAATTAAAAGAAGCAGTTGATGAAAAGGATATAGTAAAAATATTTGATGGGATATTAGATATAGTTTATGTAGGGTTAGGGAATGGTGCTTTAGTTTTTGGTTTAAAGGATAAAATTGAAGCGGGATATGCTGAAGTTCAAGCTTCTAATTTATCCAAAATATGCAATACATTATATGAAGCTGAAGAAACCGTTAGAGTAAGATCATTACAACAAGGAACACCTTGCCGTTATGTTAAAACAGATTATGGATATGTAGTCTTCAGAACTCACGATATGAAGGTAATGAAATCTATTAATTATTTCTCCCCTGACTTGAAAAAATTCTTTACCCAAGACGAAATTGATTCTTGTAAAAAATAAAAATCTATTTACATGTATAAGAAATGTTTTTCCCAGGGGTTAGGGGGCAATAAATGTCTCATCCATCTTTGGGATGATCGAGGGTATGAAAAAATAAAATGGAATAATTGGGCCTTTATAGAATGCTCTGAATCTATTCATACTCATCGAGGGTTAAATGGGGAATTTCTAAAAAAAGTTAATGAATGGGATAAAGATAATCCAAGACTACATTTCCATGATATTACCCCTCACCAAAAATTCCTTATTGAAAAATATGGAATAAATGATGAACCCTCTAAAACCCACAGAGAATTCTTTTGGGATATAGAAACTGAGATGTTAGAATCTCTAACCCCTGAAAGTATAAAAGAAGCAGCTAAAAAAATCACCCAAATCGCTTGGTACGATAAACAACTAGATATGTGGGGTCTATTAATCTTAGACCCTACAGGTAAAGTAGCCCACACCAAACATAGAAATAAAGAAATAATACCTTGCAGAACGGAAAAAGAACTCCTGTTAATATTCTTAGAAAGGTTCAGAGAGATAGATCCCGACATAATAGTAGGATGGAATTGTATTCCAAAAACATCCAGAATATGGAAAGAGGATGAAATTGTAGAAATCGAAAATATACCCAATAATACCCCATTACATGGTGTGGATAACAGAGTACTTCGATATGTATCATCAAAAATGAAGAACCAATATAATCTTCTATTAGAAAATGGTAACACTATAAAAAGTAGTATAGACCATATCTTCCCAGTATATGAAAAAACATCAACCTATCAATCATTAAACCCTATACTAGAGAATGTATCCGATAAATCTGTAAAGGATATGATAGGTAATAACAATGATTTATATCTAGAAGTTATTAAAGGTAATAATCCTAACAATAATCAAAATATGAGTTTAGTAGGGGGTAAAGATACTGTACCTATAACTAATGATGATTTATATCTGTTAGGTCTTATATTTACTGATGGTTGGTATCACAGTGAAGGGAAGGGTGACACTAACTCTATTAGTGTATCTAATAGTTGTAAGGAGCTAATTGAAAATATTATACCTCTAGCAAATATTTATAGGCGAGAATCATCCCAAATTGAGAATATTGATCAATTAAAACCCTCCATATCAAAACTTTACCCTAATGCTAAACCTAATTATAATTTTAGAATGTTTAGTAAAAATTCACATGATGGTAAGTTTAAGTTATTAAAAAAGTTAATTTATGGGGGGAATGATGAAAAATCACTTAATATAAATTTACTATCTAAACTTTCTAAAAAACAATTTTCATCATTCTTTTCAGGGTGTATCGATGGGGATGGTAGTGTTAATAATAAATTTTTATCTTTTTGTAATTATGAAAACAACATCCATAAATTTCATGAGTTGTTATTATGGAATGGTGTTTATTCTACAATTGAATCTTCCGAGAATAATTTAAATATACCATACACCAATATCTTCAATAACAAAACCTTCATTGAGGGTTTATGTTTGAGAGGGTACAAGAATAACCAACAAAAAAATAAAATAAAATATTTTGAATTTAAAAACAAACCCTCATGTAATACTAAAAAGTATGTTCTTAAAGATAAAGTCCTAGTTAGGGTAAGAGAAATTATAGATACTAAGGAGGAGGTAGATATGTGTGATATAACTACCTCAACAAGTTATTTTACTTATGAAGGAGTAAAAACCCATAACTGTGATTTCTTTGATGTACCTTATACCTATTATAGAATGTGTAGAATATTAGGAGAGGAAATTACATCTTATCTTTCTCCTATAAATAAAATAAGAGAAACACCTTGGTATGATGATCAATATATCCAAATAGTAGGAGTTGAATCTTTAGATTTTATGAGGTTACATAAAAAATTCAGTTGGGAGGATGAAATATCCTTTAAATTAGATGACATAGGGGAAAAATATGTAAATCTAAAAAAGATTGAGGCCGGAAACTTAGATGAACTATATGAAAATGATATAGAAACCTTTATCCAATATGGTTTCAGAGACGTGGAAATATTAGTTTTATTAGACCCCAAATGGAATTATTTAACCTTAGTTAAAAATCTATCCCATAAAGGAAAACATAATTATAGTGAAGTATATGCTAATACTAAAACTCAAGATGGAGCTATTTCAGCTTACCTTTTAGATAAAAATATTATTCCTCCATCAAGAGAAAGAAACCAAATACCTAAAAAAGATTATGCTGGAGGTTATTTGTTTTGCCCTAAAGCCGGAATTTATAAATATGTGTATGATGAAGATTTAGTTTCCCTATATCCTAAAATAATAATGACCCTCAATATAGGGAAAGAAACTTTGGTAGGCAGGATCATTGATACCGATGATAGAAATAATCGTTTAGGGTTAAATGATTTAAAACTTAAAGATCCAAAAGAAAAACTTATAATAGAAAATAATAAAGGGAAAAGAACTGAAATAAAAGTTTTGGATCTTATTAACCTTATAGTATCCCAAAATTTATCAATTTCCGCTAATGGTGTTTTCTTTACAAAAGAGAGAGAATCTGTATTATCTATCATATTAAAAAAATGGTTTAATGAAAGGGTTAAATATAAAACCTTAATGAAAGAAGCATATAAATCCGGGAACAAAGTGGATGCTGAAACTTATCATATGTACCAATATACAGTAAAGATTCTACTGAACAGTCTTTATGGTGCTACTAGTCAACCTTCTTTCCGTTATGGGATGAACCATGCTCTTCTAAGTGAAGCTATAACACTTAGTGGTCACAGAATTATCCAAGAATCCGCTTTGACCATCAACAGGAGAATGAATGAAGTTATAAAAACATAAAAATGAAACATTTACAAGAAATCCCTGAATTTATTTGCCCTTCAAGTTTAAAAAATTATGTAATCTACTCAGACACTGACTCAATTTATGTACATGCAGAACCCCTCCTAAGATATTTATACCCTGATTTTGATAACTTAGATGAAAAGGATAAAGATAAACGTTTAGAGAAAATAGCTCTTGAGTATCAAGATATAATAAATGAATCTTATAATTCTTTAACCCGGGAATGTTTTAATGTTGAAGAACATAGATTAGAGATGAAAACGGAAGCTGTAATTCGATCCGCTTACTTTAGATCTACTAGAAGATATGCTCAATGGATTACTAAAAAGGAAGGGATAGATGTTGATGAATTAGATATAAAAGGTTTAGAATTTAAAAAAGCAAATTTCCCTCCAGATTTTGGTAAGTTCTTTAGAGAAGCCTTAATCGATATATTAAAAGGCCAATCTCAAAATGAAATAGATAAGAGAATTAAAAAATATAAAAACCAAATATTAGATGGGGAGATATCTATTAACAAATTAGGTAATCCAACTTCAGTAAAAACACTCACTAAATACTTAGATTCAAAACCTAAAAAAGGAGAAATTCTATCTAAATTAAAAAAAAGAACGCCCGCCGCCGTAAGAGCAGTAGCCCGACATAATGATTTATTAAATTTCTGGGATTTAAATAAAAAACACAAAACTATTTCCCCTGGGGATAAAGTAAAATGGGTTTATTTAAAATCTAATCCTTACCATATAGAGGCTATAGCTTTTTTGGATTATGATATATCCCCTGAAATTTTAACATTTATAGAAACATACGTAAATAGAAAGAAAATATTTGAATCTATATTATTAAATAAACTTGAAGGTTTATATAGTGACCTAGAATGGGTTTTTAATACTAACGAACATATAGATATATTTTTTAATTTTTAAGTTTGGTTTACGTAAAATAAGATGTTATATTTAAATATAATATAAGATATGATAAATAAATCTCTACTTTCTTCTATAATAGATAAGTATTATTTAAAGATAAATGAATCTGTAATGTGGGAAATTAAGAATAATTCTCTTAATATAGACTTTATGACCCCTACAAGGGATGTTATTGGTAAGGTTAAATGCCCCAATTTCAATTTGATTGATAGTAAGTTAGCTATATTTGATACTAAAAAACTATCAGGTTTGATATCTATATGTAGTCAAGATATTTCTTTGGATTTAGAAAAACATCAATCTAAATTCACTAAACTCCATATTTCAGATCAAGATTTTAATCTTACTTATGCTTTAGCCGAACCTCTACTTATATCTAAAGTGGGGACTGTTAACATTCCTGAATGGGAAGTAGAATTAAATCTAGAAGAAAAGGATGTTTTAAATCTTACTAAAGCTAAAGCCGCTTTAGGGGAAGTTGACAATATGTTAATACATACTACTACTTCATTGGTTGGGGATAACGTATGTGAATTTATTTTTGGGGATGAAGAAGGGCATAATAACAAAATTTCATATTCCGTTACAGGGAAAATTAAAGAACTAAACATTAGGCTCCCTTTTAATTCAGAAATTTTTAGAACTATTCTCCATGTTAATAAAAACCCAAATGGAGGTAAGCTTTTTATAAGTAATAAAGGCCTAATGAAATTAGAATTTATAGTTGATGGAGTAGAGAGTGAGTATTTTATTGTAAGAAAAAGTGATAATAATTTTTAAAAATTAAAAAATGAGTAGAGGTAAAGTCCAACTTAATGTTATTATAAAAGATAAGAATCTAGACCCCTATTATCTATCTAAAGATAGATATTGTTATACTATATTTAAAAGTAGAACAAAAGGGAAATATTATGTTTCTTCTGATTCTAAATTAGGTTTTTATCCTAAATTAGGTGATGTACTTAAAAAAATAAGCACTATAAAAGTTCAAGAGGATCAAAAGGAATATACCTCAATTAATTCCTACCTTCAAACTTTTCAAAATATAAATGACGAATTGAAAACTTTAATGGAAAAATTAAAAATAGATGAATAAAAAAGAACAAAAACTCACTGCCCTCTTTGATGCCGTTATAGTATTACCCTTTGAGGATGAAGAAGAATCTCATGGTTCTATTATAGTACCAGATTTAGGGAAAGATATAAATAAGAAAGGAACTGTAGTAGATGTAGGGCCCGGAAGTTATTCGGTTATGGGAAATCTTATCCCAACCCGAATTAATATAGGGGATGTAGTTGTTCTTCCTACTATGGGTTTTACCAGGTTCGAATTTAAAGGACAAGAATATTTTATAGGTCCAGAGAAACAAATATTAGCTGTTATTAAATAAGAAACAAAACATGAAAAAACAAAAAATACATCTTTCAACCCAAGGAAGAACTAAACTTATAAAAGGGATAAACCAGTTAGCAGACGCTGTAGTATCAACATTAGGACCTAATGGTAGAAACGCCGTCTATATTAAAAATGGAGAAGTTACTTCTACCAAGGATGGAGTATCTGTTGCTAAAGCTATAGAAAAACTTGATGATCCTGTAGAAGATATAGGAGCGCAGATGGTAAAGCAAGCATCAATTAACACTTCGGATAAAGCCGGGGATGGAACTACTACCTCTACACTACTAACTCAACAAATGGTAAACCTGGGGGCGGAAGAAATTAATCCCTTAGTTAATTCTGTAGAGGTTAAAAGAGGAATTGACAATGCGGTTTCTCAAGTTATTGATCATTTGAAAAAACATATATCAAAAGATATTTCTCAAGACTTCCAACTAGAACAAGTAGCTATGATTTCTGCTAATAATGATGTTGAAGTAGGGAAACTTATTTCTTTAGCTGTAAAAACAGTAGGGAAAGATGGAATAGTACATATAGAAGAATCAAAAACAGGAGAGACTTTTCTTGAAAATGTAGAAGGTATGCAGTTTGATAGAGGATATAAATCCCATTTCTTTGTCACCAACAATAATGAAATGTCTTGTACTTTAGAAAACCCATATATATTAATTGCAGATGAAAAATTTACTCAAGTTAAAGAACTTCTTCCTATATTAGAGTCTGTATCTTCCAGCAATAAATCTCTTTTAATTATAGCGGAAGACATAGACCATGAAGCCTTAGCTACCCTTATAGTTAACAAAGCAAGAGGAACTATAAAAGTATGTGCTGTCAAAGCTCCAGACTTTGGAGATAGAAGAAAACTTATATTAGAAGATATAGCTACTCTTACAGGAGGTCAAGTTTTTAGTAAAAGTAAAGGTATGAAACTTGATAAGTTTAGTTATGAATGGTTTGGTGAGGCCAGAGTAGCCAACATTACTAAAGATCAAACAACTATAATTGATGGGAAGGGAGATGAAGAAGCTATTAATTCTAGAGTGGAAGAACTTCAAAACCAAATAGACATTTCAAAGTCACCATTTGAGAAGGAACAAGTGCAAGATAGATTAGCTAAAATGGTAGGAGGAGTATCTATAATCCATGTTGGTGGGAATAGTGAAACGGAAATGAAAGAGAAGAAGGACCGCGTTGATGATGCTTTACATGCGACCAAAGCCGCTTTAGAAGAAGGAATTATACCTGGAGGAGGAGTTGCTTTATTGTTTGCTAAAGAAGCTATAATTGAAGATAAAAGTAGTAGTAAAAGTTTCAAAACAGGTCAAAGTATAGTTTATAGAGCATGTTCATCCCCCTTTAATAAAATATTAGAAAATGCCGGATATTCTCTTCAAGAAATATTTAGTATAACTGATGAAATCCTAAAAAAAGGTAAAGCAGGTTCATCTCCTCATTTTGGTTTTGATTTAAAAACAGAAACCGTAGTTAACATGATTGAAAAAGGGATTATAGACCCTACTAAAGTTTGTAGAGTAGCATTAGAAAATGCTTGTTCTGTGGCAGGAATAGTATTACTTACAGAAGCTGTAATAATAGATATTCCCGAAGATAAATCAGAAGAATCATCTCAGAATATGATGCAAAGTATGTATTAATATGGAAAAAGAAATAATAGAGTCAAAAGTCCTTATAGCTACCAGAAGACCTCTCAAAGGGACAAATGGAGATAATTGGGTATTAAAATCATCCCTTACGGTATATAATTCCCTTACAGAAGCTTTAGAAGCATACTTCCAAAATACAGGATTTAATAAAGCTTTTTACTTAGACCCTATAGGAGGAAACTTATATTCGGTAAATATAGAGGAAGTAGAAGTACACCCACCATCTCCCCCTAAAGAATATAGTATCTATGGTACATTTAAACAAGGTATATAATTTGGCCTTTAATTAAATTTATGTTATATTAAATATATGAAGAAACATACAATTCTTAATGAGCTTGCTAGACCTGATACTTTAAAAGGTTTCATTTGTGATGAAGATCAGAAAAATAAATTTGAGGAATATATAGAGAAACAAGACATACCTCATATAGGTTTGTTCTCTAAACTTCCAGGATGTGGGAAGTCTACTTTATCCAAAATTTTAGCCAAAAATATAGATTGTGATTTTTTATATTTGAATGCTATGGATAATAGGGGGATGGATTCTATAAAAGAAAAAGTAGGATCTTTTGCCTCTGCGGGTTCATTTAAACCTCTAAAAATAGTTATTCTAGATGAAGCAACTCATATTCTAGAAGCGAGTCAAGTATTGCTTTTAAATATGATGGAAACTTTTAGTTTAAATACTAGGTTCATATTAACAGGTAACTTTCCTGAAAGATTAATAGAACCTCTTAGGAGCCGTTTACAAGAATTTGAATTATTACCTCCATCAAAACAGGTAGTAGGAAAACGTTTAATGGAAATATTAGATCAACAAGAAATAAAATATAGTAAGGAGGATTTAGTTACCATCATAAATAGTACTTATCCTGATTTGAGGAGTATGTATAACCTTTGTGATCAATTTACTTTAAAAGGTGAAATAAAATTAGGAAAAATAACAAATTCACAAGATAATTGGAAAGAATTAGTATTAGATATACTTAAATCCCCAGATAGAAGTTCATTAAAAAATCTAAGACAAATATTAGTTGATGCTAATAAAAATGATTTTGAGGATGTATATAGATTCTTATATGAAAATATAGAGGAATATGACAAAAAAGGAGACACTGCTGAAATTATAATTTTAATAGAGGAGGGTTTATATAAGACCCAAAGTAGATTAAATAAAGAGATCAACATAGTATCTACTTTAGCTAAACTTCTAAAAGTAATTTCATGAAGGGTTGAAATCAAGAATATTGATGGTGAAGAATAAAAAATGGAATATATTTTCATGGTTAGAAGAAATAATCAAAACTAAATCCGATTATAAATCTTTTACTCCTGAACAATGGAAAACTTTTGATCCATATATGATAAGTTTATTTTTAAGTATGAACCCCTCATATATTGAACTTATAGATGAAATACAATCCCTAACTTCAGACAAAGAAAAACTATATAGAATATATTCAAATCTTATACCTAAGAACAATAGAACATATTCACCATATATAAAATCAAAATCTTCAAAACTAAATGAAGATAAATTAAAACTGATATCTAATTTATTTGATATCTCAATAAAAGAATCTAATGATTATTTAAGAATAATGCCTAAAGAATGGTTTAGTCAAATCTTAGAGGATTATGGGATAGATGGAAAAGAAGCTAAAAATTTATTAAAAACAAAATAAAATGGAACAAGTACCTCAAATGAATTTGGATTTAAAATCCACCACCAGTATTGAAACCCCTGAAGGTGGAGTGATATTCCAGCAAGGAGTAATATTAAGAAAAGTCTCAAAATTCCTTTCTGGTGGGGAGGAAGATGGTTTATTACCAATCCCTGTTTTTTATGATCCTATAACTAATAAAATAATAAAGGATACTATACCTGCTGACCTTAGAGAAGAATATTCAAAACATGTAATATGAGCATAGGAGAAAAAATAGAGGAATTAGAATCTCACTTAAGTTCTCTTATTGATCATTATAATGATGGTGATTTATCTAAGAGTTTAGAGATTAAGGAGACCTATGAAATGATTCAAATTCTTACCTATAAAAAAACCAAAGACAGTAGAGGCTTATTAATTGGTCCTAGATAATGGAAAATAATTTATTTTCGTTCCCTGAAAAGTATAAACCTACTCTTAAGAATAAGAAAAAAAAGAAGTACATCCCTAAACTTATAGAAGCTATTCAAAACTATACTCCTATAGAAATAGATTATACTTTCCAAAAAAATATTTCTTATTCTCAATTTTCTATGTTTAATGAATGCCCTAAAAAGTGGTCATTAAATTATGTAGAAGGTCATAAAACTTTCAACTCTACCATTCATACAGTGTTTGGAACAGCCTTGCATGAAGCCCTCCAACATTATTTAACCATCATGTATGAAAAAAGTGGGGCAGAAGCTGACAGAGAGGATATATTAGGTATATTTGAAGAGGCCTTAAGAAAAGAATATAAAAAACAATATGTCAAAAACAATAATTCCCATTTTAGTACTCCAGAAGAACTAGGAGAATTCTTTGAAGATGGGGAAGGGATTATTAACCATATAGTCAAGAATAGGAGCAAATATTTTAGCAAACGCGGATGGTATTTAGTTGCATGTGAGTTACCTATAACTTTAACGCCTAATCACCGCTTTAAACGCGTTATTTACCAGGGTTACTTAGATGTCGTATTATTCCATGAACCTACAGGGGTATTTCATATAATCGACTTAAAAACCAGTACCAGAGGATGGAATGACAAAGCTAAAAAGGATGAAAATAAACAGTTTCAACTTATTTTATATAAGAAGTTTTTTTCTGAAATGTTTGGGATTAATTTAGATAAAATAAAAATTGAATTCTTTATTCTTAAGAGAAAAGTATATGACCATCCTGAATATAATATACCTAAAATTCAAAGATTTTCACCTCCATCAGGTAAAATTAAATTAGGGAAGGCTTCTAAGGCTTTAGAAAAATTTATAACAGAAGCCTTTGACCAGCAAGGATATAAAGATGCAGATCATAAACCTATCATAAATAATAACTGTCACTGGTGTCCTTTTTATAAAACAAAACTCTGTTCTGTTACTTATGAAGAATAGTTATATATTTATATATAAACAATTAACATTATGGGGCAAAGATTAACGAGCGTTAAAATAGATGATATTTCTTGGGATGAATTTAAAATTAATACTATAAGGTATAAATTTAGCTTCCAAAAACTATCAGATAGGGTTATTTATTTATACAATAAAGACCCAGAATTTAGAAAAATGATTCATCAGGTAGATATAAAACCTTAAATTATACAAATGAAAAAAGACCAAATTAAAAAAGACGAAAGGAAGAAAATCCTTCTCATAACGGATGATATAAGATCCCATAGTGGTGTGGGGCATATAGGGAGGGAAATTATATATAATACTTGTCATAAATATAATTGGGTCCAAATTGCGGGAAGTATAAACCATCCTGACCAAGGTAAAAGATTAGATTTATCTAGTATGATTGTTGAAGGATCTAAAGTGGCGGACGCTTCATTTATCTCCTATCCTGTTAAAGGTTATGGTACCCCATCACTTATATTAGAAATAATAAAGAAAGAGAAAATAGAAGCCATATTCTTAATAACCGACCCTAGATATTTTGAATGGTTATTTATGATGGAAAATGAAATTAGAAAAGATATTCCTATAGCCTACCTTAATATATGGGATGATATGCCTGTTCCTTTATATAACTCGGAATTTTATGAATCTTGTGATGCTTTATTTTCTATAAATAAACAAACCAAAGTAATAAATCATTTATGTTTAGAAAATAATAAAGTTTCCCATAAAGATATGGATTCTGGTATTAATTACTTTTTTGGGGCGGGTAATAGAAAAACACCAATTCTCTTAAAATATATCCCTCATGGTTTAGATGAAAAAACTTTCTATCCAATAAAAGGAGAAGATGAAGAATTTGAAAAATTCAAATCTGAATTATTTAAAGGCCTTGAAAAGAACTTTGTCTTGTTATTAAATTCGAGAAACATAAGAAGAAAATCAATCCCTGACATTTTAGGAGCATGGAAAGAATTTACAGATTCACTCCCTAAAGAACAACAAGATAAATGTTTATTAATTTGCCATACAGAACCTATATCTAATGAAGGAACTGACCTTCAAGCAACTATAGAATATTTGTTTAGTAGGGACTGTAATAATGTAGCTCTCTCTGGAGGCAAATTACCTCCAAAATATATGAATTATCTTTATAATTGTTCGGATGGAGTAATATTACCTTCATCTGCTGAAGGTTGGGGTTTAAGTTTAACAGAAGCTTTATTAACTGCTACTCCTTTCATAGCCACTGTAACGGGAGGGATGCAAGACCAAATGGGTTTTAAAGATAATAGAGGGGAATTATATGTAAACGATAAAGATGTACCTTCAAACCATCAAAAAACCTATTTAAATCATGGGAGTTGGGCTTATCCTATATTTCCAAAATCATTATCCTTAGTAGGCTCACCTCAAACTCCTTATATATTCGATAGTAGATGTGATATTAAAGACATTTTAGGTGCTATAAAGTCTCTATATAATACTCAACCTTTTGATAGAAAATTATATGGGGAAGAAGGGATGAAATGGGCTTTAAAAGAGAATATAGGTTTCACATCTTCAAGAATGGGAGAAAGAGTAATAGAAGGGATGGAGGAACTATTTAAAACTTGGTCCCCCAGAGAAAAATACGAATTTTATAAGGATGATGAATTCAAACCTAGAACTTTAAATCATAAACTTTTATATATATGAACAAAAACACTTGTGTTATATACGCACCTATAGATTGTTATAGTGGCTATTCTTCTAATTCTAGAGATAAAATTAAATCTATAATAGAATTAAAAGGAGAAGAGTGGGATATAAAAATTATTTCTTGTCCTTGGGGTAATACTACTTCAGGGTTTATTGAAGACCATAAAGAGGAATGGGGTTTCTTAAACTCTTACATTTTAAATGAACCTTTAAATTATCAACCAGATTATATGTTCTGGATAACTATCCCTTCAGAAGCTCAAAGAATAGGAAGATGGAATTGTCTTATTACAGCTGGAATAGAAACTACAATATGTTCCCCTCAATGGTTAGAAGGATGTAACAGAATGGATTTAATAATAGTCCCTTCTGAACATTCCAAAAAAGTATTTGAAAGTACTAAATATAAAGTCGGGGATGATCAAAAAGTTTTAGAACTAAATACTCCTATAGAAGTTATATTTGAAGGTGCTGATCTTAAAATTTATGACCCTAAAAAGAAAAAATTTAAAAATGAATCCCTCTTTAATACTATAGATTCAATTCCTAATAAAAACGTCTTTCTTTTTGTAGGGCATTGGCTTAAGGGAGACTTTGGGGAAGATAGAAAAAATGTAGGTTTGTTAGTTAAGTCATTTTATGAGACTTTTAAGAAAGAAAAAAATCCACCGGCTCTATTATTAAAAACCAGCTGTGGTAAAGGTTCATATATGGACCGGAGGGAAATTATGAATAGAATTAATTCCTTAAAAAAGACCTCTAAATCTTCAAAACCTCTACCTAATGTCTATCTCTTACATGGGGATATTAATGATGAGGATATATGTGAAATATACAATCATCCAAAAATAAAAACTATGGTTAGTCTCACAAAAGGGGAAGGATTCGGTAGACCCCTATTAGAATTTTCATTTACAGGAAAACCTATAATGGTTAGTGGATTTTCAGGACATCTTGATTTCTTAAACCCCTCAACTTCAGCTTTAATAGGAGGATCATTAACTCCTATCCATCCAACAGCTCAAGAAAAAGAAATGCTCATAGAGGGTTCTCAATGGTTTTCAGTAGATCATGGTCAAGTAGGTCATTTCTTCTTAGATATATTTAAAAATTATAAAACATGGGAGGTTAAAGGAAAAAAACAGGGGAAACATAATAGAGATAGATTTAACAAAGAAAAAATGACTTCCAAGTTGGGAGATGTTTTTAACCAACATATAATTAAACTTCCATCTATAGTACAATTAAAATTACCTACTCTCCCTTCAATTAAAAATCAACTACCTAAATTAACAAAAATTACTTAAATTATGGATCAAGGGCAATTAACTATATGTGATAAATGTGGAGGAGATGCAGCCTTCAAACAAGAAATATCAGACAAAGTTTCTAATTGGATGTGTTGGTCCTGCGGGTTCCAAACAAACTCACTAATGAGAGTGGGAGAGGAATTCTATGAAAAACAAAAAGAAATCCTCCCTAACATCTATGTAGATTTGATGTATGAAGACAAGGAAGGGAAAGTATGGTTCCCTTCAACCTATAATATACCGGAAGTGGGTATGGTCTTTGTTAATGGGGTTGATGTTGAGACTTGGAAATGGGGGGCTGTTAAAGCTGTACCTATAACAAAAAAGGAAAAGAAAAAATTTCCTATACCAGGAAAGAAAAATCAGTTTTATACCCATAAGACCGACATAAAATCTCTTAAAATGTTTGAAAGAGAAGATTTTATAGAAGCTATGGATTTTATAGGGGTTTTTAATGAAAATTTGGAAACCTAAGATTAAGATCATATATTAACTATATATTAAAATCTTAATCATGAAACTTTCCTTCGCTATTACTGTATGTAAAGAAATAACTGAAATCCAAAGATTAGTATCACTTCTCTTAGAACATAAAGATCTTGAAGATGAAATCGTTATTTTATTTGATTCTAAAAATGGATCTCCAAAAGTAGAAGAATATCTTAGATCCCACTCCGTCAACAATTCCTTTAGATGGTTTCCCTTCCCTTTTGAAGGAAACTTTTCAGATATGAAAAATAAACTAACTAAATCATGCTGTGGGGATTATATAATAAACCTTGATGCTGATGAAATGGTTAACCCTCTTTTCATAAAACATATTAAAACGGTTATTGAAACAAACCCTATAGATCTTATATCGGTACCTCGTATTAATACTATAAAAGGAATTACTAAAGAACATATAGATAAGTGGGGGTGGAGGGTTTCAAAACTAGAATCTCATATAGAAGAAAAAGAATTTAATTTAAGTAACCTACGAGATTTAGAGGAGTATAACCTTTTAAAGATCTACGATTTAATTATTAGGGAGGGTTAATTTTCCGGATTTCTCCTATATTTTAATTAGGATTTCTTTGAGGGTTTAAAAACGGTGAAATTGAAAAAAATATTAAACCAAAAAGAAAAGAATATTAAAAAATCCCCCAATCCATGTTAAATAAAAATGTTAGGAAATGAAAATAAAAGTTAAATATTATAAACCCATAATCAATTGGTCAGACATGCAAGGAAGGATCTATAAAAATAATGGATCAATAAAATGGATAAACAAAGTACATGAAACTTTACAGGGTTATGAGACTATATCTTATTTACCTGAGGAAGATGTATGGTCTATCCACCATCATAAAACTATAGAAAAACAAGAACAACAAAATTTATTATATACTTCCTTATGATATATGATTGTTTTACTTTTAGAGATGAGTTGGATGTTTTAGAATTAAGACTGAAAATTTTAGATAAAGTTGTAGATAAGTTTGTAATATGTGAGGCCAATAAAACCTTTACAAACCAGCTGAAACCTTATTTTTATTTAGATAATGTCGAAAGATTTAAAAAATGGTGGGGTAAAATAATTTATCTCCCTGTAGAATTAGATCCTGGGGATTTAGACTTTTCTTTAAAAGATAAAGAATATACCCCATCTTCACCTGCTTGGAGTTTTGAATATCAACAAAGGAATGCTTTAATTTATGGTTTAGATACTTTAGAGGATGATGCCCTAGTGTTAATGGGGGATTTAGATGAGATACCCAACCCTCAGGACATAAGACATTATCCTACCCCAACAGTTTTTTCGATGGGATTTTTCTATTATTATATAAATAATAAAAGCATTGGACCAAGAGACCCTTTTTGGTTAGGCACCTCCCTTACTAAAGGAGAATTTATAAAAAAAATATCCTCCATACAACATTTAAGGGATATAAAAAACAATTTCACTGTAGTTCCATCAGGATGGCATTTATCATATTTAGGTGGGGAGAAAATGATTAAAAACAAGATCCAATCATTCTCCCACACCGAATTCAATGACATCAAATATTGGAATAAACCTCACATAAACAAATGCCTTCAAGAGGGTAAAGATATATTTAATAGAGAAGGAATGAACTTTTCGATAAAGGATTTAAAAGAAACATATCCTCAAGAAATATTAGAAATAATGAATAACTATCCACAATTTATATATGAAATCCACTCTTAAAAGTTTAATTAATACTTCTGTATATGGGGTTATAAACCATATACACTATATTGAGGATCTTGAAAAGTTAGAATCTTTTATAATATACAACCTCCCAATATTAAAGGAATTTAAAGCCCAGATAGTGGCTACTAATTACTCTTCCCCCTTACAAAAGGAAAATGAAGAATTATGGAGAAAATATTTCCCTAACATTCTAATAAAAGATTCATTATTTAATAGAGGCCATAATTTCGGGACCGTAGATTTAGATGATATTATTTTCAGAGAATGTGATGGATTGGGGTTTGATTGGTTATGCAAAACTTCAGCAGATATGATCTTTGATCCCTCTGTATTAGACATTGAAATCGATGAAGGTAAAGACTTCTATTATATGAATGGTGTAGGGTATGGTGGGATGAGGGAATATGATTTTAATATAGAAAAAATAATATCTGAAAGTTTCTTCCCTCAAACTAATTTTTACTTTATAAATACTTCAAAAGTAGATTTTTTGAATGATAAACAATATATAAATGAAACTTATGAATTCTCAAAAACCATACCTAAATATAATGGTAAGATTTGGGAATATATAGATGGATGGTCTTGTGAAAATTTTTTAAAACAATGTACGGAAAGAAATAAATTAAGTAAAGGACACCTCATACCTAAGGAAAAGTATAAGATGTTATTAGAAACTATAAAGTTTTACCAAATACATGATCCTAGTTATAAGAATCTATCTGTTGAGGGTATATGTCATCACCATTTTAATGATAAACAAATAATAATAATATGAAAAATATTTTTTTAGACTGTGGGACCCATTTATGTGAAGGTCTAGTAGACTTTTATAATAAGGGAATTATTGATGATTCCTTTGAAATCCATACATTCGAAGCAAACCCCGCATGTAATATAAAAGAAAGAATAAAACAGATTCCCCTGGGTATAAATTTATATGAAGTCGCGGTTTGGGTAGAAGATGGGTTTGTATTATTTAATCAAGAAAACCATAAAGATAGTGGAAGTCACTCACCTACAGATGGTCACTCTGATATTGATGGTTGGGGTTCTTCTGTTGATGGGATAGGTTTTAACCATAAGGGGTATAATACTCAGGTGAAGATTAAAAGTATAGATTTTAGCCGTTTTATTTATGGGTTTAGTAAAGACTCTAATATAATATGTAAAATGGATATTGAAGGGAGTGAATTTAAAGTTCTAAGACACCTTATAAAAGAAAAATCCATATCTTTAATAAAAGAAATATATGTTGAATTCCATGACCATATTATGGATGATGAAGATGAAAATTCAAGAAAGGTTTTAATTTCCCAAATTGAAGATTTAGGGATTAAGGTTCATAAATGGTTTTAAATAAATGATATAATGGAAAAAATAACTTTTTGTATACCAAGCAAATCTAATTTAAGGTATTTAAAGTCATGCATACCTTCAATACGTGAGAACTCTTTTAGAAAAGACCATGAAATATTGATATTTGTTGATTCTGATGAAGATGGAACTATAGCCTGGTTAGAAGAAATCAAAGATGAATATAATATCAAATATCATATAAACCCTGATATAGGCATTGGACTTTATGGTATAGGTAGAGCTTATGATTTTTTAATAAATAAGTCCATAACAGACATTTTCATAATATTTCATGCGGATATGATATTAGGAAAACATGCAGACTTAAAATCCTTTCATCATCTTAAACCTAATACGGTAGTATGTTCTACTAGAATTGAACCTCCAATTCATCCTAACAATGGGGAAAAAATATTGATGGATTTAGGTATGTACCCTGAAGTATTTAAAAAGGATAAATTTAATTCCTATGTTGAAGATAACCTTGATAAAGATAAAATAACTAATGGGATATTTGCCCCTTGGATGATGTATAAAAAAGATTTTGAATTTTTAGGAGGACATGATCCTAGACTTAAATCTTGTCGAGAAGATTCGGACATTTTTAATAGAATGAAACTGGCCGAATATAACTTCATCCAGCCTTGGAATAGTTTAGTATATCATTTTACAGGTAGGGGAGCTGGTAGTTTTTCAGGAGATCCTAGAAGGCATAAATTTTGGGGTATGGAAATGGAGGCTTCAACTAGGGAATTCATAAGAAAATGGGGTAGTACTATAAATCATTCTCCCTTAATGGAACCTATTATTACCCCAAAATATAATATAGGGATAATGATAAAAAATTGTACCTACCCTATCCTAGAAGCTTTAGAACCTTTTTATGATACTCTTTATATAGATGAAAGTAGGATACCTACTTTAATTCAAACTTACATTTATAATGAAAGAGAAAAAACTTCAATAGATCTTAATAAGAAAATCTATGAATATAACTCATCTCCCCCTAAAGATGAAATCATAATAAAAATAGATGGAAACAAACCTCTATCAGAAGAAATATTCATCCTCCCTAAAATATTACCCTCTGATATAGGAGAGGGGACATATAAACTACTAGATTGGGATTTAATAATATCCAAAGTAAACCAATACCAAAATTCCTTAATCCATCTTTGAAAAGTTTGGATATGTAAAAGATTATACTTATATTTTAAAAAAAATAATATGAAATACGATATAGGAATAGTGATTGAAAATTGTAATGGAGAGCTTCTATCAATATTAGAACCTTTAGGACATACAATCTACACTGATATGGATACTGACCAATTCTATAGAATGAAAACTAGAAGTTCTGGAAGTAATTTATTATTAAAAGAGAAGCTAAAAACCCTAGAAGATTTAAAAACCAACAAAATCCTGATAGAGGTAAATAGTAAAGATTATTCTATAGGGGATCATATTAATATGAAAAACCTTGAGGAAGTTTTAGAAGGAAAAAAGATAGGGTCTTTTAACTTGGGGGGATTATTTATTTGTATTTTAAGAACCTAAACTTCATATGTATAATAAACCCCTTAATATCCCCTTAATATGAAAAAGAAACTTAGAGATATAAAGAAAATAGCATTAGTGTGGGATACCGATAAAGATTTAGAATCCTTAAAGGTGGATGAAACTTTTAAAACTTTTATTATAGGGGAAGCATACTCCTCTATAAAAGATGCCTTAAAAAATAAACATACCTCCGCTAAATTTTTAAACGTGTATAATCATTCGGTTTTAATAGAAATTGAAAAAAAAGATTTTAAGATAATATTAGATAATATTAAAAATTTACACCTTGAAAAACAAGAATTTGAAGAATGTTTAGAAATTCAAAAACTTGAATCCAAATATAAACTGTTATGAATAATAATGAAAAACTAAAAAATCTCTTTGAAGCTATATTAAGGGCAAAAGTAAACATAATAGATAATACTGTAAGAATAGATAAAGAATTTTTTATAGACTCCATATCCAAAATAGAAAACTCTCTCAAAAAAGAATTTACTATTTTAGATTGTAGCGGTATTGACATAAGTTTCCTTACAGAACCTTATTGTACTATAATAGATGGTTTTTTTAGAATACTGTGGGGGGATGAAGTGGGGAATTTAGTATTCTTCTATTTATATGAAAGGTTAGATCTAGAGGGTAAAATACACCCCTTTTTAGGAGAAGACCAAAAAGAGTATATAATGACTTCTCCTATTGAACTTTATGATTATATAGAACATAACTGTTTAAAAAAGTAATGGTAAGGAAAGACTTTCCAAAAGAAAAAATTTTAGAAGCTATGTCCCATACTTTATCAGTAAGGGCCGCGGCTAGATACTTATGTTGTTCTTATCAACATCTTAAAAAATGGATGAAATTGTATGAAGCAACTGATGGAGTATCTGTTAATTTATTTGAACAACATAAAAACCCAACAGGTATAGGTATTCCTAAATTTTTAAGCAATAAAGGAAAAGAACCCCCTATAATGGATATAATCCAAGGCCGAGCTGATCCATCTTCTTTTAGTAATGAGAAACTAAAGTATAGATTGCTATCTGAAGGATATTTAAAGGAAGAATGTTATCTTTGTGGTTTCGAAGAAAGAAGAGTATTAGATTATAAAATTCCTCTTATATTTAACTTTAAAGATAAAAATAAAAAAAACTACCATTTAGAAAATGTAGAAGTATTATGTTATAATTGTTATTTCCTTACAATAGGGAATGTATTCTCAGACAAACAAATTTCAGGACTGGAAGATTATCAAACACAGCAGTTTAACACTAAGATAGATTGGGAAGTGGATGATTATCATTTAGAAAGATTAAAGGAACTTGGTTTAGATGGAAAAAATGATGATGATGATTATGATATTATAGCTAGAGAATGAAGAAAAAGAGAAAACATAAAAAAATACTTGATGATTATGAAACTTCCAAATCCAAACATTTAGAAAAACTAGCAACCCAAATGCTTCAAAAAGACCAACATAACCAGAAATTAAAAGGTAAAATAATAGATCCGGGATTCTTAGATAAATTTTAAACATATGGAACCCTATAACATTCAAACCCCAAACTCCTCAACATTTGAGACTCTAATTCAAGGATCAAATATAACTATTTCTAAAGAAGTAATTAAAAGGATAATCTCCAACTTAGATACCAAAGATTCAAAAATTCATATATTAGAAGTATATTTTACTGATGATGGTGATGTATTAGATGTAAGGCTAGATAGAAAGGAATTTATATCTTCTTTAGAGCTCAACTTAAAAACTTTAGAAAAATTTCAAGAATATGAAGAATGTGCTAAAGCCGTTAAAGCCATAAATTACCTAAAACAAAAAAAATCATGACCTCTCATTTTAGTTTTGAAACCATATTCCATAATATGACCGACGGTCAATTAATAGATTCTTTCACACAGAATCCAAATTCTTTTGATAGCATATGTTTGTTATTGACTATTGAAGGTATGATTACATCAACATTAAAAAGTAACGTGAATTAACGTGGGATTAACGCTTTTTAACCACTACCTCATACCCCATCATATGTTTGGCACCCCCAAAGAGTGATGTTATATTTACGCGTAAAATGGAGTATAATGGCTTTATGGGAGTTTAAAAATCTGAATAAATATGGGAATGTTAGAACTAGAATAGTTAACATTCCCCCGGGCCGACCCCTCACTTTAGGAAAAGGGTTAGGGAGGGTAGTTTATGTTAGAAGGTTTGTTTATGAATATAAACATTCTTATTTGCCTCCCATTCTATATAGTTCCCCTGATGGAAAAAGATACTTAGTTCCTTCATGGGTTGAAGTTCATAAAGGTACTACTTTGAAAGACATTGTTTGGGTTAAACCCATTCCTAAAAGTCCAATTGAAACCATAACTCATGAGATGAAGTCTTCATCAAGTGGTGTTATTTATAAAGTAAAGGAGACAATTGAAAACGGTGAGATTAAATATAGATGTAATTGTCCGGGATTCGCCAGAGCTTATGATAAAACCAAGGCTTGTAAGCACGTACAAAAATTAAAAAATACATAACCCCCTGTTTGGCTCTCCAAGATAAGGATGTCATATTTACGTATAATAAGAAACGCAAGAAAATTATGAGTAGAGGAAGACCCAGTGAGAATGATGAAGTTCTTGAGAAATATACTCAAAACTTTCATGAGTTTGCAAGTAAGAAGGTTCAAGGTGAAGGTTGGCATACTCAATGGTTTGTTGATCTATTAAAGTCTAATACTGGACCTTATAAGGTAGAACATAATTATCCTAAAGGATATAAATTCACATCTCCTAAAATAGAAAAGAATAAGTCTTACGGTAGGATGCCTGTATCTATTGTATACAAATCTTCATCCAAACCTAAAGCCCCAACCAAAATTAAAATCTTTAAGAATCAAAATATAGACTACATTTTGTCTTGTGATAAAATAGTAGGTATCCCTTCTAAAGCCCAGATACTAGAGATAGGTGTAGGTTACAAAGTATTGAAATCATATGAACTTAAATATAATCTATAATATTTATAATAAAACTAAAATATGACTTCTGCTGCAATTATATATTATGATGGCCATGGCCAAATAAATGGGACTAGAGTAAACTCTGATGGTTATGAAGACCATACTGGAAAAATCTTAAAAAACCTATACAACACCGACAATGAGGCCCTTTTTATATCAAAACAAAAAGAAATGAGATTTCTTGATGAGGAAGGGAATTTAGAATTTTACCCAGATTCTAAACCTCCAAAACATTTTTCCCAACCTATCCAGGAAATGGACTATTACTCAATAGTAGAGAAAATGTCTAGAATATTTTCGGGTGAAAATTATATTTATATTTATGATAACCGAATAAGGGAATGGAAAACCTTCAAAGGACCAAAAGAAGGCGAAATAGTTGATTTCTTGGAAAGAAATGAAGCTGGGGTTACTTCTAACATAGATGAGGTAATTAAAAAGGAATGGAATAGGTTTTTAAGTGAGGATTATTCTGAGGATGATGAAAAAACCCCCAAGAAAAAAACAGATATTTCATGGGGTGGTTTTAACCTAAAAAAATACCTTGAGGACCATTCGGAGGATGATGAAAAAACCCCCAAGAAAAAAACAGATATTTCATGGGGTGGTTTTAACCTAAAAAAATACCTTGAGGACCATTCGGAGGATGATGGGGATCTAAAGGAAGATGAAAAAACCCCCAAGAAAAAAACAGATATTTCATGGGGTGGTTTTAACCTAAAAAAATACCTTGAGGACCATTCGGAGGATGATGAAAAAACCCCCAAGAAAAAAACAGATATTTCATGGGGTGGTTTTAACCTAAAAAAATACCTTGAGGACCATTCGGAGGATGATGGGGATCTAAAGGAAGATGAAAAAACCCCCACCATAACCGGAACTCTAAAGAAAAAACTTAAAGACCTTTTAATTAACCTTAAAGGAGAAGATAAAGGTAACATTAAACTATATTTATCTGCAGTTTATGCTGACATTAAGAGAGGAGATACTGATCAATATGAAGATATGTCTTTGGAGGATATGGTTGAAGATTTTGAGAATTACATACAGGAAAAAACAGATTAGGTACATTGAAGACAAACGCCCAAACAGCAACATGGAAGATAACATAAAGGAAAACTGGAAAAAGTTCCTAAATGAAGAAATGACTAAAGCCCAAGAATTGGGTATAACTGAATTTCCTTATATAGAAAAGGATTCTAGAGGTAATAAAATCTATTATGAAGATTCAAATAAGTCTTGGTACAAACAAGAATTTGACTTGAATAATAATATAACCTATTATGAAAGTTCAAATAAGTATTGGACCAAAAGTGAATATGACTCGAATAATAATGTAACCTCTTATAAAGATTCAGATGGGTATTGGTACAAACAAGAATTTGACTCGAAGGGTAATCAAACCTATTATGAAAATTCAAGTGGATTGATTATAGACGATCGCCCAAACAACAACATGGAAGATAATATAAAAGAAAATTGGAAAAAGTTCCTAAATGAAGAAATGACTAAAGCTCAAGAATTGGGTATAACAAAATTCCCCTATATAGAAAAAGATTCTAGAGGTAATAAAATCTATTTTGAAAATTCAGATAAGTATTGGTACAAACAAGAATTTGACTTGAATAATAATATAACCTATTATGAAAGTTCAAATAAGTATTGGACCAAAAGTGAATATGACTCGAATAATAATGTAACCTCTTATAAAGATTCAGATGGGTATTGGTACAAACAAGAATTTGACTCGAATGGTAATCAAACCTATTATGAAAATTCAAATAATTTTTGGTACAAACAAGAATTTGACTCGAATGACAATGAAACCTATTATGAAGATTCAGATGGAAGAATTGACGACAACAGACCAAACAATAAAAATGGAAGATAACATAAAGGAAAATTGGAAAAAGTTCCTAAATGAAGATCACCAAAACCTAACCTTTCATGAATTGGTTGGTAAAGGTTAGAGAAAAATATGCTAGGGTTTCATTAAAATAAAACTTAATACGAAACACAAACGTAACATTGCATGTTAAGAAAAATTATAATTAAAAATTAAATATGAAAGAAGGAAAACGGAGTATAATAAACACCAAATGGTTAGAGATTAAAAACCTATTTGATTCCAAAACCAACAGGTCTAAAGAATATGGTTCAAATTTCCCTATAGAGGGTGAATTACATAAACTATGTGATGAGTTTATAGATCTTTTAGCCCAAATAACTATGAAATTTGGATATAAATGTGAAGTAGAAGGTATTACTATGGATCTTTGGAAAGACAGAGTATGGGTAGTATATGAAAATGCAGGTTTACTCCAGCCTATAGCTTGGAAGTTAGAAAAAGATGAAAAGTCTTTTGAAGACCTCCTTAAAGAAGACCAAGAATGGGTTTTAGAAGAAGATTATGAAGAATTCGAAGATATGGATTCAATAGAAGTTAATATAGATCCTCTCGAATTATAAGTAATGTCCAAGATTAAAGTAGAAGATTATTTATCTGAGGAAGGCTGTCCCCATTGTTTAAAGATAGAAGGATATTATATAGAGCCTGATGGAATAATGAGATGTCATAATTGCGATGAGGATCTTCATGATATACCATTCCAACCTAAGAAAGAAAAAAAGAAAATAAATAAAAAAAAACCTAAAAATGAAGACTGGGAATAAAATAAAAAATCAGAACTAAATAAATTAATAAATTAAGAATAGCTGATCCAGGAGATGGTTCATTTATGGGGGTATAGGTTATGACTCCCCTGAAGGATTCATGAGTTTTAAAGAACCCTATAAACATCTAGATGAAAAAAAGAAAAAAAATAAGTTTGGCGACTTAAACTTCTTTATATATTTATAACAAATAAGAAACAATGAAATTAAATTTAAGACATAATTATACCTGGCCACAGCTACTCCCTAGTGAGATAGATACGGTGGCCTTTAAAGGGGAAAAATATGAGCTTGAATAAGTAGATTTCAAATAATATTGAAAAATAATTTAAGCTCAACCTCAAAGTTGAGCTTTCTTTATTTAAAAATATGTTTGGCCTCCCAAAAGAGGGATGTTATATTTAGATATAAGAGAAATTAGGGACTGTGGTGTAACAGGTGGCACTGGGGATTGAAGATCCTCGGGTAAGGGTTCGAATCCCTTCGGTCCCGCAATATAAAATACGTTGATGGTGTAATGGCAAGCATTTCAATCTCCAGAATTGAAGATCTAGATTCGAATTCTAGTCAACGTGCAATTAAAAATAAGTTTGGCTCCGGTAAAAAAGGATGTTATATTTATATAGTTAAGAGGAGCGGGGTTAACAGCCGCGAAAATTAACAAGTCTGAATGATTAGGACTTATTAAATTAATCATAAGTTGTTTGACGTATTGTACTTAATAGGGTCTGTAGCTCAGAGGCAGAGCAGTTAGCTGTTAACTAACAGGCCGGGATTTCGAAATTCTCCAGGCCCTCAATTAAAAATAAGTTTATAAAAAGGAAAACATACAGTACGTTTCGTACAAATGGTTTGTAATTCCATCCTATTTTATTAATTTAAAAATGCTGTTGTCGTCTAATGGCTTAGGACGCTATCCTTTCAAGATAGAAGATGCCGGTTCGAGTCCGGTCGACAGTACTTCCAATGTATTATTCTATGTTCGAATTGTAATAGAAAATTACATTAAGATCACATTTAAGGTTATGAATCAAATTCTCGAGATATGATTTTGAAGCAAAGAAGTAATTAACCTTTAAAATAACGGATTCGTGGTGTAATGGCTTGCATATCACACTGTCACTGTGAAGGTCGGGGTTCGAGTCCCCCGGGTCCGACAATCTTTTACTTAATTATCATAGTAATGTAAAAATTCATTAGGTATTGATAGATACCGTGAATGAGCCTCTACCTGATTAAAGGTAGTAAATGGAGTAGGAAATCAATGAAGCTCTATTAATTATTGCACTCGAAGTTCAAGTGGAAGTAGCTACCGGCTTTTAACCGGCAGGTTGAGGGTTCGATCCCCTCGGGGTGCACTGGGGGCTGTTAAGACCATTCACAGACCAATATAGAATATAGAATGGACAATTTGGGTTTGAGCACAGGGTGCGGGCGAGTCTGTAAAACTCTACCAAGTAAGGTTCGATTCCTTCAGGCCCACCAAAAAATGAGGACATCAAATAGAAAGATGTATTATTGGAAAAAACATATGACTAACTTGTCACGGATCATAGAACGGTCCAATAAGTGTTAGTTAGAACTCAAACCCTCTCACCACATTATAAGCCCCTTAGTTCTGACTGGGTAGGAGGTTGTTTTACATACAACATTAGGTAGGTTCAATTCCTACAGGGGGTACTAACAAGGTCAGTTGTCCGACTGGTAAGGTAGGTGGTTGCAACCCATCTTATATGGGTTCAATTCCTATACTGACCTCAATTAATAACGGGTAGACACGATGGGTCTGGCTCCGCCTTGGAAGCGGTTGCATAGTAGGTTCGAATCCTACCTACCCGACATAATATCGAAGGAATAAAAACAAAAAGGTTGGACAAAGAAGTTTTGTCTGTAAACTAAACTTGAATGTTATACTTATCCTCGACGATACTTTTAATCTATAGTAGAACAAATCATCCCTTATTATTGATAAGGTTTTGAAGGCCATGGTTCATTTTAGACTCAATTGGAGGGAAAATGAAGAGGATTCGGGTAACCAGTCCAACTAGATTAAATTTTTACATGGAGTTATAGTTGTAAGAGGTATGCATAGAAGATTGTGAATCTTCAGGAACGAGTTCGAATCTCGTATAACTCCCTTAATGCCCATATGGACAAATTGGTAAAGTCCATTGCCTTAGAAGCAATAATCGTTGGTGCGGGTTCGAGTCCTGTTATGGGTACAACGGGTCTTATGGACAAATTGGTAAAGTCCACTATTTCAAAAGTAGTAATCGCAGGTAGGGGTTCGAATCCTCTTAAGACCACAATATAAAACTAGATGACGAATAAGGTATCGATCATGAATGGGGTTCATGGTGTAGTCAGTTCGATTCTGACCATTTAGACTATTAAATTGAGGGTGCCGTTCAAGGGAGAACAACTAGTCTTGAAAACTAGGGTATCGTGTAATATCGGTAGGGGCTCGGTTCCTCCACCCTCATCATGGCTTTAGAAGTTAACGCGAAAGACTTCCGAAATGGTGCAAGGCCATTTTATAAGCACTTATAGTTTAGTAGGTAAAATTCCTCACTTGTAATGAGAGGTCATCGGTTCGAAGCCGGTTAAGTGCTCTATTTTCACCATAATTTGGCTATCCAAAATATGGATGTTATATTTAATTAAATAAAGATGCTTGGATGGTGGAATTGGTAGTCACGCTGGGTTTAAGCTCCAGTGATCAGTAACGATCGTGAGGGTTCGAGTCCCTCTCCGAGTACAAAAATAAATGCATTGTTTTATGTTCTAATTGTCATAGGAAACATCATTACAATGAAAATACAAGCGAGTAACGCATAAGAGGTGGTGCACTTGGCTTCCAACCAGGAATAGAGTAGGTTCAATCCCGTCTACTCGCTCAAATTAATATAATGTCCTCTAGGCAAACAGGAAAAGCCGCTACATTTTGAATGTAGAGTTTCCAGGTTCGATCCCTGGGGGGACAGCAAAACTAAAATGCCCTTATAGTGTAACGGATTAGCACAAGACTTTTCTAAAGTTTTAGTATAGGTTCGAGTCCTGTTAGGGGTACAAAATTTAAATATATGGAGAAAGTATTAGCTTTGTGCAGTATTGTAGTTGTAGTATTATATATACTATTTAATTTAATAAAATATGAATACCTCCAATATAAAAACAGAACAATTGTTAATAAAAATAGCAAAGGAATGGATAAGTTTAATTACAATGAAAAAATAAATCCTCTAGCTCAAAGTTTATGTGAGGAGGATATAGGTAACAGTCAAGCCAATTTTGGGCAAATGAAAGAGGTAATAAAAAGGCTAGCACAATTAGTTGCTAAAGATGAAACAGTTTTAGATACAATTAAAGAATATTCTAAAACTTTTAAATAAAACAAAAAAGGGAATGTAATCGAGGTAGTCTTCGAAACTACTAATCGTAATTGGAGTTGAAAATGTGGGTTCGAATCCCACCATCCCCTCAACAAAAGGGGCCATAGTTTAAGTGGTTAAAATTGATGATTTGCAATCATCGGATCCGATATCGTGTGTCGGTGGCTCCACAACATAAATAGTCTAGTATCGAACCAAGCTTATATCTTGGATATCCGTAGCGGTACATTGAAAACGTGGGTTCGAATCCCATCTAGACTACTAGCGGGAATGAAGGCTGTTGGTATGCCTCCTTAGTCTCATAAGCTAAGAACCAAAAGGTGCGCTGGGTTCAATTCCCTCTCCCGCTACTGATTTTAAATTGTTAATCGTTGGGGCTATAAAAGACTTAAGTCTTAACCCAAGCTAAACAGCCGATGTTAGAAAGAGAAAACTAATAACAGTTTAATATTATATAAATTAAATGTAAAAAATTGTTGGTTAATAGATAAAGAAATGTTATAACATTTTGAATGCATCCACCCAGAGCTTTTAGTATACATGAGAAGTATTGGAATAAAGAAAAATTCATCACATTTAATAATATGGCTTTCATTTTAGTAATAATGGAAGAGGTACAAAGGTTAAGGAGTCACATACCGAGAAACCCTAAAATTCTAAAGTTGGACCACCCGTATCTTCTGGGAAGGGTTGCTGCTCATAACGGTGGCTAGACTGATTCGATTTCAGTATACGGGCTAAAATAAACGGCAGGTACCAGCCCATCCTGATAAGATGGAGAACTGTAATTGGTATGTTGAAAATGTGGGTTCAAATCCCTCTCTGCCGACTAATAAAAAAGGAAGATAATCCCAAATGGTGATGGGGTTTGTTTGCTAAACAACACGCTCCCCATAAGGAGTAAGGTTCGATACCTTTGTCTTCCTCCAATTAAGTCTCCTAAACATTTATTGGATGATGTCCAACTCGGTAAGTTGGAGAATCCAGTTCGATTCTGGGGGGAGGCTCATTAAAATTAAGTACAATATTGACACTTTTCTATATATTTATAACAAAATGTATAAATGGAAATTGAAAAGAAGATTTTAAAAGAACCCATTCAAAATGTTAAAAACTTCAAAATAACCGATAAATGGCAAATCTTTAATTCAAAAGGTTCAAAATTAAAGGGAATTTTTGATATTGGAGGTAAGATAGCAACTCTAGCTATCTACAAAGGTGTGGATGGAGAACTTTTTGACTGGCATTATCATGATTTCTCTGAAAGCGTGACCGCCGTAGGAAATGTCGTGTATTTTCTAGGTGAAGTGCAAGAATTAGAGGATGGACGTTTTCAAGTAATTACAACCAAAAAGATTTTATTGAAAGCAGGTGATTGTTTAAAAATACCTAAAGGAGTTATCCATAAAGCCTTATTCTTGGATAACGAAGGGATTGTTTTAGTATGGTGTCCCGCTTTAGGTCAGGATGGATGGTCAGCAGAATATAAAGAAAGAGAGGACATAACCCCCGAACAAAGAATTGATATCATATATGATAATCTGGAGATAATGGCTTATGATTTTGCTTTAAAAGAGCAACTATTAACGGATCTCTTCTTCTCACCGTATAGGCTAAATTGTATCCTAACATTTGATGGATTTTTTAAATACTATTCCCCTTTATGGTTGGAAATGACCAAACTCGACGCGGCAACCTTTGATTCTACTCCTTTCATGGATATGATTGCCGACAGAGAAAAAACCTTTATACTCAAATTTTGGGAATCTGATTCTTCCAAAGACAATGTTATAACAAAATATAAAATATTTAACGAAGATAAAAAACACACTGGAGATTATTTCTATGTAGATTGGGAGAGATCAAGTACTAGTATAGGTGGGGAGTATTGGATATGTAATAATACACCTTCAACAGAAGAGAAATACAAAGAATTTAAAGCAAAATATAAAAATCTGATATGAATGAAGATTTCAACGACCAAAGTACCAACGGTACTAGAGATTTGGTCATTAAAGTATTGACTCACCTTAGGTTTGTTGATAAAGACCTTATGAGCTTAAAAGAAGACATCAAACATAAAGCTAGCAAAGAAAAATTAGATAAGTTAATTGAGGAATCTAATGCTTTTAGGGATATGGTAAAACATTTTATGGATGAACAAGCTACAACAATTAAGGTTAAGTCTGAGATTCAAGTTATAGAGAAAGGGAAAAAAGAAGATGAAAAGGAAAGATGGAGTATGAAGCTATCCAAATTCGAAATAATAGCGGTTATCCTAACCATTATAATTTCTCTAGGATGGGTGTGGGAGAAAATAATATTCCCTCTACTTAAATTTATCTATCCTCCAATAGTATGATGAAAAGTTTATTTCTATTTCTATTTGTTTTCATTTCTGTTTCTCTTAAAACCCAAATAATATCCTTCACCCCTTCTACCCATGAAGCTGATATTAAAATCTTTTTCACTAATGAGAAATATAAAGCAAACATAATAGTTAAATCTACTAACAATTCAATTAAAGCAAGATTCTACCCAGGATTTTGGTATTGGGATAGAGAAAACGTTTATAGTAGGAAAACCAAAGCTTATCTCTGTGATATTCAATTAGAAGCCGATTTCATAATATATTTTACAGAATATGAAGGTGAAATTAAAACTACCCAACAATATTTAAACAAATTGAAATAATTTTCCCACCTACCTTCGATTTAAACCATTACCCCACCATCAACGTATAGGGTATTAAAAATCTATAAGTAGTGGTTATAACCTTATAATCTTACGTTAAAAGGCCACATATTTACCATATATTTAAAAACGGATTTGGCTCCCCCAAAATTTGATGTTATATTTAGATATAATTAACAGACATGAGAAATAAAGACTATAATTTAGAGGATCTTTTCAGGATGATGGATAGGAATATTAAGATATTAAATTCCCTTAAATTGATTATAGACAATCGCCCTAAATCAACCCCAGAGTACACAATCCTCCCTAAGAAAACAGAAAGCCCTAAAGTAGAAATTTCTCCTGAGATAATCTATGAGGTTAAGTCATACATTAGGAATTTCAAAAATTAAGGAAATGATAAGGAAAAAAAATAAAGCAAAAGGTAAGAGAATTATTGACTTGACAGGACCCGAAGGGAATGCTTTCGTTTTGATGGGGATTGCTAAAGAATATGCAAGACAGATGAGGATAGATGGGAATGATGTTGTGAGAGAGATGATGAAAGGTGACTATGAAGAACTCATAAAGGTTTTCGATGAATACTTCGGTGATTTTGTAATTTTAGAAAGATAATTGAACTACAATCAACTCATATGTTAGAATATACAATAGAAGAGTTAACCCAAATGTTAGGTAAAGAATTTAAAATCAAGAAATGATGACAATCGCAGAACAGTTAAATATAACAGAGTTTCCTTTTATCATAAAGGACGGTAAGGGTAATAAAATCTATTGGGAAAATTCAAAGAAATTTTGGTACAAACAAGAATTTGACCCAAAAGGTAATGAAACCTATCATGAAAATTCCGATAAGTTTTGGGAAAAAACAGAATATGACTCGAATGACAATGAAACCTATTATGAAGATTCAAATAAGTTTTGGTACAAAAGAGAATTTGACTCGAATGACAATGAAATATATTTTGAAGATTCAAATGGAACAATTAGAGACGACCGCCCCAAATCAATTCCTGAATACACGATGGAGGAGTTAACCCAAATGTTAGGTAAAGAATTTAAAGTTAAGAAATGATGACAATAGCAGAGCAACTGAAGATGACCGAATTCCCTTTTAGGATAAAGGATTCAAGAGGCAACCAAACATATTATGAAAATTCAAATAAATATTGGGAGAAAAGAGAATTTAACTCAAGAGGTAGTGTAACCTATTATGAAGATCCAAATAATTTTTGGTCCAAAAGAGAATATGACTCGAATAATAATTTAACCTATTATGAAAATTCCGAGAAATTTTGGTACAAACAAGAATTTGACTTGAATAATAGGGTAACATTTTATGAAGATTCAGATGAATGTTGGTATAAAAAAGAATTTGACTTGAATAGTAATGTGATATATTATGAAACTTCAAATGGTTGTTGGTATAAAAAAGAATTTGACTTGAATAGTAAGGAAATATATTTTGAAAATTCAGATAAATTGATTATAGACAATCGCCCTAAATCAACCCCAGAGTACACAATGGAAGAACTAACCCAAATGTTAGGTAAAGAATTTAAAATCAAGAAATGATGACAATCGCAGAACAGTTAAATATAACAGAGTTTCCTTTTATCATAAAGGACGGTAAGGGTAATAAAATCTATTGGGAAAATTCAAAGAAATTTTGGTACAAACAAGAATTTGACTTGAAAGGTAATAAAATCTATTTTGAAGATTCAAATAAGTCTTGGTACAAACAAGAATATGACTCGAATAATAATCAAATCTATTATGAAAATTCAAATAATTTTTGGGTCAAAAGAGAATTTGACTTGAAGAACAATGAAGAAATCTACTTTGAAACTTCAAATAAATATTGGGAGAAAAGAGAATTTAACTCAAGAGGTAGTGTAACCTATTATGAAGATTCAAAGGGGGAAATTAGAGACAACCGCCCCAAATCCATTCCAGAGTACACAATGGAAGAGTTGACCAAGATAGTAGGTAAAGAATTTAAAATTAAGAAACAATGACAATTTCAGAACAGTTAAAAGTAACAGAATTCCCTTTTAGGATAAAGGATTCAAGAAGTAATGAAATCTATTTTGAAAATTCAAATAAGTATTGGATCAAAAACGAATTTGATTCAAGGGATAATTTAACCTATTCTGAAGATTCAAAGAAATTTTGGTACAAACAAAAATTTGACTTGAATAATTGTGAAATCCATTATGAAGATTCAAATAAGTATTGGGTCAAAAGAGAATTTGACTCAAGAGGTAATATGACCTATTTTGAAAATTCATATGGAATAATTGAAGACAACCGTCCCAAATCAATTCCTGAATACACCATGGAAGAACTGACCAAGATGTTAGGTAAAGAATTTAAAATCAAGAAATGATGACAATTGCACAACAGTTAAAAATAACTGAATTTCCTTTTGAAATACGGAATTCAAAGGGTAATAAAATTTATTCTGAAGATTCAGATAAATATTGGTACAAACAAGAATTTGACCCAAAAGGTAATGAAACCTATCATGAAAATTCCGATAAGTTTTGGGAAAAAACAGAATATGACTCGAATAATAATGTAACTTATTATGAAAATTCAAATGGAGAAATTAGAGACAACCGTCCCAAATCCGTTCCAGAATATACAATGGGGGAACTGGCTCAAATGTTAGGTAAACAATTTAAAATCAAGGAATGATGACAATAACGGGGCAACGGAAAATAACAGAGTTTCCCTATACCTAAAAAGATTCAGGTAACTATGAAAAATAAATTATATGTAAGTCACTCCCCCCCACAATGTAAAATAGTAGATGGAAGTTTTAAAATCATAAAAGAACATAATGAAAAAGGTTTTTAAAAACGAGAGAGCCCCCAATGTCCCTATTGATGTGATTTCCTATACTAAGAAGATGATCTCCCAAAATCCCTATGTAACGGTCCATGTCGGAACCGATTCTCAAAACCATAGAAGACATACCTTCTTTGTTGTTTGTGTATGTTATAGATATGGGAATAGAGGAGTTCATGTAATTTATCACAAGATCAAAGAAAAGAAGATTAAGGATAAGTATACACGTTTATGGAAGGAAACTGAATTAACTATGGAGGTAGCAATGCATATCTCAAATAACAATTTGAAAGTTGATTGGGTAGATTTTGATTTAAATGATGATGATGCTTACTTTTCAAATAAACTGGTATCTTCGTCTTTGGGATGGGCTAGAGGTTATGGTTATAAATGTAATGTAAAACCAGAAACTTTAGTTGCATGCCGAGCTGCAGATCACCTTTGTAGATAAAAATTTAATTTAAAACAAAAACAAATATTATTGTTAGAAGGCAATTGGGTCAATAGTCTGATATTTGTTGGTGTTATATTGGGGGCCTATACCTAATTTAGGAGCATTCTCCTTAATAGGGTTTGACCAGGTTCTTCACTATTTTCAATTAATCCTAAAGTATTTAGTATTATTCCCATTATAACCTAGGTTTGGCCCCCCAAGGAAAGGATGTTATATTTAGGTATAAGAAAGAACGGATGGAATCTGTAAAACGTAAACGAGGAAGACCAAGGAAAAATCCAATAACCGTTGGACCGAAGGTAAAAAAGAAGAGAGGTAGGCCTAAGAAAAAAAGCCATCTAAAACAAGGAGATACTGTAATGTGTTTAGACCATCCAGGAACATGGAATCTGGTTTATTACCTTGATGGGGATTCAACTTGTGCCATTTCCAACGGTAAAGAAAGACGAATAGTATGCTCTGATAGAGTAAACCCAATTAATGTAGAATTTTAAATTATGAACAAAAACAGCCCTCAACAGAATCTCACCCAACTTAAAGAATGGATGAGATTTATGAAAATTAACCCCAACAAAAAACCAAAACAAAAACCCAACTTGAACTTTAACTTTGATTATAAAGAATCATGATAGAAAATCAAACACTTCCTCAAGAATAGTATGTCTTGTTTGGCTTCCCTAAAAATCGATGTTATTTTTAGACATAAATGAGAAAAAATATGAGTGAAATAGAAAAAGTTCAAGGGTTGATGGAGGTGTATTCTTCTTTAATTCGGTACACTATGAAAGAACAGAACCTCATTCTTAAAGGTCTCCATGTCAAACTCCTAATAGAGAGAGAAGAAAAGTTGAAAGATCTAAGATCCCAAGTATTATATGTTGAGGAATCAATAAAAGGGAGTGAACAATAATAAATTTTAATAAAATGAAAAAATTAAAAGTAGTAAAAATAGAGAATAACGAACTAGTTTTTAATGACGGAACTCAACTATTATCAAGTCACGACCCAAGACTGTTGTGAAAGCCATTATTTGAACTTTGCCGAGTTGTGAGTAGTTAAAAAGCAGTTAAAATATAAAGATGAACGTGTAGGACACAGGGAAGCACGTATAACGGTGTTAGGTTGGATAAACATACGTAAACCGAAAGGAGCGATGCCAATACTATGTTGTACCAGTTAATTTAGGTGTGACTGCTAGGAGAGACTAGCTTTTTTATTACTTACAACGTATAGGTATATGGTTTGTGCCGTTTAAATAGCACAAAATTTTAAATTAACAACATAAGTAATAATTAAAATATTTTATAAAATGGAAAACACAAAACAAAAAATTGAAAGAGCATCTGAATATTATGCACATAATTATTTTGATATGCACGAAACAAATAGTTACAAGGAATTGAAAAAAGGTTTTGAAGCTGGAGTAGAGTGGGCTAAAAAAAATATTATAAGTAAAGAAGTAGAAAGTGATAATGAAGTACGGAGTTAAGCATTAACTATACCCTTGTTAATAGTTTTAATGTAACGAGTTGTATGAATACAGACAATAGTATAAGTAATGCGATATTTTATAAATATGACAGAAACAAAGGGATACATCCAACGTCTCGTGACACCTAATCGCAAATAGAATAAGAAAGGTGTGATCTGTTTGGCCTCCCCAAAGACGGATGTTATATTTAGGTATTAATGAGAAACATGAAATGAAACCCTCAGAAAAAATACTAAAAAAAGCAGTCACACAAGTTAACAGTGTTTTTACAAAAGAGATAATGGTATTTGCATTTACTCCTACCAATAAAAATCAATTCGGGATTAGCGTTATAAATGTTAGGGGCGGAAGACAAATATTGATTGATTATTACTTTACAACCAAAACGGGAAAATTCGTAAAAAGTGTAACCTTAGAGGATGAAAAACGTGATTAAAAATAACTGATAGGTATATGGATAAGTACAATAAAAAAGCGGTGTTTAGTAACTTAAAAAAATATGACTTTATTGCTAATGAAGATGACTTTATAGAAGTTACTGAATGGAAAAACGGTGACGGGTTTGATGTTGATATAGTTGGTAAATTAAGCACAAGATTTCAATTAACTTGGGGAGAATTCACCGCTTTGGAGAAGTTGGTTAAAGAACTAGAAAGTTAATACTATTTTTAATTTACAGAAATAATACACGAATATGATTACCAACAGAAAAAGAAGTGAAGGAAGGGAAATTGACTATTTAGTTTTTACAATTTTCAGGTTTAAAATTTGGATAACTAAATCAAAGTATTTTAGTAAATACCCAAGAATCGTTATTTGGAAATTGTCAAAAGACCCAAATGCAGGTGCCTTAAAAACATGGTCGGTTAAGTTCGGCTAAATGTCTTCTAACTCCTCTATATACCCAGCTTCCGCGGCTCTCATCCTTTATATCTATGGAGGAGTAACAAGAGATTGGCTCAAATTAGTTGGTTTTGAATTGAAGAAACAACGATTTCCGTTGTTTTTGTTTGGCCTTCCCAAAGATGGATGTTATATTTAGGTATAAGGGGTTCGGGTAATTGAAATGAACCATATTAATATTAAACAACATCATCATGACAATCGCAGAGCAACTAAAAGTAACTGAATTTCCTTTTGAAATATGGGATTCTAGAGGTAATAAAATCTATGTTGAGTTTGTCAATAAGTTTTGGGTCAAAAGAGAATTTAACTCAAGAGGTAGTGTAACCTATTATGAAGATTCAAAGGGGTATTGGTTAAAAAGAGAATATGACTCGAATAATAATGAAATCTATTCTGAAAATTCAAATAATTTTTGGCAGAAAAGCGAATATGACTCAAGGGGTAATATGGCCTATTTTGAAAATTCAGAAGGATTGATTGTAGACAATCGCCCCAAATCAATTCCAGAGTACACGATGGAAGAACTGATCAAGATAGTAGGTAAGGAATTTAAAGTTAAGAAATGATGACAATTGCACAACAATTAAAAATAACTGAATTTCCTTTTGAAATACGGAATTCAAAGGGTAATAAAATTTATTCTGAAGATTCAGATAAATATTGGTACAAACAAGAATTTGACCCAAAAGGTAATGAAACCTATCATGAAAATTCCGATAAGTTTTGGGAAAAAACAGAATATGACTCGAATAATAATGTAACCTATTCTGAAGATTCAGATAAGTTTTGGTACAAAAGAGAATTTGACTCGAATGACAATGAAATATATTTTGAAGATTCAAATGGAACAATTAGAGACGACCGCCCCAAATCAATTCCAGAATATGCAATGGAAGAACTGACCAAGATGTTAGGTAAAGAATTTAAAATCAAGAAATGATGACAATCGCAGAACAGTTAAAAATAACTGAGTTTCCTTTTATCATAAAGGACGGTAAGGGTAATAAAATCTATGTTGAAGATTCAAATAAGTCTTGGTACAAACAAGAATTTGACTTGAATAATAATATAACCTATTTTGAAAGTTCAAATAAGTATTGGATCAAAAGAGAATATGACTTGAATAATAATAAAATCTATTTTGAAGATTCAAATAATTTTTGGGTCAAAAGAGAATTTAACTCAAGAGGTCGTGTAACCTATTATGAAGATTCAAAGGGGGAAATTAGAGACAACCGCCCCAAATCCGTTCCAGAGTACACAATGGAAGAACTAACCAAGATGTTAGGTAAGGAATTTAAAATTAAGAAATGATGACAATAGCAGAGCAAATTAAGGTAACAGAATTTCCTTTTAGGATAAAGGATTCTAAGGGTAATCTAATCTATTTTGAAACTTCATATAAGTATTGGATAAAAAGAGAATATGACTCGAATAATAATGTAATCTATTATGAAGATTCAGATAAGTATCGGCGTAAAAGCGAATTTGACTTGAATAAGTGGGAAATCTATTATGAAAATTCAGAAGGATTGATTGTAGACAATCGCCCCAAATCAATTCCAGAGTATACAATGGAAGAACTGACTAAAATGTTAGGTAAAGAATTTAAAATTAAGAAATGATGAAAGTTTGGCATATAAGTGATACGCATACATACCACAGTTTACTAACAATTCCAGAGGGGATAGACATGGTAATCTTCAGTGGTGACTGCGCTAATCTTAGAGACCCATATACCAACGAACATGAAGTTAGGAATTTTATGGATTGGTTTAGTCATCTACCTATCAAGTACAAAGTATTTGTTGCGGGTAACCATGACACATCAATTGGGGCAGGTCTTGTAACTAAGGCTGATTTTGATAATAATGGAATTTATTACTTAGAGAATGACCATGTAACTATTGAAGGCGTTAAGATATTTGGGTCGCCTTACTCACCAACCTTCGGGGATGGGTGGGCATTCAACAAAGATAGGAACAAGTTGGAAAGGATGTGGTGTAACATAATAGATGATGATAGTGACATTGTAATAGTACATGGCCCTCCTAGAGGGATGTTAGACCTATCCTACGATAGAAGTAGGAATATGGAAAATTGCGGAGATAAGTCGCTAATGAATAGGGTTGTTGGGGTTAATCCAAAACTAATGTTATTCGGACATATCCATAATATGGATGACATCATTAATGCAGGAACACGAACAGTTCCATTCTTAGACACAATATTCTCAAATGGTTCTGTTGTAACGGACGGTAAGTTTGGTAAGCTAAGTAACAATGGGAATATACTTGAAGTAATTAACTTATAAATAATTAAGATGAAAACAATAGCAGAGCAACTGAAAATAACAGAATTTCCTTTTAGGATAGGGGATTCTAGAGGTAATGTAATCTATCGTGAAGATTCAAATAAGTTTTGGATGAAAAGAGAATATGACGAATTGAATAACGATAATGTAATCTATTTTGAAAATTCAGATGGATTGATTATAGACACACGTTCCAAATCAATTCCAGAGTATACAATGGAGGAACTGACCAAGATAGTAGGTAAAGAATTTAAAATCAAGAAGTCATGAAAGCAATTAAGATAATTTTAGCTTGGATAGTTTTAGCTGGGCTACTTGTAGCCTTAGTGTTATACATACTAGGGTCATTCACGGTTAACTTATTTGACATAAGTAATTGGGATGAATTGGGTAGGTTCTTGGCAGGTTTTTTGTGGTTAATTTTCTCATGTGTTCTTACTTTCATTATCGCAACAACAAGATGACATTGAACCATACGATAAATGAATCTAAATACAATGGAAGAGTTAACTCAAATGATAGGTAAGGAATTCAAAATCAAGAAATGATGAAAAAAGGAAAATGCCCAAAAGATAATAGAGAAAACAGACCTGTATTTATCATAACAAACAATAAAAGAACATTAGCTATAGCTGATGGTAAAGGGCACGCTTATAAAATGTATGGTGATGAATATATGCAATTAAATAGCAAATTGTTTACCCGAAAACAAATATAACCCAAATGATTATGAATTTGACAGAGGGTTGAGTGGTTTTGATTTTTAATTTAAAAATAAACAATATGAAAGCCAGATTATTAAAAACATTAAGGGGTAAATTTATTGTAGAATATTTCCCAAGTACTAAAAGATACAAGGTGAGTGGTTCAAAAACTTCTTACCATAGTAAAGAAAAAGATGCTATTGCTCAAAAAGAATATGACATGATTAAATATGCCAGGGAACACTATCAACTATATTCCAAACGGATTAGAATATAGTTAACTTTAAAAAAACTACATATAGAATCTAAGAGATGGACATATTAAAGAAATTACTTTCAAGAATACCACTGGCAACCAAGATAAAGAACGCTCTTGAGATGCATGACTATGATAACTGGAAGGAGGGAATATACTACGGAGACGCAGGTAAATACACGTCTGTAATGATTGGCGTATCTGGTAGGTTTCCCCTCTACTCGTCGAAGAAACAACCTAAGACAGTTGTTATGTTTGGCCTCCCCAAAGAGGGATGTTATATTTAGGTATAAGGGGTTCAGGTAAACAATTAGACTCGATTTAATTAAATAATTATGACACAAGAAGAACTACAAGAGTACAATAAAATGTGTGCTGAAATTATTGGGTATGAAATACAAAAAGACCCAACAGAAAGATTTTTGGTAGATATAAAACTCCGATTACAAAAGTTTGGGTTAAAGAGAATGGACTGGATTCTGATTGGAATTTGATAATGAAAGTTGTTGAAAAAATACAAACTTTAGACAGGTTAGGAGGGATTGTTAAAATACAACAAGGAAGATGTACGATAACTTCAAATATGGCAGGGGACAGTAATGTCTAGGCAGATGTAAGCCATTATTACTTAAAAGGTATGAAAGGGCAAAAAGAAGCAGTAGTACAAGCAATTAACCAGTTCTTAATTTGGTACAATGAAAACAATAAATAATAACATAGAAGAACAGAGAGTTGGTTTTGATAATGCAAAATTACTTGAAGAAAAAGGATTTAAGTGTAAAGTTGAATACTATTTTGTAAATAGAGACCAACATGGTGTCCAAAATAAAAATAAAAGAGAAGTTAAATATACTGATGCCTTAACGCGCGGTGTTAAAAGACCAACTCAACAATTAGTCATTGAGTGGATTAGAATTAATTTTGGTATTCATATAATTTTGGATTTCACATTTTATGATGGTTTTCATTATGGTTGTAAAATAATGTCACCTAATGGAAATGTAGAAGAAGTTTGGTCAGAAGGTGTTGACAATGATGTTGATGGTTCAGACACACCAGAAGAAGCTAAAGAAGCTGCAATCAGTTATGTTTTAACAACTTTAATATGAAAAACGAAAACCCCACTTTTGGCAATACCTTGTTATGTGCCTTTTTTCATCACATTAGAACGATTGAAGAATGTAAATTTATTGACAAGGTTGATGGTAGAGAAGTAGGTCAATTTGAATGTGTCAAGTGTAAAACAAAATTTATGGCTAACAATAAAAGAAGTTGGTTTCGTGTCTATAATTAAATGGCACCTAAGACAGTTGTTATGTTTGGCCTCCCCTAACAACAACACCCGACGCGATTGTAACACCTTTTGCAAAAGTAAAATTACGGATATGATAAAAAGAATATTAGATTGGATTAGACCTAAAAGCCCTTGTTGTAAAAAACCAATGACAAGTATATCAGAAATGGAATTAGATAAACTCCTTTATGAATGCCTTAAATGTGGTAAGGAGTGGATTTAGTAATTTTAATACGAATTTAAAAGACCCCAAACAACTAGAAGAAGCTATAAAAAGCGATATAAAATGGAGACATTTAAAAATGGTTTCTCAATCTCTTAAAAAGCCATTAGTTAATTATTATAGAAAAATTAAAAAAAGGTGATAAAGTATTATTTGATGGTCAAATTTTAACATTAAGTGACTTTGATACTTGGGGGGTATATGGACATTTGTGGAAAAATCTTATCCACCTGTTAAATACCAAAAATTTGATAAGCCTGCAAAAATATGAGGTTAGTGCTAATTAATGCTAACGGTTAGTATAAAAAATCGTTTTAATGTTTTTATGCCGTATGTTGAATTATTAATCAAACCCCAAACCGAAACACTAACAACTATACCCCCCCCAATAAAATCCAATAACATAGAATGGAAATACAGAATAGAAAAACATAAAGGGAAATTATCCAATCACCCACTGTAATTGATATAAGATATACGATGCCCCCCCTCCCTGAATATTAATGGAGTAAATATCCCGGACGATCACCCTCATGAGGGCAGGATCCAATATAATATATATAATATCAATGGAACATAATATATTATTCTCAATCGTATTAGAACAATTGTTTATTTGAGATAAAACAACTAGGGACAGTTGTTTATTTTGGTAAAAACAACTAGGGACAGTTGTTTATTTTGGTAATATGGATAGCAGGGGTGATAGTATGGAAAACCGGAGGGGGGGAAAAGAAAAGGTAATTATGGTATATGGACTGTGGAGGGGACGATGTGGGAGTGGGATGTCGCGGTTACCACACTACCTCATCGCGGGGCGCCAAATTATATGACTCCCAAGAGTAAATACATATAATGCAATAATTTCGCGTGAAAAGGCGATGGATTGTGTTGGCTAACCATCCAGATATTCCCATAAAATAAATAATTGGAGAAAACAACTAGAAACAGTTGTTCCTTTGAGAGAAACAACTAGAAACAGTTGTTCCTTTGAGAGAAACAACTAGAAACAGTTGTTCCTTTGAGAGAAACAACTAGAAACAGTTGTTCCTTTGAGAGAAA